CAGGGTACTCAATGGTGGGTGGGGGGAACACTAATAGTGCTGGTGTAGGGCGCTCAATGGTGGGTGGGGGGGCCGCTAATAGTGCTGGTGGATTCAGCTCAACAGTGGGTGGAGGATTCCTTAATAGTGCTGGTGGAGAGTACTCAATGGTGGGTGGGGGGAGCACTAATAGTGCTGGTGGAGATTACTCAGCGGTGGGTGGAGGATTAAACAATATCGCAGCTTCTGATCTTTCAACTATTCCGGGAGGCAAAGACGCCGTTACAAACTATACCAACGGAATAACTCATGCTGCTGGTGAAATAGAAAATCCTGGAGATGCTCAAACCACAACACTAGTATTACGCAGAAGAATTCCATCGACCAATATTTTAGGTCAATATGCGCTTGCTCAATCATTAGCGGATAATAGCGAGACATACGGAATAACAGTTCCTGCTAATTATATGGTTGGTGTGGATGCTACTCTGGTACTTCATACCAATACAACAACATTATCGTGGAAAATTAATTTCTCTTTTATCTCCAAGTCTAATCCTATAAATTCCTATTTTATTGTTCCAAATGTAAGCGGATCTGTTGATAGCATTCTTGCTGGTTCTTCTGCTATTGTTCCTATTGGTACCACCAGCACAACGCTATCGCCTGAAATTACCAGAACAAACAATACCTTAAATTTTCTTGTAAAAAATGTTATTAATAAAACCACTCAATATGTGGCCAGAATAGAATTGACAGAATCACTGTTATTTGAAGAGGATGATGAAGGATACTACTATTACTACTATGGTTCTTCGTCTAATGATTCTCTATCTAGTAGTTCTCCATTCCTACTTACATTATCCCAGTCGGGCACTGGCGCGGGTAGTTGGTCAGGAGTCTGGTATTTTACCCACGGCACACTCTCGTCAAAGTTTACGCGCACGGTGGTCGGAAATGTATCTGCTCCAGGCTGGGTGTTGGATCCAATATTTACGGCCACGGCGGCTGGCACAGTTTACATCACATTCACGTCGCAATCCCAAAGTGGAGATTGGAATCCAGATCTTGAAATCAAGAAAAACAATGTCGTGGTGCAAAATGTTTCTATTTTCAGCAACAGCGTCACGCCAATAGCCGTAGTCGCAGGAGACACCATTCGGTTGTCGCCGCAGTTTGGTTCGGGTGATGGTCATCAACTGAATAATGTGTCGGTGTGGGCAGAATAATTATTTTTAGGATATAAAAAAGATGAACAATAAACCAAAAAACATATATGGCTTTTGGCATATCTCTGTTATGGGCAACAAATGGCAGGAGATCGTCCAAGACCAGTACCAGACACTCTGTGACAGTGGACTCTTGACCGCCAGCAAAAAAGTCTATGTCTGTGTTGTTGGAGGCAACGGTACTGAGGATTTTTCGCATCTCAAGAATGTTACAATTCTAAGCAGGAATCCCAACTTAAAAGTAAGCGAGCTGTTTACTTTACGTTTTCTTAAGAAGTTCTGCAAGCATGCTAATTTAAGAACCATTATGGGTGCGTCAAGTTTGTTTTTTCATCCTGAACTACTGTCGTTCGCAGACTCTGACGATGATTCTTATGTGTGGTATATACATACAAAAGGGGCGAGTCATGCTGGAAGTTCAAAATACCCCAATGTCTGGGATTGGAGGAAGTACATGGAATATTTTATTGTCGAGAGATGGAAAGACTGTGTAAAAGCGCTTGACGAAGGTTTCGACGTTTGTGGTGTGGAGTGGTCGTGGCACGATCTTGAGGGGAATGTCGTGAACGAGAACCCCAGTCCTCACCGCATGGGAACTGTGCCCAATGCTCATTTCTGTGGCAACTTCTGGTGGAGCACCAGCCATCACATCAATCGTTTGGACGATGATCTTGTGGCGCACGGAAACCGATATAACGCCGAGACATTCATAGGTGGAGGCTCAATCAGACACGGCCCGTATGGACACCTGCACATTGGCCACTACCAGCCGCCTGTCCAAAACAAACTCCCTGAATCCGGGATCAGAGTTAAAAACTTTCATTATTTTTTTAACGAAACCCCTTACCAACTCTACACAAAACCTCATCCTCGTAGTTACTACACCAGCGACCCACCTTTAAAATGAGTTTATATATGGACACCCCAAGCCTATCGAGCCTATGCCTTCTACACAATACGGACAAAGTATCCTTGCACTCATACGTGGACATTGTTTACACGCCTTTGTTTGAGCCCCGCCGTCATACACTCAAAAAACTGCTTGAAATAGGAATATGGCATGGCGCGAGTTTACGCGCGTGGCACGACTACTTCCCTTCCGCGACCATCGTCGGTATAGACCGAGGGACTAGTCCTTTGTTTCAGAATGAGAGTCGCGTAGTAACATGTTGTGGAAACGCTTACTCTGCCGAGATGCTGGCGGCACTGCCAAATGATTTTGATATCATTATCGAGGATGGCTCGCACGAGCTGAAAGACTTGCTGTTTGTGGCAAAACACTATGTATCAAAACTTGCTCCGGGAGGGCTGCTGATTCTGGAGGACATTGCGGAAGCCGCATGGGCAACCACGCTGCGAGAGAGCCTTGATCCGCAGTACACGGCAGAGGTGTACGATCTCCGCGAACAAAAGGGGAGATATGATGATATTTTAATGATTATTCGACAACATGGTGTCGCTTGACAGCGAAAGATTGATATAGTTCTATCAGAAATTCTAATATTTAAATATGGTGTATTTATACTTAAAATAAAGGAGAAATTGTTATGAGCATATTAGACAATAATAGTCCTATTGAACAAATTTCACAAGCTCAATTAGCAGCAGATATGCTAATTGACCAAGCTAAAATTATATATCAACAAATTACTCGTGGTTTTAATAGTGGATCTAAAATATTTTGGAATAATGATCATGGTATTAGTCCACAAGATATTGCTGATAAATTAGGAAATAATGCTAAAGAAGTATTTGAACTTCATTATAAATTAGGTCAATTTATTGGAAGTATTAATCCAGAAGCTATAGCCGAAGGAGTTGCTGTTGTTGGTAATTTTACTATGAATGAAGATGGTACGGTAACCATTACAACACCAGAGCCAATTCAAGAAGAAGAAATAAACAATACGTCCGAAATTGAATAGTTTGGTTGGCCTTAATTATTTTGGGTGTATTATAACTAATATCTAGTCTTTTGCTATAGAAATAAAATATTATGAGCTATATTAAAATTAGCCAATTACCCACAGCCACAGGAATCACTAATGATGATTATCTAGTTATTGTTGATGACCCCAGTGGTAGTCCTATAACTAGAAAGGTGTTATTTGGAGATCTGGCAGATACAGTATTGGACGATTTAAGTACTACTCTTATAGGCGGGTCTGGCATTTTTATAACTCATAACGTAGCATCTGATACTTTTACTATTGATGCCTACATAGATGGTGGTAATATATAATTAATTTTATTATTTAGAAAGTTTATAATGAGCTACTGGCAAATAGAAGTTCCAATTATAGTGCGTAATCTTATTAATGACTTAGACGCTACTCCAACATATAGCGATGATCGAATTATACAACTAGCTACAGTAGCAGCAAGATATGTAATTGGTGAGGCTAATTTTACTACAGAATATACAATAGATATTATTAATCAAACTATTAGTCCTGACCCTAGCGACCCAGCAAGCAGAGATGTTGATTTTGTTGGATTATTAGCATTAAAATCTGCATGCATACTAGATCAAAGTACTTTTAGAACTAAAGCAGCGCTTGAAGGCATTAGAACAGCATTAGGGTCGGCTAATTTAGCTGTACAAGGTAATCTTGCTGGATATAAAACCATTCTAGATCAAGGGCCATGCGCGCTATACGAACAATTAACATTAGATCATAACATTGGTAATGCCACAGCTGTTAGTGCTGTTCTTAGTCCGTTTGTTGGTAATAATTTTGATCCACGATATTTATTACGAGGTTCTTTTAGAAGCACAAACAGTAATGACTTTTACTCTTAAGGATTTTTATGGTAAATTTTACTGGATTAAAAACTATATATAATAATCAAATGGATATGTTGCTTGCCAACACTGGGTTGAGCACAGAAGTGACATTCACATTCGGAGTTAGTAAAAAACAACTTTGTCCAAATTGTATTTTTGATCCTAATCTAAAAAAATCATCTAATAAATATAAAGCTGGTGGTCCCACAGCTTTTGATCTTGGCAAAATATGTCCATATTGCAATGGTATTGGTTACTATGGAGAAACCAACACAGAGACAGGATATCTTGCTATAATCTGGGACTATAAAAAATGGATAAATCCTCCAACAAATATTGCGATATCAGATGGTATGATACAAACTATTTGTGATAAAACATACCTCCCATCTATAAGACAATGTAAAGATATTATAGTTTTATATCCTAGTAGTAGTAATAAAAAACATAAATTTCAGCTATATGGGGAGCCAACTCCTGCTGGTCTTGGGGATAACAACTATCTAATAACTATATGGAAAAAGGTTAATTAAGATGAGATTTAGTATTAAATTATTAGACAGCACTAAAGATATTGAACAAAAAATATTGAGAGCTATGCTGCCAGAAGTTGTGGCGACTATGAATTCTGGTATGTCTAAACTTAAAAATAATCTACCAAATATTATTAGACAAGCCATTATTAACACACCAGAATACGAATCTTTAGCATTAGGAAAATTAAGATATGAATTTGGTATAGATAATATTGATAATAAACTAGCTAGTTTAGTTAGTGTATGGAGCACAAACATCAAGTATATCTATAGCTCTCCAACGATTGTAGCAAATAGAATAAAAGGATCTTTTTCTGCTAATATGATTAGAGCAGATTTCTCAGATGTTTTATACACAGATTTTGCTGCTGTGGTAGATACTGTTAGGGGATATACTTTGCCTTGGTTAGAGTGGTTATTGTTAGAGGGTAATAAAACTATCATTAAAAATTATGAAGTTATTTTAGGTCCAAATAGGGCGTCTAGAACTGGTTATGCTCTTATGAAACAATCTAGTAGATCGTGGAAAGTGCCATCAGAATTCTCAGGTACTGCTAATGATAATTGGATAACCAGAGCAATAGACAGAGCAGAGCCTAATATACAACAATTGCTAGACGAGGCATTCTCATGAGCATATGTAATATCAATACAACATTTAAAAATATAAATAATATTGGCGAAGATTTATTACTTAATATACTAGAGTCTAATTTTAAAACATATTTAGACTGGGCCTTTCTAGATATAGGCGGCTGGTTTGATGTTGCTGTAAGTGGTAGCGGAATATATGGCACCAACCAACACGCTAAATTATTACTTGTGGATGACCCAGCGTATAATGAAGGAGAGGTTTGGCAAGGCATACGCAAAGACTGGGTTTGGGAAACTGGCGTGGCTTTTGGCAGTGGTTCTCCGATAAATGTTAGTGGTGTTTATATAGATAATGTATTTAATCCATATGCTAGTGGTGATTTTACAATTGATTATCCACTAGGGCGTATAATTTTTGATACGGCTGTTGATATCGATAGCAAAGTTGAACTAAACTATAGCTATAGATTTGTTCAAACATATAGAGCTAGTGATAGTCCGTGGTTCAATGTTCTACAATTTGCTAGCTATGAAACGAATAACCCCGATATAGTACGCACAGAAGATGGAGATTGGAGCATTGGTGGACAACACAGAATACAAATGCCAGCTATCGTTATAGAATCTTTAGCGAAAGCCAGATCAAGACCATATGAAATTGGCAACAATAATCTCATTATTGAACAAGATATTGCGTTCCATATTTTGGCCGAAAATAAAAATGATAGAAATAAATTATTAGATATTTTAAGATTACAACAAGATAGCGTTATTGTATTATATGATACTAATACCATAGCTCAAAATGACCTATATCCACTCGATTATAATGGTAATCGTAAAAATAATGCAATCATGTATCCTAATATGGTCAGCCAGTATGGATGGCGAAAGTGTTGGATAAAAAATGTCAATATTTTTGAAATAGAGTCAATTCATCCACTATTACATATGGCTATGGTAAGAGCAACCGTCGAGGTAATTTCAGAATAATTTCAAAAGTTATGTGTATAATTAATATAGTCATTGCCTATCGTTTTATAAATGGAGATTTATTATGCCCAATAATCGTATTTATTACGCAATTCAACAAGTCACACTAGGAACTGGCAACGTTCCCGTACACGGTCTACAAAGTGTTGGCTTAACAACAAATTTCAATTTAGAACAAGTTTTCGAACTAGGTCAACTATCTATTTATCAGAATGTGGAAAACATTCCAGAAATTGAAGTTACTTTAAATAAAGTACTAGATGGTTATCCACTAGTTTATGTTTTAGCCACAGAAGCTGGAACTGCTATTAATACTTCTCTTAAAGCAACCAGTCCAGATCTTGCTGGTCGCCAAAACGCTCGCGCCGATATGAATCTATCAATATTTCCTGACACCTTAACCAGTGCAACTGGTACAAGTTTTGCAAGAGTTAGTTGCCCAGGTATGTATGTTAGTAGTGTAAGTTATACATTCCCAGTAGATGGTAATTTTACTGAAGATGTAACGCTGGTGGGCAATGACAAAATTTGGAGTACCAATGTTACTGGCCAATTTGGTAATGACGATGAGCCAGTTGCTAATGAAGGTGTGAATCGTAGACAGCATCTACAAATGTCTGCTTGCAGATTTCCCTCACAAATTCCTGGTATTAACGCTAGTGGATTTAATACACAAATTGGTGGTGGTAGTGGTCATAATGTTCACTTTCAAAATATTACTGTTAGTACCGATCTTGGTCGTGAAAGCATTTTTGAACTAGGTACAATGGTTCCATATCATCGCTATGTCACCTTCCCAGTAGAAGTAACAAGTGAATTTGAAGTTATTGCTACTAGTGGTGATGGTATCAATGCTACAGAAAGCGGATACTATACTGGAGACTATAGTTTTGGTGGCACAGCAACTGTGGCTGGCACAGGCACCACTAACTGCGATGCTAGATTTAATCTATTAGACCAAAAGATTTATCTAGAAACTTGCGAAGGCACTAAGATTTATCTTGGCACCAAGAATAAACTATCCTCAGTAAATTATACTGGTGGTGATACTGGTGGCGGTAATGTAACAATCAGCTATAGTTATAGCAATTTTAACGACTTTGTTGTTGCTCACTCTGGCGGATTACTACCAGCCCCAACGCCCACAGGTAATTTCTGGGCCGGTCTATCCAACAGCGGATACATTGCTCCATAAGCTAATAGTTAAATAAGTTAAGATACTGGATAATTGCAAGGACTATGGATAATAGATTACTATCTTTATATCTTTCCAGAATTTTATCTGGTGAGTTTATATTTGTGTTTGATAATATTAAATATAAATTAATATATCCCAATACTAATTTAAAATATCAAGCAGAAATTTATGCTCAAGAGCTATATGATAATAATAAATATTATGAGTGGTTAGATGATAACGATATTCTTTATTGGTTAGTAGATGTGGGATTATGGCCATCTAATGGAGACAATATTTTATCTCAATTAGAAAAACAAATAGAAGACTCTAAGGTCGATCTATATAATAATTATTTAAATCCAAATAAATTAAAGAATATACGTAAATCATTAAACGTTGCTAAGAATCGATACAATAAGCTATATAGCATTAGACACTCTTTGGACCATGTATCTTTACAAGGATATTGTAATATTTTAAAAAATGAATTTATAATTTTAAATAGTCTATATAAATATGACTATCCTTTATATGATGATATTGAAAATTTAGATTATAATTTTATTTCCAATATATCTAATTTTATCAACGATAATATTATAGATATTTCTACGTTTAGAATTTTAGCGAAAAATGAATTGTGGAGAAGTTACTGGAGCGCCAATAAAGATTTAGTATTTGATAAGGCCACAACCAATTGGACAGACGAACAAAAAACTTTGGTGGTTATTAGTAAAATGTATGATAGCGCCTATGAGCATCCAGAATGTCCGCCAGATAATGTAATTGAGGACGATGATATGTTTGATGGTTGGATGATAATACAAAAAAGAGAAAATGAAAAAAATAGAAAAAATAATCGCAATAATAAAATGTTAGAAGATAAAAAAATAGGTAATGCTAAAGAGGTATTTTTAGTTGCAAATAGTAAAGAAGAAGCACAAAATATTTATGATTTGAATGATGTTCAATCTAGACATATTATTAAAGAAAGGAATCAAGCAATATTTAGTTCTGATAAATCTGTTTCTGATACTCAATTACCAGATGTTCAGAGAGACCTAATAATGCAGAACAATCAAAAATTTATACAGAGTAGGAAAAAATAATGGATCATATTCAAAAAAATATCTTAACAAAAAGATTTCAAACCACAATGATTGGTTCTCTATTTGAATTTGAACAGAGTTTTGGCTATTTGTGGGGATTAGACAAGGATGACTCAGAACTTACAGAACAACAACGAAAATTTAGAGAATTATGGGAGGATACAAGGAATGAAATTTTAAATAATGGAAATAATCAACTTAGAAAATGTTTATCTGATCTAGAAAAAACACAAACGAATAATATAAAATATAGTTATAATTTTAAGAAAGGAAATAGATAGTATGAAAACAAGAACTTTTACCCTAAAAATAGATAATCAAGATGTAGAATTTTTAGTGAGGTCACCATCTTTACAAGATCAAAGAGAAGCAACGAAGGTTTACAACCAAGCATTTACAGAAGCCTTAAAATCTAAAGCTATTGTAAGAGCTAAATTAGACGATCTATTGGTTGATCAAGGTTTATGGGATAGTACAAAACAGACCAAATTTACAGAACTTCAATCAAAAATTTTAGAAGGCGAAAAAAAATTGGCTAAGGGTGGTATAACACTATTCAAAGCTAAAGAAGAAGCCCTTAAAATGAGAAGCAGTCGCGAAGAGCTTAGAGAGCTAATTTCTGTCAAAACCAATTTGGATACTCATACAGCAGAAGGTCAAGCCGACAATGCTAGATTTAATTACTTAGTTTCTGTATGCACGGTGTATAAGCATAATACACAGCCCTATTTTAATAGTTATGAAGACTACAATAATAGGTCAACAGACAGCGTAGCAGTTCTTGGTGCTCAAAATTTAGCCGGTATGTTATATGGATTAGATAATGATTATGAAGAAAAACTACCTGAAAATAAATTTTTAAGACAATATAAATTTGTTGATGATAAACTTAGACTAATTAATAAAGATAGTAAATTAATAGACTCCGATGGTAGACTAATAGACGAAAATGGAAGATTTATTAATGAAAATGGTGAATTTGTTGACAAAAATGGAAACTTAGTTGATAAAGAAGGGGATTACATTGTTGAATTTAAGCCATTTCTGGATGATGATGGGAATCCAGTAGTAATATCAACAGAAAATACGCAAAAGGATAATACTACTAATGAGCCTAAAGAAAACGAAGAAAAGTCTTCTGATCAACAATCAGAATAATATATTAACTCATAAAACCACAGTCCCCGTATCATATAGCTCTATGGTATGGGGATTGTTTTATTTATAGGAAAAATTAATGGCTAATAAATTTAATCTAACAGCAGAACTAAATCTTCGTGGCCCAGCAAATATCAAAACTGTTGTTGCTGGAATCAGAAGAGAATTAGGCACGGTCACAGCTGATGTAAAGCTTAAAATAGACCCTGCTGCTAGTCGTAATATTAGTACTATTACTAGCAAATTAACAGCAATGAATAATGTCTTAGCTTCCGCTAAGAATAATACAGATAGTCTAAACATTGCTCTTAAAAATCTTAGTAGTTCTATTCAGTCTGTTAATGCCGTTAATACTAAAACGATATCCAGCACCTCCAAAGTATCTTCAACTATACAAGCAACAGCTCAAGCAGCCCAAATTGCTTCCTCTAAATTTGAGGAATTTGGGAAACAATCCGCACTAGCGATTAAGAGATTTGCTGCATTTAGTGTTGTTACCACAGGTGTTTACGCATTAATTGGCGCGATTAATGATGGCTTAAAATCTTTTATACTATTTGATAAACAATTAGTTAGACTACAACAAATCACCGGTCAAACAAAAACACAACTAGGATCTCTGGAACAAACAATTACTCAATTAGCTACTAATTTTGGTGTTAGTAGTGAAAGTTTAATTGGCATAGCAGATACTTTAGCTCAGGCCGGTTTAAGTGCTGAAGAAACTAGAGTAGCACTAAAAGCACTAGCTATGACGGAGCTTGCGCCATCTTTCGATGATATTACTAGAACCACAGAAGGTGCAATTGCAGCTATGAGACAGTTTGGATTAGCTGCCACGGACCTTGAAGATGTATTAGGTTCTATCAATGCTGTAGCAGCTAGATTTGCAGTAGAATCTGGAGATATTATCGCCGCCATACAAAGAACCGGTGGTGTGTTTGCTAGTGCCAGTAAAGGCGTTTCCCAAGGTAAAGATGCCTTAAATGAATTTATTGCTGTATTTACTAGTGTTCGCGCAACTACTCGAGAAAGTGCTGAAACTATTGCTACTGGCTTGAGAACTATTTTTACTCGTATTCAAAGAGCAGGTACAATTAAACAATTGAGGGAATTTGGAGTAGAATTACAAGATCTAGAAAATAAATTTGTTGGCCCCTTTGAAGCAGTGCGTAGACTTAGCGAAGCGCTCAATCAGTTGGACCCAAGAGATGTTAGATTTTCTACAATTATAGAAGAACTTGGTGGATTTAGACAGGTAGGCAAGGTTATTCCGTTAATCCAACAGTTCGCTACTGCACAAGAAGCCCTTAAAGTTGCACAAACTGGCCAGTCGAGTTTGTCAGGTGCTCAGGTCAAGTCTCAACAAGCTTTGGGTGTACAAATAGCAAAAGTAAGAGAAGAATTTTTAGCTCTAGTTAGAGATATCGGTAAAAGCTCTAGCTTTCAAGCTTTGGCCCAAATAATTCTTGGATTAGCCAGTACATTTATTAAATTAGTTGGTGCCTTCAAACCTATATTACCAATTTTAGCGGTTATTGGGGCTATTAAAGGCGCTGGTGCTATAACAAAATTCGCTGGTGGATTTCTTGGCGCATTTGGCCAAGGTGGTGGAGCAAAATCTGTCGGCTCTAATGTTGGAGAAAAACTTACTGGAGCAGCAGAAAAAGAAAAAGCTCAAGTTACCGCTAGAGCCGCAGATGCAACCAGATCCAATACAGATGCTTTACATGGTCTTACATCAGCAATTAAGAGTTTAGAATCTGCCGTACGCAGTAAATCAACGACAGGACTCAGATCTGGTGGCAAGGTATTGGGATTTAATAAAGGAGGCATTGTTCCTGGAAATGGTGGCGGAGACAAGGTGCCCGCATTTTTAGAGGGTGGAGAAGTAGTTATCAATAGAAAAGCCGCACAAAGATATGGAGCAGACAGATTATTAAAGCTAAATAATTATAAGGGTGGTTCATCCAGAGGTGTCAAAAACAAAACTGGAAGACGTAGTAGATTTAAACCTTTATCGGAGAAAGAAATATCTCGGCTCTCAACAAGAGAACTAATGGATTATGTTAATAGTAGAGAGCTAGAAGACTATATCTACAGTAGTGGCGCAGGAATGTCTATAGGCATGGAATTTGTGACAGTTCCTAAAGATAAAATAATACCAGAAATTGAAAAAGATTTAGTGGTTGGGCCGAATGGAGATAAAGGTTTTTGGAGAGAAAAAATAGCTACCTTCGGTAGGGAAACACAGGCATCTACAAAAAAAACAGAATCACAAAAACGACGAGAAGCTTTTTTTGATAAGTCTAGAGAATTGCTTATGGCAACTTCTCAGGGACTTTTAGATCCTCGTAGTGCATTATCTAAAGAAAGAAAAGAAGCATTTAAATCAATTGGCCCAAGCGTTGTGGGAGATTACGAAAAATCTCTATTTGCTACGCCAAGAATTAAATCCGAAAATTTTTCATCAGCAGATGCTAGTAGTGTTAAGTCTAAATTCATAGCTTGGGGAAAAAATCCAGCTTCTGGAATTTTTTCTAGTGTGATTGCCGGTTTTGAAGAACAAATTCGAAATCAACTTGATGAGCCAAACAAGAGTCGTTTCGATACTTTAATATCTTCTGGATCTCTGGATGCATACAAAGCTGCTGGTGGTAAAGATGGTCATATTCCACCACTTAAAAAAGCTATTTATGGAATAGTAGGACTTACCGAAAAAAAAATAGGCGGTTTGATTAGACAATACGGAAATGGGTCAGAGGGTGGTGTTGAAGCAATGGCCACTCAAAAAATATTAGATAAATTATTTTCTGGTTTTGTAGTATCTGGCGGCAGAGGTATAAGATCAATAACAACCACGTCAACTGAGAGTGGACCTAAACATAGTGAAATTAGCGTTAGACAGTTACTTAGTAAAAAAACTAATTTAGCTAAATTAGCAACAAGTTCTGGACATTCTCTAAAAAGTTTAGAAGACGCTAGACAAGAACTGACAAAACAAAAAACGTCAGAATCTGAACAAGCTCAATTATCTAAACTTGAATCAGACGCTGAAAAGGAAACAGCTTTGAAAGCTGGAAAGGTTCTCAAATTTGGATTAGCTGGTTTGCGTTTCGGCACAACTGCTGGAATAGGTAGCGATCCAATAGCTTTATCTGAAACTGTTATGCAGAAGGGCGCGGAGGTAAAAAGAAAATTTTCTGGAGATATGCCTGGTTCTTTTACTGGATACGAAGCTATAAGACCAATTAAACAGGGTCCTCTAGTACAAATAATACCTGGGGCATTAAGTAAACAATTTAATAAAATTTGGGCTAAAAAAATAGAGGACACTTTATATTCTGATTTTAGTAAATCTGTTGTAAAAACAGCTCAAGAATTCGGTAATCAAATTGATGCGACAATAACCAATGATCAATCTGAAATTAGACAAAGAATAGATAATGCCGGATTTTCTAATGTAATAGGTGCCGCTCTTGAAAGTTCTATAGGACTCCTTGGAGCCCCTTATATACAGAAAGAGGAAAAAACCAAATCTATTGACTTCCCAACAGGCTTAGGTTCGTCTGCTAAATTATTTGGTATACCATCTAATATACCAACAGATATTACTAGAACTATTGGCGACCCTGGAAAAAGCGTGCCAGACTATATTGATCAAATACAGAGATTTTTAGAAAAAACTCCAAATGGACAAAAATATCTTAGCGAATTCTTACAAAGAAAAGCAAAAGGTGGTAGTGTCGCGATTAAAAAATTTGCTTTTGGAGGTCGTTCAGATGGTCCAGATTTTGACGAGATACGTCAACAAATAATAGATAAGTATCCAGATATACAATTTAGAATCAGCAAACGAAAGAGTGGATTTGGATATAATTTAATGGGTGCCCTTAAATCAAAGGGAGGTTTATTTGGCAATAGTGAGTTAAGTTTTCAACAGCCCGGAAATCTCAAACAATTACAAGAGTATTCAGATAAATTAGCTGCTAAATTAATATCTTCGGAACAATTGGCGGCTGGTGGATTTGCTTCTGGCGGAAGTGTTCCCGCTATGGTTAGTAACGGAGAAGCTTTTGTTCCTCCAAAATTAGCTAAAAAAATTGGATATGCAAAATTAGATAAGATGAATCAGGCTGATCGTAATGGAATGAAAGGTTTTGCTGGTGGTGGGGTTAGCGTATTTAATGGGCCGGGTAGTGGAACTAGTGATAGTATTGGTCCGATTGGATTACCACAAGGTAGTTATGTTATACGAGAAAAAGCCACCAAGGCTTTGGGACTAAACAAGGGTGGTAGTGTTGGTGTACAGCGTTTTGAAAACGGTGGTAGATTAAACAAAGCAGAACGCAAAAGAATTAAAGAACAATATTTAGCAGAGCAACGAGGCGGCATAACTAGAGAAGAAGCACGAACAGTTGGTATGCCACGCCCAGATTATGGGGCTGGTGCTAGTCGTAGAAAGGACGTTACTGCTACTCCTCAGGGATTACAAAATATTAAAAATATTGAAGGTGAAGTTTTAAATAATTATGGTAAATTATATGCCGAAGAGAAAAAAAGGATAGATCAATTATATGATAATTTAGAAAACAAAGCACGAGAGGAATTTTTTGAAGGTACCATAGACGCAGACGAGCTGACAGACAGGATGATGACTTTATATGAAGCTAAAATATTATCCAAAAGCCAGACTAAGGCTAAATTAACAGCACAAGTTAAACCAGCACAATTAAAAGCTGTAGAAGATTATACCGCTGGCAAACAAACGAAACAAATAACTACTAGAAAAACGCAAGATAATAAAATATTCGAGCAGGGAATTGAGTCTAAAATGGCCTCCGTGGCCGAAGAGGTAAAATCTAAATATCAAGACTTACTAAATCAAGAAGTTCAATCATTAAAAGCTTTCTATAAAGAGAGGGCTGCGAAAGTAAAAGCAGAGGGTGGTGATGTTGCTGCTGTAGTAGCAGAATATAAATCAGCCTTAAACGACGCTAAACAGTCTATGGAAAGTGGGATGAGAGCTGAGACAAAGCAACAACAAGCAGCCGTTCCAGATAAAATTGTTGAATCTAAAAAACAAGAAGTACAAGCTTTACGAAGTGCGGCCGATCCGTTTTATGAAGCTAAAAAAGCTGCTGATGAATATGCGGTTACGGTAGGCGATGCCGCAGAAACCTCTAAACAAATGGCAGAAGAACAAAAAGCCTATATAGAATTTTTAGCTAGACAAAAGGGTCTTAGTTCTAAAGGTTTAAAACTACAACTCGCTAAAGATTTAGGTAAAGAATCTTATGAAATTAAACAAAAATCAAGATTTGGACAAGAAGAAATTAAAGCGATGGCTGCTGGGAGTTCTAGAACCTTACAAGGAAAAGACGTTAAAGCACTATTAGAGCCTGGTGTAGACACTCAAGAATCTCGTCAAGTTCAAGATATAGTCAATAGTTTTGAAGCTAAAATTAAAGAGATCAATCCTACAATAGGAGGAGACAAAGCTAGAGACGCTGCTATTGCATTGGCCACAGGGTTAGCGGCTGGCGATCAGTCAGTTAAACAAATTATTCAATCACACGAAGGACTTCACAAAGCAATTGGCACCCAAATAAGCGATACCGATGCGGCTAACGAAGCTCTACGTAGAACTGCTGCTGCTGCCGGTATGAGTGAAGAAGCCTTGAGATCACTGGTTTCTAAAACTGATATTGATCGTCAAGAATTTGCACAATCTCCAGAAGGTAAGAGATATGGAGTTATTGCAGAAATGATGCCCGATTTTACTAAACAATTCTCTGAGAGCGGTTTGGGTAAAGGTCTTGGTAAAGTAGATGATTTTTTTAGTGGTAAGGGAGGCAGATTAAGTAAACTTGCTGGTAAAGCTGGTGGTTTTACCGGATTGGCCACAGCAGCCACAGCAGCTATTCCATTTGCAGCAGAAAGCTTACTAACAAAAGAACAAAAGAAAGACCCAAATATAGCAGGAGGTATTTCTGCGGCAACTGGAGCCCTTTCTATGGGTGCGGCTGCATATGAAATGACCGGGGGTGGAGTTACCGGCTTAATAGCTGCGGCTGGAGCAGCTTTGCTCGGAGGCATTAAGGGTTGGTTTGAGGGCAAAAATCAAGCAGTATTTCAAAATGCTATAGATAGTTTAGCAAAAACAACAAATGGCTTAGAGCATGCCTTCCAAGAATTAGAAAAAGAAGCTACTCCTAAAAATATTAAACAATTTAATAAAGCTGCTGGCGACGCCTTTATGGCTCAGCAAGAAATAGGAAACATAGCTTTTTCTGAACAGAGAAATATGGTTGGTTCGGCTACTAGCGGAGAATCATTAGGAGGAGCTGCCATAGGCGCGGCAATTGGCACAGCAATAGCACCAGGAATTGGAACGGCCATAGGAGCTGGTTTGGGTTATCTAGCTGGCGCTTTTAAAGACTATTATAGTAAATTTGATCCCACACAAATTGCAGAAGCAGGAGCAGCATATACTAATGCAAATGTTTCTTTTTATGAGGCGCAAGGACGTGCTGCTGAGATTAAAACAGAAAAACTTCCGATAGAACAAGTTGATTCTATGATGGAAGCACTCAATAACGGAGTTAGAACAGCTAATCCAATAATACAATCTTATGCTGCTAGTTTAAGAAGCACAGGGGAATTTACCGAAGATCAGATAGCTACAATGTCTGATGAACAGTCTGCAATTGCAGCTTTCTTACAACTTAAAAAGGCGCAGCTTGGTAGTGAAGAAGCAGCTGTTGAAGAATTAAAGAAAAATAAAAATAAAGCAATTGAAGTTGGTAGAGAATTGGTAGACGCACAAGGAAAAAGAATAGTTAAGGAAGATCAATTAAAAAACGCTATAAAAGAGGTGACAGTAGCCACAGCAAGTACGCTAGATATCTATCGTAGACTTGGAGCAAATATTCGTAGATACGAAGCTGAAATGGGAGATATAACGAATAACATTAAAGGATATATTGGTGATCTTACCGGCAGTAGTAGCGCTGTACAAGATGTAGATAGGGGTGATACAGAAAGGGTACTCGGGAATATCTCAGCATATAGTGCAGAACAGGTTAAGGCGGCCGCTGCTGGCGTATCTGGTATGTTGGGAAATACTCCAGAATCCAAAGAATTAGCCGACACGGCATCAGCCTCTAAAATACTTCAAGATCAATTACCTGCGCTTCTTAGGTCCAACGAAGGAAACAGAGGTGCTGCTGTTGATCAACTAGAAAATCTATTAAAAGCTCAAGGTCTAGACAGTGGCGCAATTGATGCCGTGCTTAATGATATAAGAAAAACGGTTGCAGAAGGTGAAGAAAAAGGTACAGGAACTTTAATAGACGAAATAGATAGCGGTATTCTGTCCAAATTTTCTCAGACTGCCGAAGAAGGATCCAAAAAACTTCAAGAATTAACAGCTACCTATAATAATACTATTCAGGAATTTATTAATTTACAAAATCAACAAAGTCAAGCTATTTCAAAAGCTAACGAGTATTATAGACAAGCGGCTCAAATAAGACTAAACGCAGAGCTAGATCTTGCAAAAGCTCTTGGTAGAAATCTAAGTCTTGACGAACTCAACAAGCCCTTTGAAACTGAAATTAGTAGTTTAACACAAGGTCTTTCAAATATAGGCGTTCTTGATGCTGGTCAAGCTATGGATCCAGCCGCCATTGCTGCTGGAATACAAGCTGCTGGTGCTAGAAATGTAGAGCTAGAGGCATCTAATAAACAACTTAAAGGAGAGTTTGGAGCAGCTACTGATGATAGTCAAAGACAAGCTTTAAATAATGCTCAACTAGATAATATAGAAGCATTAGGACAAAATAAAAGAGCTATTGAGGAAGGTCAGGCAGCATTGCAGAAGTTAGCTACTGATGGGTCTCGTGCCGCTAATGCTTTGGCTAAAATACAAGAGGAACAAAAACGACTAGAAGCCTTTGGATCTTCTTTAGATAATGCATTAACAGCTAGTCCAGGAGAACTAGCAAAAATGAATTATAATACCGATGCTATGAATCGCGTATTAGCTGGAGATACTAAAGGTCTTAAAACTAGTCAAGGTCGCAAAGCAGCTTTTGCCGGTTTACAACAAGACAAAGAACTTATAGGAGAAGCAGAATATAATAAACGACTAGCCGTTTTACGTAGGCAATCATTAATGGAAACACAAGGACAAGTAACACCAGAACAAGAAAAGATGATTCAAAGACTTGAAAAAGGTTTACCAGACGAGGAAGATCCTAATGTTAAAGCATACAGAGAAGCATCAGCAGCACATCAAGAGGCTAATATTAAGCTGGGTGATATGCAGATGGCTGCTGCTGATAAGATTGGTGAGAAAATGGATGAATTGAGAACGTTTTTAGCTGATAAATTTCCCGGCTTGCTTACTCAGGCTGTGTTGGATGCTAAAACGGCTTCAGCTACTGCTGGTGCTGCTGGTCAGACCACCCAGACAGCGCCAGACGTTAAAGCAGAACAAACAAGGCGTGAGGAGGCAGATAAAGAGGCCGCGGCCAGAAAAGATGAAATTCAACGAGCCGAACAAGCAGCTCAGACTAAGTCTGATAAAGCTGCCAGACTCGATAAAGAAATGACAGAAGAAGAAAAGTGGAGATCTAATCCTATAGGACGTGGTATAGCCAATAGAGCCGCAGAAGAAGCTGATGCAGCGAAAGCTAAAGTCGAAAGATTGAAAGCCGCAGATGTAGCGGCACAACAATCTGAAGATCAAAAACGCGAATCTTTTGATACTACTAGAAAACAACAGGAACAACAAGCCAAAGACGCCGCGGCTGCAGCAGATGCTAAAAAAGCAGCTGAAGATAGGGCCAGAACTCAACAAACAATTGATCAATCCAGAGGGGGGCCCAAACAGCCGGTGCTGTCAAACTGGCAGCGTGCCTGGCCGGCCAACCTGGCCTTGCCCATCCCTGCTCCACCAGCTCCTGGTACAACACAAGCATCATATTCTGGAACTAGAGCGGTTACAGCTCTAGCCCCATTAGGCCAAGCTAAAGCTAGTCAACAAGAAATAGCCTCACGACAACAAAGCCTAGATCGTTTATCTGGATCAAAAACTGCCAAAGAAGAGGAAATCGCGAAAAAAGAAAAGGCTCTTAAAGGAGCTCGAATAGCTGCTATTGGAGCCGGAACTTTAGAGACTAGTCCACACGTAGCTAAGGCACAAGAAGCTGTAGATATGGCTAAACAAGACTTAATCAGCATTAATGAGCAAATAGCAGCTGAGAAAAAAAGACTCGCAGCACTAGCAGCACTAGCTCAAATAGAAGCACAAAACCAACCAGGAGCAACGCCAACACCCGCGCAGGCTCCATATACTGCAACAGCAAGGCCACAGTCTGGTGTGGTTAGCACCCCACTACCAACCCCTGTTCCAGTCTCTCAACAATCTGCCACAGCCGTTAACACAAACGACGCAAGACAACGAACAGATAGACCACAAACCGGTGGTCCGTCTGGTGGTGTTGGCTATTCTTTAACGGTTGATGATAAATCAATGGAATTTTTATCTAATTTAACAAAAGTATTTAATACTTTTGGTACATATGTTGATAAATTGGCTGGATTAGACCTTAAACTCGAGTTAACCGGAAATTATACAATAGATGTCAATATCACCGGTGCTGCTGGATTAGCTGCGATAGATAAAAGCATGAGAGAATTAGCTACAGGATTGGTAGAAGCAAAAATTAGCGAACTTAGAGATGAGATTTCTACTGTTACAAGAGGTGCTGTAAAACCCAGCGCCTCTAAAGGAACTACAAAATGACATATAATCCATCTACTAAAATGTATTACTATCAAGTTGGTACTAGTCCTAGCGAAGCTAATAGGGTTGTTCCAGTTCCTCAAATAAGCATAACTCCAGAATACTATTATGCTAATGATATTATTATTGGTTACACATATAATATTCAATTAGCTGGTTATGCTACATCTTTAGATTTAAGAGAAAATCAAGCAGAAGTATTAGGAATAGCAGATACTTTAGAGTCTATACAAACGCTTAAAAATATTTTTAATCGCAACAACGGTACTTTAGAAGTTACTGATTCAGATGGAACTATATTAAAAGCTTTTGGAGGCACTATTCGTGGAATTCAATTTAATGAATCTGCAAATTCATGGATTAATTATTCTGAATATACTATTGATATAGAATTCAACGAAATACAACTTTCAGATTGTTCTGGATTAAAAGATGTAATAGCTAGTGGAGATATAGCTGCTGGTATTACAGATTCACCATTATTAATAGATATGAAACAATATAAGGTAAAATCTTTTAGTGATGGTTGGTCTTTTAGTATAGACGATAATGCTTATAATACTTACAGTCCTTTTTTAAATGAATATATTAATATTGGATATAATATTACTGCAAACGGTAGACATTATTTTGTTAATGACAAACTTATGCCAGCTTGGGAACAGGCTAAAAACTTTTGTCAATACCGACTTAAGGAACAAGTTGATAGATTAATAGATAATGCTCTCCAGAGGACTGGATCAGATGACGGGTGTGAAACACTCGGTAATTTAGCATCAATATTTGGCAACGGACCCCCGGGTTTAATAGATGGATTATCTGACGCTAATTATGGTATATATAATGAAAAAATTACCTGCAATACTTCAGAGGCGGAAGGTTCTTTTGAAGCAAATTATTCTGCTATCTTAAAAAGAACTGAGTCAAGTCAATATTCTCATCCTCATAGCATACATACTTTTAGTGTAACCACGAACATTTCTGATGATGGTAAACAGAAAAATACTGAGGTATCTATTCAGGGCAATATACAAGGCTTAGTCCCAGGAGGATTAATTAAATCAGCTAATGTTATTTCGTTTCCCTCTAATGGATCAATCTTCGTTTCTGATACACCCACTTCTAATAAATATGATAACGCATTAACTGCTTATAATATTATTGGTAATAATCAAAAACTCAATAATAATTTTTTAACATTAGTTGGAGTTACTAATAGTGCCGTTGGCGTTAGTGGCGAATGTGTTGATGAAAGCGGCGTTCCCCCAACTAATACTCTTAATATTGTGCATAATTATATTGAAGGTACTATTAATTATTCATCTAGTTTTGATACAGCAAATGCTTGTAAGGAGTCTGGTTCTAGCTATCAAAGCATCAGTGTTGACGTAGAAGAATCTACACCGGTAATTGCAGAATTTGTTGTGCCGGGACGTTCCGGCGGACCTATTATTCAAAGATTAAACGTAGACAAACCAAAAAGAATAACTATTAATATACAAGGATCCAAACCGCCAGATGAGTGTTGTGCCACAACTGAAGAATTAGTAGATATTAATTGTACGATACCTGCTACTTTTAGTGGTGTTCCAGTTATTAATATCCCCAATTCTATTTTAACACAAAGTCAATATACCAAAAGTACAGATGGGTCTTTTAGTATTATCAAATCGTATGTTTATTGCAACTAGGATTTAAAATGATTAAATTTTATTATGGACCAGAGGCCCAGGTACTTGAAATTTACAGAGTATCCCCTGCTCCCCAAATTAGTATTAGTACTGAATTTAATTATGCTAATGATACAATCATTGGTTATTCTTATGTAATCTCGATCAACGGCGTCGTGGCTACATTAAATGAAACATACATTGAAAGTTTAGAAAATGATGAAGTATACCAAGAAGAGTCGCCTGCTGATGGTCTATTAATTACAGAAAATGAATTAATATTAATAGCTGAAAGTGAGACAATTTTATATGGAGATGATCCAAACTCAATAGACAGATTAAGAAGCATACGAACCATACTTTCTGGTATAGAAAATATTCGTAAATTATTTAGTAGAAATGGTAGCGCTTTAACTATAAGGGATGATCAAAACAACAACTTATTAAGGGCAAAAGGCGGAATATTACAAAGCATAAGCTTCAATAATAGTCAAAATCAGTGGACATCAACATGCCCATATTCTATACAACTACAATTTAATGAACTAGAAATTTTAGATGAATCTATTTTATGTGCTGATAGTTTGATTCATCCTAGTTCTATAACATCAAATTTAGTTGATATTACTAAATACAAAATTAAAAACTTTAGTGATAGCTGGAGTTTTGCTGTTGATGAGCCAATTTATAACCATATAGGCGGAAATGCATTAGATGTAATTAATTCAGAAATTGCTATTTCTTATTCACTATCTGCTACTGGCAAAAACTATTTTATAGAAGATCAGCTGTCTCCTGGTTGGATACAAGCTAAAAATTTTGTGCAAAAACGACTATATGATCAAGTGCGTAATTTGGCTACTGCATTGACTATGTCTAGCGATCATACCTTAGCCACATTACATGCGAACGATGGTGACGGATTAATTTCTGGTATTACCTCATCATATGGAATATATAATGAAACACTTTCTTGTGATACTTCTGAGTCTGAAGGAACTTTTCAGATACAATACAACGCTATTTTAAAACGAAATTATGAAAGCAACTATTGCGCCAGTAATGTTAAACACACTTTTAATAAAAATATAACAACATCTACAGATGGTGCTAAAAATAATATATCTATTAATATAGATGGAGAAGTTGAAGGTCTTTGTGAGGGTGGTTTATTACAAAGCTTTGGAGCTTTTTCTTTTCCTCAATATGGTACAATATTACAAGCTGGCTCTACATCGACCAAATATAATAATGCAAACTCTTTTTTAAGTAAAATTATTAACACTAACTTGGACGATCTAGAAAGTTCTTATAAAACAGACCTAAATATTACTACTGCTTCTTTAGAATTAGGTAGTGCTATTAGTCCTTGCGAAGAAGCTGATCTAGAAATTAAGCCGTCCAGTTTTAGTATTACAAGAAATTTTATGACTGGTTCTATATCATATAGCGCACAGTACTCCTCGGATAGGTCTTGTACAAAAACACAACCTGATGGGGAAACAATTTTTAAAACCAGCATTACTGTTGATGAACCAGTGCCGATTATTTCAGAATTTACTATCCCAAACGGTCAGTATATTATACAAGACATAGGAACTTTTACGGCTAAAAAAATAACAGTTACTTCTGAAGGTAAAAAAAATAGGGGTTGTTGTGATATACAAGAAGGTATGAATGCTTTTTTAGAAGATTTATTAAGCAGTGATATGGAAACATTATTTCCAGCTTTAGAATTTCCAGATGAGTCGTTATTTGTGTTGACAAATAAGAGCTTCTCATATAATATATTAGAAGGATCATATACTGTTAATTTAGCCTATATTTGTACATCAGGATGCTATATATGACAATTTGCACAGGACCAATTTTATCTGAACCTATAAAGTTTTTAGGAGCTAGTGTTATATCTTTTAATAGTAACCTTGGTATAGGTTCCGCCAGCGAAAGTACTCTTACGGTTGATTTGATTGAAGATTGCGAAAATGAAGATATGTTTTTACCCGCAAATAATGCAATAGAAGTTGGTGCACCAGTATATTTTGATACAACTCTTTATGGGGGAGGTTTTTCTTTTGGTGGCGTATTAACTAGCTGGAACCAAACTCAAGGCTCTTCTGGTAAAACATTTAATGTTACAGTTGCAGATCCTAGACAATTATTACAAAATGTTGGTGTTGTTGTAGACTCTTATGTTGGACCACCATCTTATGGCATTAATTATTTTAATGTTTATGCTCACTATGAAAAAGAAGTCTTAGATGGTAATTGTAGTGTTTTTGGAGATTCATTAAGTAATGAAAGAGGTATGCCATATCAGATGGTTATTAATGCTTTACAAGCTATGAATCCAACTATATATTCTCCAACTGGCTATTCATATACTATTGATTGGGGATCCTTTCCTACAGGATTACCAGAACACTATAGGGTAACAGGCCCGCAGACTATATTACAACTATTACAGGACGTGTGCGATGTTTTGGGTTTCGCTTTTTATACAAAATTAATTGTTGGAAATATTATTAGCGTTGGTTTGATTGACTTAAAACAAATTCCTGGCAGTTTTAGTACCATAGTGGATTCGTTTGATGGTATTGCCACAGAATTAAGTTTTGGCGAAGAACTTAGAAACGAAATTACCAAAGCTATATTATTTGGTGAACAACAACACTATCTTTCTTATGTTGATGAATTTAAATTTTATTTTGGAGAAGATGTGCAAGATGATATCTTAGTGCCAATTACACCCACAAAATTTGATAATCAAAATCATACATTTTGGATATCTAAAAAAATTGATCATTTGAATGCTTCCTTATTAAATCCTTTCCCATCTAACGGCCCTTTTGAAATTAGTGAACTAGATATTCGTGCAGCAATGAGCTCGTATGAATTATGGTCCTTTAGAGTCTTTGATCCAGAAACCAAAGGAAGTTTCAACCAAGCTGTTAGAACGCTATACCCCGAAATAGTAGACGAATTAAGACAAAGACTTAATAAGATTGAACCTAAAAGAGCTATGGGCGATGTTATTTTAAATCCTAGAGCAGCTGTTGTTTTAAAATCAGAAGAAGATAGGTCAAATGAATTACAAAAAATACATGCCTTTATTAGTGATCTTGGTAATACATATTATGGTAAACAGTTTTTAGTGCCTCTTAATGAAACTATTTGTTATTATCAGGGCGAAAATTTTCAAGAAAAAATATTTTCTAGTATACCAACTAATGCTGGTGGATGGGTTGATGGTAGCGTTACTCTTTTAGGCTTATCTGATCCTGAGCTTGGATTATTTAGATCTGATGACAACAGAATTACATCATTTGGCTTATTTACAACTGATGGCACATCACCAGACGATGGTGGACCCGACAGTCCGTATGAACCAAGCAAACCGCCAGATTCTTTTGATTCTAGTGAACAGAGCCAAGCTGAAGGATGATCACAAATTTAATAGGAGAACAACTATATGGCTGGTGTAGACTGCGGTAAATTTGACTTAGCAAATCTACCTCAAGACGAAATGGTAGCATTAGAACAAACTATTTGGCTTAAAGCTCAAGTAGAAGAACGAATTCTTATAGTCGATGACAAACCACATGTAATTATTATATTTCCAAATAAAGTGAACGCAGGAGTTTGTGAAGATAATAAACAGCTAAATAAACAAGTTGCACATGCTACTAATTGTCTCACAAATAATAGCAACCCTTCCCCTTCTAGTAGTTCTGGATCTGAATCCACCCACAAAGCACGATCCATATCTGATAAAGAAGAAGTTGTTTCAACAAGCACAAGCGCACAAACCAGTTTAGGAGCTTCAGATTTAAACGCTCTGGGTTATGAACCAGCTCCGGTTATACCAACAGCAGCAATAGTTCCTATGAAAAGTAATGTAAAAACATATGGACCTTATACTTCTTCTAATTTTAATAGTAGTTTTGGTGGTACTAGCATAGAGACTAATCCAGAGTTGTGTCCTTGGGTATTTGGTTCTGTTAGTTTAATGAATTCTGCTGGATCTTCTTTGGTTGAATCTAAAGCTCTTGGCCTAGTTAAAGCAGAAACTGGATCTGTAACTATTCCAGGATTGCCTGTTTCTGGTTTGTCTACTCTTGGTGCTCAAGTGGCTGGTGCTGGACCAAACTTAAGTGGTATGACTTTTACATTTGGTTCTAATGGCATTAGTACAGCTTATCAATTTAGTACTTATACTCCTAAATTTGGTAATTTAACAAGTAGTCAAATAGATAAAATAAAAAGTATTGCTAGAAATAGACAAGAACAACTTAAGTTTTTACGCAGTCAAGCTATATTACAAAATAAGATAGGCAGACAGATTCAAAAAATAAATAATGGAGTTAGAGGTAACGATAAAGGCAATCTTAAATTACCTAAAGGAGATAAAAATAGCGTACAAAGATTATTAATGGGAGAGATTTATGGAGTAACGTCTACCAAAGAAGAGACAACTACAACCCAAAAGAAAACCGTTGTCGCACTTGGAACTCTGGAAAAAGGCTCTGTTGAAATGCTAAAAGAATATGAGAAAAAAGCATACATGAGCTTGGACGGCATCTTCGGTCCTGTATCCTTAAAAGGAGATGGCTCATTACCTAGATTTACCAAATATACACCGGAGTGTCATAAAGCGTCCACCATACAACCACAGCCTCCTTTTTCGCTAAATGAAGAGCCAGAGTCTCTTGATGAATATAATCTCAAGATTGATCAAGACCATTCTAATCCTTTAACGAATGATTTTGCTGCTGAAGGTCATCATCATTCCGGTGCTGGCAAAGGACACGTTATAGATATTGTTGGCAGAGAATCAACTGTTCCAAACGATGGTTTAATGACAACCTTATATACAACAGAAGAACAGGCTAGATATAGTAGTGATTATAGATTTTTGGGGTTGCGTGGCCCCTTGGTTTTGCATGGTTGGGGTTACGATACTGATGGTAAACCAATACCAAACGCAGCTGATACATTATCTGGTACTCTTAGCGGGGTTTTTAAAGAAGAATATTTACAAGATAAGTTTTTGACCAATTGGTTGCAGCATCCAACGTCTTGGCCAGTTGGCCCTATTGATTTAAGATTCGATAGAAAGCGTGGTATGTGGGTAACTCCACAGGGATATAAAATAGTAATAGCAAAACTCAAAGAAAAGCTTGAAGCTTTTAAATCCGCTAATGCGAAACTTATCAACGAAAATACTGATAAGGATCAAAAATACGGCCCTGATCTATGGGATAAAGACGGCAATAAGGTAAAAGCAACAGACGATGATGATTCTGAGGCTTTTATTAAGATTGTTGATAGAATAGGTGTAGAGATTGAAGAAGATCAATTGGTTTATGCTTATTATGACGCTTATAAGTGCGAATATGTAGCCATCCCTAACGGTAAAAGTCAGTCTGTTGTGAAATTTGCTTTGGTGCAAGATAAGAATATGGCTGATCGCACAGTAGCTGCTATATTAGTAGATGAATATGGATATCCAACTAAAAAAGATGGAATAACTCCAGTTGCAGATCAAAACGAATTTGATGCCAATATTATTTCTGTACGAGATCCGTATCTAAGTAATTTTGATTTACCACCACCCAGAGGCCCTGGCACAATTCCTGGAGAACTAAGCGCGTTTGGTCCTGCTCTTGGTTCTCCAAGTTTATTTGAACATAAAAATGGTATAGTATTAACTGATGGATATAATAATAATTATAAAACAGTAGGACCATTTATTGGTTATGCTCTTAAAAAAGAAGGACAAACTACTACTTATACTCCGGGTATTGGCGAGATTGTAGGATCATCAGGAACAACCTACGATATTATAACTTTAGAAAGTTTTGCTAAATATATTACTGGTAAAATTGGTACTAAAAGTGGTGTATTTAATGGTTCTTTTCTTGGCGCTAGAGTTGGACATAGACAGGGTGTAATTCCTGTTGGTAGAGGCCATGGAAATTTACCAAATAATCTTAATGCTATTGTTCGTAATAATATGTTTGGCTTTATTGGGGCTCATGGTTTTGTTCTTGGAGATATTGTTGACAATCCAGTTGGTAATGGCAATATCGTTAATGATGTTGATGGATGCAAATTCATAGCCGCATTAGATAATGAACTTTCTACTACCACTCACTTAATATATGATATTATTGAGTGTGAAAGATCAGCTCTTATTTGTAGTTGGCATGTTAAGAATCAAAACTATGCCAATAGTTTAAACCTATCCAGTGTACAGTTTGATGATCCACAATATATAGAAGGTCAATTTGCTCAAGGGTTTATGTGGAATCCAGCAGTAAGCTTAACTAATTATCAACAGACATATTTACAAAATAACGGAACTCTAAAGAATAATCTTAAAACTGGAGAAATTATAAAAGGATCTAGAGGCGCAGCATTATTGACAGGAATTACAGGACAGGGTGAACTAATTTATACGATCACACTTGTAACCGAAATAGCAAACGTTGCCCAAAGGTATATTACTAGTAATAATCCTGGTTTATTTGGTAGTTCTGATTTTAGTGGAAATCGTAAAATCGATCAGGATAGCGATTATTTTTGGGATGGCTTATCTCCAGACCAGATAGAAGATGATAAAAAACCAAAAATAGATATGATTAACGGTCAACAATGGATGACCTATCATTCTGGTATAGTTGTAGCTAGTTGGGACGAATATGGTACAAGATTGCCCGCATTTAATGGGCAAGTTGAAGATTGTAAATATAAAATTATATATGCTCAAGAAGTTCCGGTTATTATGACGTGTATAGCACAAAGTAAATTCACCCCCGAAGATGACAAAGGGGTGGCTCTAGAGCAAGCCCTAGCTAATATTTTACCATCTTGTCAAGGTGCTGATCGTCAACCCATACCATCCATTTTAGCGGGTAATGTTTTTAATCCAATGGGTTGTGGAGCAGAGGTTGGGGATTTAGTAACTATACAAAGAGTATATGTTGGATCTGATATGGCTCAACAAGAGGCTGGTCATCCAGCGTGTAATTATAAGTATATTGTTATACAAACAGGAAAATTAGTTGCGGCAGCGTTATGAAAGCACTATAATAGTACATAGGAATCAAATATGTCATCACATTCAGGTTGTAATTATTCTCAGCTAATACCCGATCCAACAGGGGCTATATATCGTTTTTTTAATCAGCCAATAGAACAGATACCAAAATGGGACGCTAACAAATTACAAATATTAGCCCATCCTTCAGGCGGCGGGCTTCATTGGTTAACAGCAGAAGCTTGTACCGGCGTTATTACATGCATTAGATTAGAAGAAAGCGGATTGGTATTTGATGTTGCCACTATTTTTGCGTTAAAGATTATTGAATCTGACAGTGGTTGTCCTCCGATTCCAACAGTCAAATGTTCTGGTGATGACGAATATTATTATGGCCCTTAGAAGATGGGTCAGCCTATGCCGAACTTGCGGCCCAGCTGATTGAGCTTGGCTGCTCTCTCTTTACAACCACATGGGCGACCAAGCGCTTTGCTGGCCCGCTCCTCGGTGATACCCACGGCCGATAGGCCAGCGGTCACCATATCTCCGAGACCCAGCCGTGGCTTTAATAACTCTGCCCCCATATGTGGTAGGCCGAGTCGGTCCATACACTCATTCCAGCACTTCTTTCTTCGCGGGCTGAGCCCCTCTACACTGCGATACCCAGCGCCACGCTGGTAGTGAAGGATGCCGTTCGACAACATGCGGAAGTGGCAGTCTGCGGCGCATGGTGGCCACGCCGGATCGTCAGTCGCTATCCAGTCCTGCTGAACCGTGTCGTACTGGCCCGTGAACGGGACGCCGAGGTCGCGTTTCAGGTAGTCGGCGGAGATGTCGATCCGCGACAACCACGAAATAAACGACGGATAGAGAACGTAGTTCCAACTCGCAGGCTCGCGATTGACCGAGTTGCCCGGCACGAGCGGACGGGTGAGCACCATATCCCACTCTAGTACCACCGAGGGCTCGTCAGGCAGTTCGTGAATGATGGATCCCAGGATCATTGGCGACAGGCCCGCCCCGGTCGTAATCGTCGTAAACTCGTGGAAGTGGTCAATCGTTCCCATGGGTCGCAGGATCACAATGCGGTCGGCTGGGTGGTGCCTCCGTATCGACGCTACCTGCGCTGCCAGAAACTCACGACTATGTACCATTAGATAGATATTCATGGGCGGTCTATAAATAGTTGCGGCATCCGGTTGCAGCCTTGGCCGATACAGTTTGGCATCTGATACAGGGCTACTGGCCCGGCGACCGGATAGCAGTCCTCCGCAGTTGTCGCGACTCCACGCCAGTAGCCAGCTCCGTCGCCGCCTACCATCGGGCCGCATACGGTCACTATTAACATCCACTTGCCAGAGCAGGAGTCGTACTGACCACTGGCTGTCCACAAAGACGGAAACGGAGCAGGTAGTGGTTCTATGGGCTCGGGCACACCCTCCAGCCGCAGCGACACCGGCTGCTCGACAGGTGCGAGGCCAGGTCGATAGATGTTGGCGGATGAAGGAGAGCAGACTTGCGTGATCTTCATGCACCGGGTATCTTGGTCAGCCGCCACCACCCCGCAACAACAGCCCGGCCGACACGGGCACGGGCCATCGCACGAGTCACAACAACAATTCTTACTAGCTGCTAATTTACCATCAACAACTAAAATTTTCCCATCAGATGTAAAAAGAGGACTCATTATTTATCCTTAGTCCACTTGTGCCATCCTTTATTTGGTAAATAATTGCCTTCGTCATCTTTGCGTTTTGGAAATAGAGTTCCACCTTTTTTATGTTGACCAAATGCTAATATAGCACCACAATCAGCACAACGAAGCTCATAGTAATCATTACCTTCTACGCTACGAACCACAAATCTAAGATTAGTGCTACCGCACAGACCACATTTTTCTTCACCAAAAATTTCTTGAATGATAGCAAGTTCTTTAAAAACTTCTTTTTGTCCAGAACCTTCTAATTCAAACTCTAGTTTATCACTAACTTTATATTTGAGCTTCATAATTCACACCTATTTCCAGTTTGATTCATACCCCAATATATCTTCGGATACATTGTTCTGCTGCTGATATTCGGTCAAATGTTTAATTATATTAACAGCATTTTCATGTGATATATTATAGATATTGTCGCTAGATATTGCAAGATTGCTCAATAATTTATTAATATTTATATTCATTCGTTTAGCTAAAACATCCATAAAATTTAACTGATTATTAGTAATTTTGGTTACAGTATCATGGTCTGGATGATCTTCAATATCTTTAGCCAATTCCTCAGCCGCCACAACTTTTCGTAGCTTAAGACCACGCCTTAAAGCCCGTCCCTCTGCTCTGGTTTCGGCCACGGCCACAGGATGATTACGATAAATTTTGTCACAATTACCCCAGTAAACGTCTGCTGCGCCACTTACTGACCTAACATTTAAATGATTGTATACATTACCTTCAGTTTTTAAAACAAAGGTCAGAGAATGAACCACAGTAGCTCTTTTTTCGTTCTCTGGACTAGGGCTTTGTACCACATTAGAAGAAGAATTTGTGATCACACAATCTAAAGCTATTTCAAATATTCTTCTTAAACCATCTGTTGTAGGATTACCAGCTATTTTCTCATCGTCTGTAAGTAGGCTTAATACATGGTCCGTCCACTCCACATCGTTGGGTGTAGGAATGTTCTTCACGACTTGAACATTATCAACGGATTCTGTTTCGCTTTTCTTGGGACGTCCCATATAATCAGTCTCCTATATAAATTACTTTGGTGTTTATTAAATTATGTTCTTCAATTTGTTTTAATTTTTCTACTAGTTTATTAAATATTAATAATGCTCTAGCCTGTGAGAAGTCTTTTGTTTGTTTGATTCTAATCAAAAATAAACCCTTACCAATAATCAGTCCCGTTTTTTTATCATCATACTTTTGATTACGACTAAGTACGTCATCACCCCACACAGGAGAGAAGTGTGATGGGCCATCAACCTCTATGGCTGTATTTAATTTAGATACAAATAGGTCGATTTGCAACTTTGTATTTAGTATACTCTGTTCTTTATGGAACTCTACCGCATATCCACAAGTTAATAATTCTTTAAACAAATATTTCTCTAGTTTTGATCCCGTTTTTCCCGCTTCTCTAACAGCGATATTAGCTTGTTTAAGTATGTATTGTTTCTCATCATCTGTTTTATTGTTCCAATTGATTTTGGCTTTTTGTTTTCTTTCCTCTAGTTGTTTGGTGTCTAAATTTGTCCACGATTCTAAAACAGATAATCCTATTTTTTCTTTAACCTTGGATGATCTTTTTTTACCCTTGGTTGGATGTTGTGTTTTTCCATTATTAAGAGCATTTTTTTGTGCTTCGCTTTTATCTCTTATTGTTATATTTAGCTTGATCGCGTCTCTACGAATTTTATTAGCATATGTACCAGTTTCTTTAGCTATATCCGCAAAACTTTTTTGGCCTATCTCATAATGTTGTTTTAGAAATTGTTTTTTTTGTTTATCGTTAAGATTTTTATAATTCATAGTTCAACAACCTTAATATCTTTAAAAAAAGTTCTATCTAATTTGGAAGTAACGATATCAGAAGGATCACAGAATAGAGAAATGTTTTTGGATCTAATGTGGTTTTTATTAGCTACTAAATCTTGTAAATTTAAAAATGCTATTTCTATATTTTGAAAAGTAATATAATAAGATGGAATAACGGCATATTTTGACTGCAGCGACGGAATATCTGAAATTAAAAATATATCATCCAGATTATTATATTCTGAAAGAATATTGTCTATGTAAGATATTTGATCTTGCTTAGAAACCCATATTCCTAATCTAGTGTATGTATGCATAATATTCTTTTTGGTTAGGTGTTTTACAAAAAATCGGTTTTACTATACATCCGGCATCAATTAATTTATTTATTAACTCAAATAAAAAATAATTTCTATATTGTGAATCAGATATTATATTTTGTAATATTTTTGCATCAGCGGTTGATAGATAATAAATATCATCAATATAATTAGGCAAATCAAAACTAATATTATCAATCTGGTTACGATTTATAATACATCCTATATGTTTTTTATTATTTGGGGTTATTACAATTTGAGTACCTAGACTAGTATCAAATCTATTAAATAATTTTTGATCAAATATAGTATAGCCAAAAACTATTAAGGTATCAGTTGTTAAATAATTTTTAGTCAAGTATATACTGTGTCCGTCGCTAGTAGATTCATAGTCTGTATTATTTATATACGATACATCTTTGTAATTTTTCTTTATAAATGTCTCAATTTTTTTAGATTCAAACCCGCCAACATAAACAACCTCAGCGTTTGGATAATATCTTTTAATAGTATCGTATTGATGTTGAAATATAGTATAATTTTTTTTTAACTTGATTAATCCGGCACATCCTTTAGACTTCATGCCTTTGTGATATTTATCGCCTAAAATAAGAAAATTCATATAATTATATGTGTAGAATTGTCTTGTAAAATATCTGTTTTTTCTATAAGCAGGGAGTGCCTATAGTTTGGAGCACTAAATAGTATCGCTGATTTGTCGGAGTTTCTTATCGCTATAAATCTATCCATTTCTTCGTACACAATTGAATTAGCATGATTAACAATATTATTTATATCATTATTAATGGAGGTTGTAGACAAAATAAATCTATATTTTTTGTTCAGATTCACGACCTCGTGTAAAATATCTTCATATTTTTTGTCGAACAACATAGTTTGGACACGCCATTTACATTTAAGACCAGCGTTTTCTATTATTTCTTTAATCAGATTATATGGTAATTTTTTATCGTCTTGCTGATATCTGATAAAAATAATTTTACTAGGTTTTATGGTTAGGTTATGTAATATTGTAGTTAATTCTTTTACATCGTTGTCTGTAATTTTTTTGAGATCAATCACAAGCAAGTAATGCAAATAGTTGCTTTCTTTGTATTTATTAATTTTTTCTTCTATTGATAGATGATTTAATTGTTTTTTTTCAAACCAACTATTTTCCCTGTATCCTATACATTTCTTATTATTTATAATATAGAATTCTTTATCATCATCATATGCTTCAAGTATTTCTATATTTTTTGTCTTATATAAAGAAATGTAATCTAAATGACAATCTATTTGAGTAATATCCTCATATTTTGCAAAAACACAATTTTTACATGTTGTGTGAATTGGATTTATTGTTGACATCTTAGAAAGTCCTCTATTTCTAGTTTTTCTTCATTAAATCTCATGCTTTCGGCAGCCACTTTATTATTTAGATATTGCTCTAGCGCCTGTACGGCATCTTTAAACAAAAAGGTTTTTATAGTGCCATTTCTAGCAATCAGTTTAGTAGATAGATCTCTGATAATCTGTTGAACATGGGAAGTATTTATTAAATATGGTTCATTAATAATATTATTGCAAATATATTCCACAAACTCTCTAGGGTTTAAATTTCCAGGAACCGTCATATTTTCGTGTTTGGTAGTAAATTTTTCTCTTGCATTCCAGGGTACTTTATTTGTAATACTTAATTGATCAAAACATTCATCCCAGGTGTTATATACATTGTCCCATGTGTATATGGATAAGCATTTTTCTCTGATCTTTTTAGAATTAGATATTTTTATATCATCAGACATTTCGTTAAAATATTTATATAAAAGATCTGTAGTGAAATCGTTATCAGGATACACTCTATCAGCATTGGTTTCTAGTTCTCTAAACATTCTTTTTACCGGAATTTTTATTCCATTTAAATTTTCTACAATTTCTGTCATAGCACTATAATCAACCGAAGCTATTTGTATGCCACACGCAGCGGCTTCTACTTGAGGCATACCAAACCCCTCGCATATAGCATATTGAATGAAGATATCAAACAAATTATATATTTCATTCAGTTCTGTGGTTGATACACTATTTGCAACACTGGCAAAACACGCAGTATTATCTACATTACAATGCTTGCATCTTATTAAGGCATTATTAAATTTTGAAGGAAAACATTTGTGACAATTTCTGCATGTGTATGTGAAATATGTTTTATCTAATAACCCAAACTCTAATAATAGACTAGGTAAATCCCATCCATTTTCTTCGGGATATGATGTATGTAAATATAGATATGTCTTATTGTATTTATCGGTATTTTTAATTTTATGCAAATAGTTCTTAAAAGTTAAAAGAATGTCAGGTATTAGTTTGCGCTTTTGATTCCTCATTACCAATCCAACTATATCATAGTCATCTTCAAAATATTTTCTTTTGTGAGCTTTTTTATTCTCAATCGGATAAAACTCATTAGGATTAATACCAGCATTGGCTATCTTGGGAAATATATTCAGTTTATTTCCACCACCAATTCTTAGTGTTGTTTTTGCCCACTCAGTATATGGAACAACTACATCCGCGTTTGCAAAAGTATAATACCAGTCAGTTTTTTGGGGGGCAGAATCTACTGTTGGCATTAAGACCCAGTGAAAGTGTCTACGAAATGGACTGGTTTCTTGATAAGCACTCATCCAGTAGTCTCTTACATCGAAAACTATATCCGGCTTAAAATCGAAGATGGCCCGATTAAATCTCCACGACCCAAACTGATGTGCAGGATTACTTCTATATGAGTCAAACCTTTTATCGTCAGGGCCGACAGCATTAGGATAAAATTTCCAAGGAATTGTTCTGATCTCTGGTCTGCTACAGTCGGCATAACACCCAAGCTCTGCTACTTCATATTTGCCAGAGTTGTGAAGTCTAGTAAGAAGTTCTTTACCATATACCCCATAACCACTAGCAATAAAACTAGAATCATTAGCAATAAATACTCTTTTTTTCATATTATAGTTTCCTAGATGATGAGAACCCCTATTTCTAGGGGTCTCACCACCATTAGTTATTTGAATCAGAAAGCCACCGGTTCAGCTTCTTGAGCGGTTTTAGTCCTCTTGGTCTTAACAATCTGACCAAAATTATTAACTCTAACCTTGATGGTACTATGCTTTACGCCATCTTTTTCCCAGCTATCATTCCTAAGACTGCCCTCAACCATTACTAAATCACCCTTCTTAAAAGACGACGCAATGGCTTCGGCACCACTATCCCATGCTTCGCATTGAATAAAAGATGTTACCTTGTCTTGTGAGCCATTAGCCTTAGTAAACTCACGAGAAGTGGCGACCGTAAAGTTGACAACAGACGTTTGCTTGTCGCCAATATTGACGGTTCTTAGTTCAGGATCTCGTGCAAGATTACCACGTATCATAACAATATTCATATATAAGCTCCTTAAAAAATAAAAAGTAACCAACTGACAATATTATAACGTTCCCGTGGTGTGGCGTCAAGTTCGTGCGACGTATGCTTTTTCTACCACAAAACTATCTTTGGTCCTCGACCTAGTTCCACACACAATAATAACATTTCCTGAGAACAATATAGATTTATATTTTTTATAAACCTCTGGAAAGAATATGACAGAATCCACGGACCCTGTACCATCAGACATTGTGACAAAGCTCATTTCCTCGCCAGGAGTTTTTCCATTTTTTGTTTTAATTGCATTTATAAAGTCTATTTCACCACCCATTATTAAGTTATTTGTATTAATACCATTCTTAAAATCTCTACAAGTAGTATTGGTCATGCTAATATCATACATATCAACTTTAGAACAAGTGATTGAACATCCTAAATTAGAGTCCTCTACATCCGCAATCCACTCTGGATTATCATCCAAAGAATATGGAGGATTTTGTAACATAGTTATTGCATCGCTAATAATTTTTTTTCTGTTTTTATTACTTTTACCATTTATAAATAAATCATCTAAAGCTGTCTTAAGTGATGTATAGTTTTGAATATTCTCTATAATATATGCTGATTCTTTTTTTGTCAACATTGATATTATTTCATATTCAAATAACATACAAGTTCTGGTTTTATGTACAAAAGATACCGCACCACTTTCTATTAATGCTTTAGCTGCAGTTGAATTAATATTAATTAAAATCTTAAATAATATTTCTAACCACGATAATTCTAAAAGAGATTGATTTAATTCTAAAACAATTTTTTGCAGTTTAGTAAAAACAGAAGAGCCTACTCCCTTAATGTCTGTTAATCCGAAATAAATATCGTTATTTTTTAAAATAAAAAATTCATTCATTATTCTCAGATCTGGAGTTTTGATATTAACATCCATTTCGTTGGCGTTTTGCACCAAGGCTTTAATCTCTTCATGAGGATCAATTTTATCTTTTGCAAATCTTAGATATGAAGCAAAAAATACTTTGGGGAAGTGAGCCTTAGCATATGCCGATAAGTAAGCATTAATAGCATAGCTTACACTATGAGACTTATTAAATGAATATCTTTGGCTCTTCTCAATCCAGCCGAAAATTTGTTCGGCCTCGGACTGATTAACAATTTGTGTTTTTGTTACGCCTTCTAAAAATTTAGTCCTGATTTTTGCCATTTCTTCTGGTTTTTTCTTACCAATAGCCTTACGCAACATATCGGCTTCTTGTAAATTGAACCCAGCTATGTTCTTAGCAATTTCCATTGCTTGTTCTTGATATATCATTTCACCATATGTGGTTTTTAGAATAGGTTCTAAGGCTGGATGAAAATAGTCTAAAGATTCTTCCCCATTCTTTTTATCTATATAATGATTTGTAACGCTTTTTCCATTACGAATCGCCTCTAGCGTACCCGGCCTTAGAATAGCAATCAGAGCGGACAACTGCTCTATATTTTCTGGTTTAAGTTTTTTAGCTATTGATCTACCTAGTCTAGATTCTAGCTGAAATATTCCTTTAGTATTACCATCACCAATAAGATTCCAGGTTCTAGAACAATCTAGATTTATTTTTTCTATAGATGGATCAAAGCTAATACTCTTACCGTGATCGTCTACCAAATCAAAACAACAACCACAACTATAACTAAATTTTTTACTCATTAAACGAATTCTTAAACTTAACCTTTGAAGCAATATTTCTATGTAGTTTCATAAACCTGATCATAATTTCTGCGGTATCTTTGACGTCTTTAATAGCGTCATGAGCACCCTTTTTATCTATGCCAAAATATTCTCGTAAAGAATCCAGAGTATAACTTTTCAAGTCGGGATTGTGCTCAAACCAATAAAAAATTATATTCATTACGTCTATAACATCTCTAGGATAAAAAATATCAGATGTATTTTCTTTATTAGTATTACCATATTTTTGACTTAATCTATCTATAATTTTAAGATCAAATCTATTAATATTATATCCAGCAGCTATTGGTGCGCTAAATTGACTCTTCTTGGAAGATCTTGAATGATATTTATCTAGATAATTAATAAACATATTCCAAGACTGTTGCTGCTTGGGGTAGTTTTTCCATTCATTCAAAACATCGTCTTTAGAACAGCCTTTGACCTTTGAATGAAAATCTAAAATATCTGTAGTATATACATAATCATTATTTTGTTCCAAAACTTCTGGCTTAAAATTAATATTAAACTCTGAATTCGGTATAATTTCTAGTTTAATTGGATCAATAATTACGGCCGCAATTTGTACAGGACTACAGGCTTTAGGATCCGAGCCATCGGTTTCAAAATCAAAAACACAAATTTTGTTATAATTAATCATTAACTTGTACTACCGTGAGTGGCTTTACTTGAATAGCTTCTGTAGACTGCGAAGCGTTCACCGCGTTTAAAACTTTGCAGCAACTAATTCTTTTATCTTGAATCTTAATATATTCTGTTCCATTTAAAGTAAATTTATCGTTTACCTTTAATTCTTTAAATTCAATTTCTTTCATACTAGACTCCTTGTTGTAATAAAAATCTAATGGTCATAATTTTATCTAACATCGCAACACCTAAAATATCAAACTTAATAATTCCTATGCTTTCTAGATCTTGCATTTCCATGCCAGCAATCAGTTGTTTATTTTTGCTATCGTAAACCATAGGACAAATTTCGTTTAATGGTTCAGAACTTATAGCGATTCCAGCCGCGTGTTTTGATTGATTTGATTTAGTTCCCTCTAGCCGTATCGCTTGTTCAAATCTTTTTGCTAGTGGTCCTTGTAGTTCTCCACTTTCATCAATATAGCACCACTCTTTGAGTTTGTCAACATTGTTTTCTAGTGACCAGCGAATGATAGAAGATTCGCCAGTTTCTTCTTTCATTTCTTGAAGTTCATCGGCTATTTTAGCTTCGTCAGGTATGTTTTTAGTAATTCTATTCATTTCCTCAAAGCTAACATTACCATATACTCTTAAAACGTCTTTTAGCGCCCCGCGTCCCTTAATGGTATTAAAAGTAATCATTTGAGAAACTTTATCATACCCATACTTATTTTTAATATATTCAATGATAACTTCTCTCTTATCTATGGGAACGTCAACATCAATATCTGGCATACTAATATGATCTTCTGAATTACGTCCAGCATTATAAAATCTATCGAACAATAAATTATATCTTATTGGATCAATACTAGTAATCCCAATTAAGTAAGAAACCAGACAACCAGCAGCAGAGCCTCGACCGGGTCCAGGTAACCAATTATTTTTTCTTACAAAGTTCACTATGTCTTGTACAATTAGAAAATAACTCGACAGTCCAGCACCCTGTAAAACATCTAGTTCATATTTAATTCTATCTAAATATTCTTGTTGATTATTTTTATCTATTACTGGATTAATTTTATCTCTCCAGCCTATTCTGCATAGTTCCCTGAGATATTCATCTGGATTCATATTTTTAGGACATTGAAACGGTGGCAATTTAGGCTTATTTAGAATATTATAGTGTTCCACCAAATCCGCCACATAATTTGTATTTTCAATTTCTTGTGATGTATGAATTTCTTTCATTTCCTCTTGAGAAGGAATATGATAATTTTCTGAAGTAAAAAAGCAAGACAACGGCGTTTCTTCGTCATTACTAATTTTTCTACTAATTTCTGGAAATGTTGTTTTTAGGTTATTGCAAAGCAAAATCCTTTGATCTATTGCGTCCTCTTTTTTACAATAGTGAGCATCTGGAGTGCAAATAACTTTTGTATTAGTTTCTTGAGCTATTTTTCTGACAGCATTTGTTAAAAGTTCTTGAACTGGTAAATTTTGTTTATCTATCAGTTGAGCCTCTAAAAATACTTTGTCTTGAAAAATTTGCTTCAAATATTCAATATGTTTTTTACCAGATTCTAACCAGTTCTCTTTTAACTGATATGATTCTAAGATTTGGTCGGATAGAGTAGAGCCTAGATGTCCAGTAATAGCAATCAAATTTCCGCTATTTATTTTGGCTATAGCTTCTAGATTAAGTCTAGGTTTATGATAATAATGCTCTGGTTTGTTAGATTCAGAAACTATCTTAATAAGATCAAGCCAACCAGCATGATTTTGTGCAAGAATGATAAAATGAGCTAACGACCTATTATCTTTATCTTGAATGGCTGGGTCTTTTTCGCAAATATATAATTCACAACCCAGGATCGGTTTAATACCAGCCTCTTTCATAGCGCTATAGAATTTAACAGATCCGGCAATATTGCCATGATCTGTCAATGCGCATGATGATGCCCCTATCTCTTTGCATCTGGCGGCAATTTGTTCTGGTTGACTTAATCCGTCCAATAACGAAAAATGTGAATGTACATGCAGAGGAATATAGTTCATTCTGTGCTTCCGGGTGCTTTGTATTTACCAACACTATAGCCGTTGACAGTATAGTTGTCAACAACGTTTTTTATGCCGTTTAATTCGATTTCATGTTTTAGCTGTTCACACATAGTCATACAGCTTCCTTTTGCACAAACCTGATTATCTCTATATTCTATTATAGGTAATATACTATTATGGTTCTCAAACGTATTTTTCCCAAAATAGCACAACTTAGTACATTTCCACGTTTTACTAAGCCGAGGATTTTGGCAGCGTTTAATTTCTTCAAATTTTTTACGTATTAAATTTTCTGTCGATGTTAAATCAGATTTGTCAAAACACATACTAAATGCTCCACCATCATTAATAAAGTTAATAGACATTATAATATGATCATATTCAGGATATAATTTACTGAGAGCATAATGATATATTTTTAATTGTGGGTCTTTATATAATTTTTCTAATGTTTTTTGTTGCCCCGTCGCCCAATCTAGTCGCTTACCGGTTTTCCAATCTATTACTTCTAGTGTAGAATCATTGGCTTTTGTTATTAAGTCAATAGTTCCCTTAATAGCCAGCTTGCCTTCAATCACACCGTCTTTAGTTTCATACTTATATTCAGCCCAAGGCTTATCTATTACTATATCAAAATGTTGCTCTGGCTGAACCACGAATCTCGACCTAGGATCAAAGATGCCGTTGTGGTCTGTGAGAGCTTTATGAACCCATAGATGGGTATCTTTTAAGTCTTTTGTTGACCACTCATGGTGTTTAAACTGAGACGTGTAGTAGTCGTATACGCGTTCTGTAATATGGTCTAAATTATACTCATCAACAAATATATCACCCAAGATATCATCTACATAAGTATTTAGCTTATTTTGCTGACTTAGTTTGATACCGGCTAAAATTTCTAGAACTTTATGGACTATAGTACCCTTATCAGCCTTTTTATTTGATGGACTTCTATAGCCTAAACTATACTCTAGAAAATATTGCATTTCACAAAAGGAGTGGGTTCCATAAGAACTACTACGCAAATATGTGATTATTATGACAGCACCTTTTTCTTTTTTAGAAAATTTAATACCACCTCGTTTTGTTGAGGAATACTTAGATTCTCGTTGTAAATTACTAAATCAAAATTACTATTTGAATAATGATTAGCGTCTAAAGCAATTTCGCTAGCATGATCAGAATTGTGTGGATTTCTAGTCAGTTTTATCACCAAACCTCCAGCATCCCTGATTGCGTCAACTTCATTAGGAAATCTACAATCTGCTATAATAGCTATTTGTGGTTTGTCTTTTTTAATTTTATTGATTGTGGCACTAGACCAAACATCATTTTTCATTTTTCTAAAAAGATCTGTTCCGACAAATTGCATGACTTCTCTTGCGGTTAGTTTTGTATTTCTCCACACTATGTCTGTTAATTCATTTTTTTTATTGTCATCACCATAACATTGATCATATGTTAAACCTAAAATATTTATACAAATATCTTTTTTGAGAGGATCAGCAAAATTATAAATTTTAGCTCCATTATATGGTTCTATAGCGCCATTAAAATATTTCGCCACAAACTCAGAGCATGTGGTTTTTCCAGACTGTTTTCTACCAGCAAAAGCTATTATATTAGTCATATTATCCTCTGAATATACTCTTTAATTTGATCGTTAATTTCTTGTGTACTCATTTCGCCAACGTCGTTTTTAGAAATGGTTGGTATAAAAACTCTATATGTATTCTGACACTTATTTTTAATTTGTTCGGCTGCTTTTTTACCTGCTTCATCATTATCTGTTAAAACTATTAAAGTCATCGCACCAGAAGAGTCTAATAAAATTTTTTGTCTGTCACTAAGCGATGAACCAAAAATAGCTACACTATTGTGAATACCATTTTCTTCTAGTCTCCACACATTTCCCGGACTCTCAACAATGATTGCTATTCCGGTGTCATATATATGATCTTTAGCAAACCAGAAATTGTAAAGATAGTTTTGACTTTTAAAGTCGGCACTATGCTTCCATTTTGGATATCCCCATTTTTTATCATCAGATGGACACAAATTAGATGTGTCGTGATAAGATGAGCACTTTGTACATTTTTCAAAAATGCTGCGACCGGTACATCCTACCATATATTCATAATTACTATCATAAATAGGAACAACCACTCTTTGATACATTGGCTTAGACGGGTTGGCACACAGTCCTACATCATATCTCTGTAGTGTACTATCTTTATAGTTTCTATCTATATAATATTGCGCTGGAATATTTATAGCTTTTATTATTTGATTTCTAGTAATTCTACTGTCAGACTTTTCTGCTTTAGCGTTTATATAGTTGATAATATTAGTAAAATTATTTTTCTCTTTTTCTGTTTTAGATATTTTGATACTACTTAGATCTTTATTTAAAAAAGCTTGAACATACTCTAGGGCTTCATTAAAGGAACAACTAGCATCTCCTGGTTCAGACCAATGATATTTTTGATGAGATATGATACCTCTTACAAAACCAATAATTGAAGACTTGAATTCTTGCTCACAATTATGTGTGCGACACTTCCAATTGCCCCTATACCTGTCTCCGTCTGGATATATATTGAGCGCCGATGGATTATCTCCACCGTGTATGGGGCAACTCATTGAAATCATCTTGGAATTATTTTTAAACTCTAATCCAAATGTATCTAATAGAGTTTCTATATTATCACACAAATCATCGCATAAAACTTTGAGTTTTGATTGATCAATTGAAGGGTATTTCTTCTTCATCATAGTCTGCTTGTTCATCTACAACAAATCCTTCGTCTTCGTTTTTAGTGTTGTTTAATAATTCTAATCTTGTTTTGCCTTCTGTAATTTTGGCACACCAACCCTTCATATGACAATTAATATAATCATTATCATCAAGTCCACCGCCGTGACGGCTCACTAATGGTAGTAGTTTTCTGTTTCCGTTTGTTGGTCCATCTTCAGCTATTTCTTCATCGCTTTTGCGTTTAAAAATACTAAAATTACTACACAGCCAAATAATTCTATCAGAACCACTAGCAGTATCTGTACTTTCTTTCGTAATACCATCCCGGTTCAACTGTATAAATGCAACAATCGGTATTTGATATCTTACAGCAAAATTATGTAAACTGGTCATCATAAACCCTAAGACCTGATACTCTTTTAGATCTTGATTCATTCCTTGACTATCCATAAGTTTCAAATAATCATAGAAAATCACACATTGTTTAGCTGTTCCATCGTCATTTAATCCAACTTCTTTTAAGATCCATCTACGCATAATTGCTAATTGTTCTTCAAATGGCTTGCCGGCGATACTCTTATAGAAGAGTCTAGTAGATTTAAGTTCTTCAGCTGCTTTTAATATTTTAGTTTTAGTATCAGCAGATTCTGCAAATCTTCCTGTTTCTATAGCATTAATTTCTACTTCTGTCATCATACCAAGAACTCTATTAATATGGTCTACTGTATTCATTTCTGTATCCATATTTAAAACAGGAATATTATGTTTATGTGCTATATGAAAACCTATATTATCAGACAACAAGGTTTTGCCTGTTTTTGGTCTAGCCGCAATAACGTTTACAGTTCCTTTTCTTAATCCTCCGCCGATTGCCTGATCATAAACCGGAAAACCGGTAGGTATTCCTATTTGATCGACTTTGTTTTCTTCAAGACTTTTAATGTACTGATCAATATCTTTACCGATACTTATCGGATTATTGTCTGTATCATTTAGCAAAGAAGAAAAATTAAAAACGGCGTCCTCCGCAACACCTAATATAGATGCTATCGGCTCATTACCATTAACTTCTAATAGTTTATCTCCAGCCTGTTCAAGCTGTTTTCTTAACAGCCTAGCTATTTCTAACTTGCGTATTTTAGCAGCAAATTTGCGAACATTTTCTAGACTAACAGGAAAATCTATAATAGCTTTAAGGTGTTGTGCTTCTTCTTTTTTGGTAAAAATATTAGAAACACCAATGTCTTGGGCGGCAGAGTATATAGAAGCCACATCAATTGATGGCTTTTGTTCGTTTTCGCACAGGTATTTTAAGCATTGATATATAATGCTATTGCTGTCAATAGTAAACGATGACGCTTGAACTATATCTGCAACATCTAAATACGCATCTTCTCCATACCTGCAAATACCCGCCAATACCGCTCTTTCAGATGCTGGATCACACAATATCATTTTTTCACCCTGCTGAAGTTGAACACTTATTGCACTTATATCTTTCTACCGATTCTATCAAAGATGGATTAGTTTGTTCTTCTTTTCCACATACTCTGCATTTAACCTTCGCTGGTTTGTAATTTCGAGATCTTTGCGTTGGGGGTAGTTTTCTTAGTTTCTTGTCTATCTCAACATCGTCTTTATGCATACCTGATTCGGACATTGTATCAAACTTATTTTTAGTTTTTTTGGCTTTATTTTTCTTAGTATTGGTATTTTGGGCTGGTTTAGATGATTGCTCTTCTACAGAGTCGCTATCGTCCGACAACCCTCTTTGCAAAATAGCTATTAGTTGTTTAATATCGTCTTGATCAAGACCCATTTTTCACCTTATTTCTTTGTATTGATAATAAAATATCTGATAAATTTTTGATACCATTGGCTAAATACGAAAGCCTATCTGATCTTTGTTTAGCAAATTTTTTAATATTATTTAATGCTTGTGCTCTATCGTTATGTTTGATAGCCTGCCCACTTTTTTCTAGATATCCATACCCTTTATAATTATTGATTTCATCAGAAATAGTTTCCTTAATAGTCTCATCTGCCCAATTGTATCTAGCCAACTCTCTATTAATAGTGCGTTGAATATGAAATGAAAATTGGCCAAGACGATATGATATTTGAGCACAGTCTTCCGGATTAAGTTTTTCTAAAGTGTCTCTATTCATTGTCAAGTATTCGTTCAGTTCGCTTTCTTGCAACAGATCATTCTTATATGTCGGTAGACCTACAGACTGTTCATATTCATCAAGAATATCATCCCAGTATTTTATCTCTTCCTTGGTAGATTTATGCATTGTTTAATTTCTCTTCCCATTGTGATTCATTTTCATAGTGAGGTAAAACAATATATTTGATGTCGTTTATATCACACCACTCTTCTTTTTCTCTGTCTCTTTTTTGAGATTTTAAGAAGGCCAACATATTATTATGATAGAATCCAACAAAGTTATAGTGCTGTTCTCCATGTACTTCTACACATAGCCTTTTAAGAGGTAAATAAAAATCCAAATATAATGTTTCACTGCGTCTAAGCGGAATCGGCACTTCTTCTAAAATTTGTAAAGTCGGAAAATGATTGGTAATTAATTCTCTGGCTTTTAAATGAAAACTAGAACGATTATTGATTTTACCATGTGCCATGTTCCCTGTCAACTGCCAACTATGAGCTATGCCATCTAAATCTTTTACTTGCATTTAATTCCCATTGTCTCTTTTAGAGATGACACCAAACCTTCATATGCTTTAGCATTTTCTAACAAGAAATTTCTAACTTTTTCTGTGCCTTGAAACTTAGGTTTATCTTCAATAGTAGTCAGAGTATACCACGCTCCACCCTTGTGTATCAAACCCATATCTGAAGCTAAGCATATAGCTTCCATATATTTATCGATACCTTGTCCGTATCTTATATAACTAGTAATTTGACCACCAGGAGGTCCAAGAGCAGAACACGCCACTTGCCACTCAATCTCTTGTCCTATTTGACTACTATCGGCACTTAATACCCAAGGCTTGAAAGTTTTTGCTCGAATTTTAATATCTGTTTGATATGCTATCGCCTGACCGCTTTTCTCTTTAAATTCAGCACCATAACCTGTTGGATTACCCATTAAATGAGTAATACCAATTACAATGTTTTTATTCACAGGTATAACATTCGCAACTTTACGACAAAATTTAGCTAAAAGTTTTGCACCATCTGCTCTTTGCATTTTATCCATTTCGCTAGTAATTTCTGCTTCTGTACATAGCGCAGAATATGAGTCTATTATAACTATAGACCCAGGTATTTCATTAATAATTTTCTCTGCTATTTGGAGATATTCTTCGGCGTGTAATATCTTACCCTGTTGACTCCCTATGACATGGAATCTAGATAAGTCTAAACCCGGTATTCCTTCTAGGTCTCTTTTTTTGAGTCTGCCTTCTATATTTAGATAGTATACTTCCCTAGGTGTTTTTAAATCACCATTATATTCTGGTCTCTGTGCCGTAGCGGCAAAATCTAAAGAGGTTGTGGTTTTACCACATTTGGGTTGTCCTGTAAATACAACAAAACTTCCTTCTGGTATTCCACCATTAAGAACTATATCTAAAGAAGGACTAACGGGTATAATTACTAATTTCTTATCAACAACCGCATTGCCACTTAGAATAATATCTTCGCCAAATATTTTAGTTACGTCTTCTTTAACACTCATTATCTATATCCTTTAATTTAGAAAATATGTTCTTGGTATTTTTACTATTGATAGGGCCAAACTTTACGCTTTCCACCCTATTCAAATTGAGAGTTAGATTTGTATTTTCTGCATCTAGTTTTTTCTGTTCTGTTTCTATCATAGGAACAAGATGTGGTGCTCGCAGAGAATAAATTTTTGCGGCTTTTGGATCTTTTAATGCTCTTACAATAGCAATATCGTTGTACTTTTTAACTAGTTTATACGCAGACGATATTTGATTTTTATAATAAGATGCCCATTCTTTATTAAGCCAGAACCTATAATGCAAGTCTAGCTTATCTTTTTTCGCCTTATTCTCACAAATTAGTTCGGTTATATATTGTGCCGCACTAACTTCTTTGTCGTTAGAATATTTCGATATGTATTTTTTAGCCATTGGGTCTAAAGATAGCGTTTTTGCTTGTTCTAGAAGTTGCTGATCTAAAATTTTTAACTAGTTCGTCATTAAGTTGAGAAGCGCCTTCTGTCATAACGCTAACATTATTAGTTTTTTTAGCAGCGGTGTGTCTGGTCATTAGGTTTTGACTTTTGCTAATTTTGCGAGGTTTGTCTTGTTTAGGTTCATCGAGTATACCATCCACGATAGCTTCTGCAATACCTAGTTCTAAAGCGATATCTTTGGATTTAAGCTTTAGTGTGTCATGCAAATATTTTACTGCATATTCAGTTTGTTTGTTTCTGGTTTTATTGTTTTTAGTCATTATGCCATCTCTCTTTCTGCATTATTGAGCCATGCTATGTTTTTTGTTGACAAAAAGTTTAAATATAAATCAAAAATTTTAGGGTTTACTTCTTTGAATTCAAATTCTTTACGGCCAATTTTAGCTATAAACTTTTGACTTTTACCTTCGCTAAACAAACCCATTGGATTAAAAATTTTGCCATATGTACCAACTTTAATATATAATTTATGTATACCATTTTTGTTAATAGACTTAGCAACAACATTTTTTGATTCTTCTTTAGCTTGTGGTCTATTATTAGAGTCTATAAAATCGTGATCTCCTAAAATCGTGAAGTACTGAATATCTGACTCATTAGCTACTTTGGTTTTACTATTTTGATTGGGCGTAAAAATACAATTTTCTGTTTTCATTTTTTTCGGCTCCGTTTATTTTTAATATTATTTGTTCCAGGCCACAATGTTTTTTGTGATTTCTTTAGTCTGCTCATACCAGATGGCAATGGCTTAGCTTCTTCTTTATTATCTCTATAGTCATTATGTTTTTGATAAAGCTCTATTTTTTGATCTTCGCTCATGCGTTCTGTATTTCTTAAGGCCAAATCCCCTATAGTTTTTAGTTCGCTATTAGACTTTTTAACAGATGCTGACTGGGTTAATACGTCGTTTACATAAAGTCTATTGGAGCGTTTATTACATTGAGGACATTTAGCGTGAGGATCATAGTCTTTGATATAAAAGAAAAGCTCAAATACTTGATCGCATTTATCGCAGTTATATGTGTAGTTAGGCATAGTATGCTTCTGGCAAATAAGTTTTCCATTCCTTGGGGATATCTGTTTTTATTTTATGAAGATGGTGGCTAATAGGCAAGTATTTTTGGCTTTTAGTGGGTTTTATAGGAATATTTATTAGCGGCATATTTGCTTGTTTGGGTGTTTTGTTTCCTTTTTTCCTATTACATGGAACACAAGCTGTTACTATATTTGTCCAACAAGTTGGAGAAGCTTGACTATGTGACCAAACAGATTTTGGAATAACATGATCATACGTCAAATAACCAGCTTCATACTGATTTCCACAATATTGACAGGTATAATTATCTCTTAAAAAGATATTTTTACGAGAAAATATTAGCGTTTGATTAGTTTGTCTGAAAAATCTTTTAGTCCTAGCCACCGCGGGTATAGGGTATTTTTTATTATTGACCCCATTAATATGGTCGTTTTTAAAAAAATCAATAATATCAATACCGTATCGAGGATTATCCTCATACTTCATGTGCCAGACAACCGCTTTTTTCCAATGAATTATAGATAACGGAGTAAAATCTGCATTAAGCAATAAGCACTTACTATTTTGTTGTCTCATTTTCTACAGTTTCTAGTCTAGCTAAAATTTTGCCAATAATAGGATTACGAATAATATCAGCATTATTCAATTGAGACACACCGATACCTTCTATGTCTTGTAAGTTAGATATTAATTGTAAAAATCCACCCCTGAGATATCTTTGCAAATCCGATTGGCTTATATCTCCAGTTAATACCATTTTACTCTCATTGCCAATACGAGTCAATAACATTTTTAATTGATCGTACGAAGCATTTTGACACTCATCAGCGACAATAAAACAATTATGAAAGTTACGACCTCTCATCAATCCAAGAGGTACAATTTCTATTTTGTTTTGTGTTTTTAAACTAACATATTGACTTATTGGTATAAAGTGTACAATTTCATCTAAAATAGGTAAAAGATATGGGTGAAGTTTTTCTTCTGCTGTTCCAGGCAAAAATCCTAATTTTTCACCAGATTCTACAACGGGTCTTGTGATAACTATTTTATTAACTTTATTTTCTAGTAAATACTCAATTGCCATACCAACAGCAATATGTGTTTTACCACTACCAGCAACACCCTGGCAAAAGGTTATAGTATTTTCTGCAATTGTTCTTACAAATTCATGCTGATTAATAGTTTTTGGTTTAAGTCTATTTTTATAAGCAAAGCCAGAACTATTTTGTACTAATGAATTTGTAGCATCTATAGTCTTTTTCTTTTTTTGTTTTCTCAAGTTATACCTTTCGAAATATGGGTTAAATTAGACATGCGCCGCCAGCACAACTAACCTCTTCTATTCCGGCAGTATTATCCTCTGTTTCTACTAGTTGTGTATAATCAACCTTTTTAAAACTACTAAAAAGATCACAATAGAGTTTCCAGTTATAAACATCTTTCATACAATATGTCAAACGTCTTATATCTCCACCAAAATATTTACCAGCAAAGTTTTTCATTTTCGTGACAAATAAAAGTTTTTCTTTAGGGTCTTGTTCTTTAGCCTGATTCATACTGACATAATCACAAGCAGCCCATAGATTATTATTAAAGGCGTTTAAGCCTAGCTCTATTAATCCAGAGCACCATAACGCAGCGTCACCATACTCTTTGACTATTTCTCTGCTTGTGTAAACAGTAGTAAAGGGAGCCTGTGGATAGTCTTTGTCTCCACTTTGGGGGATTAAACTAATACCAGCAAAATATTTACGATTATTATAAATATATTTGGTTACCTCGCCCCACTCGTCTGGCTTAACAGTTACAGTATTGCTAACATTATGGCTAAGATATTCTTTTGTGCATAATGACTTATTTTTACCAGAATTCACCCAATTCTTTTGTGTTTCTTTAACTACGGCCAACATATCTACTGCTGGTAATTGATTTTTAAGTTTAGCTCCGTCTGGAACCTCAATAGGAAATTTAATAACCTCGTCAGTATTATTGGCTGACCATGAAGATTTTTCACAGGCTTGTGGGTTATAATTCTTAAAGTGTTGGAATGGTGCTTCTAAAATATTGGCCTGTACATGCCTTATATATCGCTTAGCATGATGAGGATGAATACCAGAAGACGTACCAAGCATACTACTACTAGTGCCTTCTGGCTTTAAACAGGTTACTCTAGCGGCTTGATTTATGTCGATTTTATCCGCTATAATTTTATTTGTTTCGACCGCAATCTTAGCGCCTTGTTTTAAAACCTTTTCGGACAATACCAGATCGTGTTTTTCCATGATACCAGTTAGAGAAACACCTAATAAAGCTTCTCTTTGGAATATCTTGCAGCTTATTTCGCCTAAGTAATCTAATTTAGTAAAGCCAGCTTGTAATGTTCCAATAATTGCTGCTGCTTTACATCTTTCATAAAAGTCTTCTTCGTCTGTGACACTAGAGCAATTGATCGTAGAAAGATTACATCCCTGCCATCCACTTTCTCCAGTTGTTTCATCAACGGGCCACATGCCAATTTCTACACATGGATTAAAAATCATTTCTGTAGATTCGCTCCAAATAAATCCTGGTTCTCCAAACTCTTTAACGCTTTCCATCAGCGTTTCAAATTCTTCAAGCGTGGTTTCGTTTTTAAGCAATAAGGCCGAGTTGTTACTTCTTGCTCTTTGGGGATTGTCTATATACCAATTACCAGTTTTAGCTTTTGCCATTTCTTCATCGTTTGCACTAAATAATGCTAAACTAGCAGATCTCCTTACTCCACCACTTAACACAGCGTCACTACTATGCATAACAATATCATAAGCATCAATTGGTCTAAGCTTTTTTTGTCCATTAGCAATACAACGATCTAATAGCGTTCTGACTTTTTCTAGTCCTTTGGCCAATGGTTCAAATCCAGGCGCTTTACCAACACCAGAACTTAGGTCGGATCCTTGTGGCCTAATATTACTATAATCAAATAGTATATGACAATTTTTATATTGTTTAAATTCTTCAACAGGTTTGCTAAAATATGAACTTAGTAAAACACCCAAAGCATCAGCCCAACCCTCGATACTATCTTCTATAAGATAGACAGTGCCTTGATCTTTAGGCGGATTGTGTTCAAGTGTTGGTAGTTTAGCAACATGGTGTTTTTGTACGCTAAAACCAGTACCACTGCCACAAAGCAATAGCCAAAAACATTCCTGAAAAAATCTTAATCTATCACAATAAGAACTTGTGCAGTTGTATATCTTGGCATGTCTTTTTAGAATGGGGTCGCCACCAAACTGTAGCCCTCTTTGACTCCCCAAAATCTTTTTTTTGTACATAATGTCATATGCCCAATCAATCTCGTCTGAGATATTTTTGTCGGCATACATTGTATGCATCATGTTTTTAACTCTTTCAACGGCCTCTTTCCATGTCTCTCTTCTTTTTTTATCTTCTAGCCAACGAGCATATTTACTAACAAATGTATAATTTTGCAATTCTTGAAGAGCGGACATACTATCTCCTATTAATTAGTGTTAAAAGACCTAATATTACCAATCCTTTAAAAGATTTTTCTATCATTAGAGTATCAGAGGTAATATTGAAATATAAATAAAAAAATAACATTATAAAAAAACAAATCTTATACATCATATTACACCACACAAATGTTTCAGCCACGAAAGATTTGGTTCTATATATATAATATTAATGCCACTCATTTGTACAAAAGTTGTAAATCTTTTTTCAGCATCAGCATCAAATAAATGTGTACCATGATCTTTTGTCATGACTATAGTACGAATACCTTCTTGCCACAAAGCCATAACACAATCATTACAACATTGTCCTGTAACATACGCGATACCATTTTCTGGTCGTATAATACAATTAGATAATGCATTACGTTCAGCATGAATCATCCAAGAATATTTTTCCGGTCGTGTTTTGGGCAATAGACCATCGTCTAAGCCTCGAGCAAATCCATTATATCCTATTCCTAGTATACGGTGATTATTGTCAGTAATCACGCACCCATGCTGAGTTTGTAGGTCATGACTACGTTGAGAAACAACTTTAGCCAAGCCTAAAAAATAATCTATCCAGTTTGGTCGTTCCATAATAAATATTATAGCACGACGAGTCGTTTGGTCAAGATGTCTTTGTAAGCTTATTATAGAGAATTAGTGTTAAAACGCCGCCAGCAATACCCATAAAAATACCAGATGGACTTAGGCTGTTATATGTTCCTAAAAGATATAAAACAGCACCACCCATGTATGAGCCAGCAACACCAACCGCTACGGTTTGAAAAAAACCCATACGCTCTTCACCAGGAACGAGAGATTTCGCAATACTGCCTACGAACAAACCATATACACACCAGACTAATAAATTAAACATTTGCAGCCTCCACTAGAGTAATTACTTCATCATCCCTGAGGTTTTCTCCTACATCTAAAATAGAACTAAGCAACGAGGTTCCATATTTTTTATACTGATCATTAGACATTTGTTTACGAATAACTTTTTTAATTCTCAACTTGGTAAACCAACCTCTTTTGATAGAATATGACTTAATTTCATCCCCGTATAAGTTGTATTTGTCTTGTGCTGATGACAGACTGAGATTTTTATTTTTGTTGCATTCTTGCAGAATTCTTATAAGGGTCAATGTTATACTAATAATCATTAATATCGCCATAACACTGCCAAAGTTTTCTTCTTCTGGTATGTGTGATTCTTTTCTAATTTTCTCGGCTATGTTTTTTAAATTGTCGTTCATTTTTGATGTACTCTGGTTTTACATTCTGGTTTTAATATTACTGGTGGATGAATTACCTCAGAATCTTTGGTTTCTGGTTCACAATATCCACAATCAACCATTTTGATGCCGTCTCCGCTTAAATATTTACCAGCACCCTTACAAACAGGACAGTTTTTTCTAGGATATTTTTTTTCTGTATCTATGTGTTTGCTTTTTATAATAGATCCAGCTAAAGTTACTGCTGCGGTTGTTGTGCCATTATAACCATAATCACTATGTGCAATAACAATAGAAGATATTAATATTAAACCAAGAATTTTATTCATCTTGTTTTCTCCATCTTGGACGCCGTTTTTTATCTGGTTTGGGAAAATCTATTTCTTCTACGCTTTTTGGTGACAAGATTTTTATTAAACTTAATATAAAACTAGAAATAATACTTAATAGTCTATTCAGAACGATCTTATCAATTATTTTCATAAATAATCCTCAAAACCATAAGAGGGAAGTTTTTGAACAGGAAACCCATCAAAGTTGCTAAACGCATAAGCGCCATTTTGTTTAAGCATCCCTGCTGCTGTATCTGAATCAATTAAAAACGAACCATCTGGTATTTTACCCCACGCTGGATGACCACCATCATTCCATTTACCCCAACTGTTTTGAATTAGAAATGCTAGTTCGCCATTAGTATCATCACAAGCTATCCAGGCCATAGCATGGGCCCAACTTCCACTGACTTTTGCGAAACCCTTACTATCTCTTTTGTTACTAAATCCATAACTAGAACATACGGATAAGCCATATCCATTAGCTAAAGCATCTCTAGCTTCTTCTATAGTCGTAACCAAACTAACAGTTTTAATTTGATGGTCATTAGCTAAGTCTATAACCTTGTCAGGCAATCCTCTAGCACCCCAACCTGCACCAAGATTTCCATTATATTTAGTAAAGTCAGCAACACCCCTATAGTCTTTTCTAACTAGAACCCCACCACTCTGGCTAACGAATGTAGCAGCTCTAGAGCAGCTCATGCCTTGTCCTCCGTGACCACGAGCGCCATAAATTCCTTCGGTTGCTCCTCGCGCTACCCAACTCTCTTTGTCTCTATGTACATCAATTTCTACGGCTCTACTCACGTCTAAAGCATTTCGTGTTGCATGAGACACACAATCTCCAGTAGTTTGTCTTTCATTATAAGGGTTTTTATCAAACTTTAAAACACTTTTATATGGGATGCTGAGTTTGCCTTTACCACTATTTTTTATTTTTTTAGCGCCGTCAGCAAAATATGCATATTTAGAACTCTCCATAAGTTCATCAAACATGTGTTGCTCCCACAAGCAACCCTGAAATCCTTTTTTATAATTTAGATAAAGATCATTTGGAGAAAATTTAGACATTATTTGCTACCCTCATAAACGGCCCAGGCCAAAGCTCTAAACGCTTCAACAGCTTTTTTTCTTAATTCAGCATCTAGTGGGACTATATCATCACCAATTTGACTACCTATAATAACCTGAGAAGCATCAGATAGTCCTGGATATTTATTTTTTATATTCATTCTCAACATTAAACCACCCAAAGAATTAGCTTGTCTAATTTCTTCTGTTGTTTTCACCACTTCGTTTTCACCATCAAGTTCTATAAGAGTAGCCAAATCCATATACAAATCAGATAGTCTTTGAGCATCTTGTGTTTTTTCTTTTAATGAGATATTTTTAAGAATATCAATTATTAATTTACATTTTGCCCTGAGATCAGAATTTTCTGGAGGAGTTATAATAACTATATTATCTACAACAACAGGTTTATTAATTGGTAGATTAAAATTAGGTTTAGTAATTCCAATTAGTATTAATACAGCGGCTAAAATCCATAAAAAGTTTTTATTCATTGTTTTTCTTTCCACATACATTAGGACTTAAATAAGGAAACATCTCATCAGCAACTTCCACCGCTTTATTACAGCCACACCTTAATGCTAGGTCTCTCGTTTCTTTCCATGAAACAATGAGCTTAAAAAAAGAATTGTCAGGTTCTTCTTGGCTATTTTCTGCGATAGTTGTAGCCAAAACTAACGGAGCATTTGTTGAAACGGTAACGGCTGGGACTACGGGCTTTGTTTCTTTTTTAGTCAAAATTCCTTTCACAGATTCTGCCAATAGGTTTATAGCGCCCTGAACTGGGCTTAGCTTGTCTTTAAAAAGAACCCATATTACAATGCCTATGCCAGCATAAAGCATCAAATCAGTTGAGCTTAAGCCTTTGCTAAATTCTTCAAAACTCTGAGTAAAATTCATATCAAGCCTCTTTATTCATTTTTTTAAGAAAAACACCAGTATTTCTGAAAGTTGTCACTAGCGCATCTATTGTTGCGCCAACAAGTATCATCAAAAATGCTTTGACATACTTATGTATAATAGGCTCTAAAACATTAGGAACAACAGGAATATCCACAACAACAAACACGCTATCGTAGAACCTATTTAATAAATCCATAGCCAAAGCTTTTTTGTCTGAACTACTAATATCATGTCCTAATTTCTCTATTATTTGTATAACACTAGCTGTGGCTAATTGTAAAATCTTCCAAGCTTCACTTATCGCTAATCTTTTTACTTCTGCTAGGCTGTTTTTTACGTTTAGTATTAGTTTGTCTACTTCTGCTCTTATTAGGTCTTGGCTCAATAGTGGTGTTACTGTTTTGATGTCGCTCATCTTCTGTTTCCTTTTCTTTGAACTGTTGTTTGATTTTTGTTCTACCGTTCACATATTTATATAAAATAATAAGTTGTCCACCTATTAATATACACGATTCTACACCATGAGATATGGTTGTGATAAGTTCTTCTTTTTGGCCATTATCTGTAATAAGACCAGTTAAATATAGTCCGCTAAATATAAAACTTACTAAAGTAAACCAAAATTCACTAGTTCTATATCCTGGCTTAGGTTTCATGCAGGGGAGTCTCCTGAATAGTATCTTGTGTCATCAAATCTAGCGTCATATTTATTTTGTATATCTGCGATAGTTGGTTGATTTGATACTGCTGTGTTCAAAGCGGAATATTCTCCAGTCCACGAACAAGTAACAACGGCTGTCCCGTTTTTTACTACCACACCACTAATTGCTGCCTGAATATCATTTGCCATAATTAACTCCTATCTATTCTTTCTTCTAGAGCTTCTAGTGTTTTGCCTAAAGTAGCAATTTGTATTTTTAGTTCATTCATAACCTCTATAACCTTTTGTAGAGTTATAGATAGAGCTGTTTGGGTTTCTTTGTTTATGGCTAATCTTTCCATAATAAATTCACGATCTTTACAATATGGACTCTCGTGCTGAACCATATTACTAATCTCTTCTTTAGTAAGAATTTTTCTACCAACTCCAACCCAAAAGCCAACCAAAGTAACAATTATGCCAATACTAGCCGAAGCCACAGACTGCCAAAAATGTAGCATTGATTCATTCATTTAAATTATTCCTTTATAAGTAAAAAGCCAAAAGATACTAATTGCATCCTTGGCTTAATACTAGATTAAATTATATACAAATATAATCAGTTGGTTTTGGCCTTATAATCATCAAGTTTTGGAATTGGACTACCTTGTAGATATACCAATTCGCCAGGAACAGATTTTGTTGGAGCAGCAGCTTGGTCTGTTGAAGTGGCGGAAGTAGCACCAGTGGAAATATTCCAAAATGCGTCTACAGCACCACTTGGAAAACCAGCTTCCCATTCTCCGCTATATTCATTCCACTTATTATTTCTAATAGCCGTTGTTGTTCTACGAGTTCTAACAACTTCTAGTTTATTAATACTTTTTGCGTTTGTGGTATCATTAGCACCACTACGTAAAAAGTTATTAGTAACGCCAGCTAAAGATGTTGTGACCTTAGGAGCTGTTGGAGTGGCATTGTTGTAAGCAAAAGTACCGGCAGATAAAGCCTTGTCAGCATCGGCATTATCAACTACTACGTTTGCATAAACACCGACCTGAGCGGCGGCTGTGGCTTGACTTCTAACAACGTTGGAAGATACGGTGCCATTAGCGGTCATAACGCCGCCATTATTAACTGTTGATGTTGCTGTTACAGCAGACGAACCATTTTTTTGTACTGTGGCCATTTGTTACTCCGTATTGAATTGCTAAAATCATGAATAACTTTTTATACACCACTATTCTTTTTGTTGAGTTAAATTGAATCTAAGAAAATTTTCTAATGCATGTAACGAGGTTGTTCTAAAGCCAAATAGGCCGGATTTTATGATAGTTTCAAAATGCTTATTCTGCCAAAAATTACCAGTGCAAATTATCTTTAGGTCTTTTGAGTTAGTATACAAAAATACAGACGCAAGTATATTATCTGCTAAATTATCTATAAAATAGCAGCTAGAAGGAAAAACATATTTTATGCCCATTTCTTCAAAAATTTCACAAGTTTTTTTTAAGCAAAAATGGTCAAATTTTCTATATTCTAGTATATATCTTACTGTAGCATTATGCGACTTAGAAATATCTACTATATTTTTGATATCATCTCTAATTTTATCGTATTTTCTATTTGCGGCCAAGACTTGAGGCATGCTAATATCTAGGGTATTAAATCCTGCTTTTAATGCTTGATCGACCGCCGAACATCTGGTTTTAGCATCAGACACCCCCAAAGGATAATCTATCAAACAAGAAAAGTCATATCCTTCATTGATAAAAGGCTTAATAAGTTTAAAAAAATAATATGGCAGAGTGATGCTATTAACTAGATTATTCGATATAATATGTTTTAATAAGTCTCGAGCCTTAGACTCGTTAATATCCGTATCAATAATAGCAAAATCAATATACATTATATTTTTTTGATGTAGTTTTTGATGTAGTCTATGTTCGGAAATTTTTTACTACCAAGAATACCATCCGCAAAGCCATAATCAACAGCTTCTTCTGCTGTTAAGATCCAATCTCTTTTTGTTGCCAATTGTGTTACGATATGTTTTTTGGTCATCATTTTTTTCCAATTTTTTTCTTTACATATCCTACTAGACATACACCTTTCAGTAAATATATCTATCATCTTTTCGCTTTCTTTTTCACTCCAATGTATCATGCTCAATGCCGCTTTATGTTCATTATCTACGCTGATAGATCCATAATGGATTAAAAAATTTGCATTAGGACTAAGAATTCTTAAATCTGCTGCTTGTAATAAAACTGTACTACTAGATTCTACTTTTGCATATGCTACTATACACACAGGACTTTTGCTATTTTTAATATTATCATATATGCCGAGACAGTCTTGCCAATCTCCTCCAGGTAAATGCATGTGTACTAGTATTGGATCTAATGAAAGAGTATTAAGATATCTCAAATTTTTTTCAAAAGTTATAGCCGATCTGTAGTCTACACCGGCTTCATTCTCTCCATCAAAATAAGAATGTAAGTATATTTCTCTATTATCTATGTCTATACTATGATTATGTATGTCGTAAAGAATATTGTTGTTTACAGTTTCCACATTATCACTTTTTTGTTAAATAATAGACAACATTATCAGTAATAGATCTCATAATTTCATTATCTACAAAACACTTACCTATACCAATTCTGAATCTATATCTAGTAAACACATCCAACAGTTCAACGCCATCACATTTTTCTATTATGTTTACTATTGGTTTAGATATGTTGAAATTTGTGTGACCCACCCAAAAATTAAAAATTTTACTAGATGCAGTGTGTTCGTTATAGGGTATTAGCCCTAGTGGAGATGATATAACTTTTATTGGCTTACTATTAGCTTTTATCATCTCTTCTTCTAAGATCTCTTGGTCTTCGTCTAGCTCTAAATCATCATCATATTTATGCCACTTTAATTCGTCTGAATTTTCTCCAAACGGATCGTTCCATTTTTCCCAAATAATTTTATGGTTTGTCATTATGTTTGATACCATTACTAAAGGCTGTTGGTTTAATATATGGTTCGGTTGTGTCTCCATATGATGTATTATCATCTACTAGGTCTTGCCAAGCGACCATTACCTCTTTTACATAATGTTTGATTTTTGGATCTTGTTTGGATATGTCTATAAGAATATTTAATAAAGAAGTCATGTACTCACCAGAATTAATACCGAACAACATTTCTGCTAAACTGTCTATCGACTCGGGATCTGTATCAACAATATAAATTTTTGCATATGATTGGTTTGCTTCTACCCAAAAGGTTACTGTGTTGTGTTTGGGCAAAGATTCTTCTATATTATTTTTTTTCTTTTGATATTGACATAATTTGTTTAAAATAGATTTGATCATTTCAATCTTTGGGTAACCTCAAATAGTATATTGCTATATGGATTTGGTTCTTGATAAATAAATTCAAACCAACATGCCCCATTTCCTATGCTATTTGTTTTGCTAGTTATAAAACCATAGATCATATTTAATGTATCTTCATTGTCTGAGATATATTTAGTATCTATATTAATAAGTTGAGGCAATAATTCTATATCATTAACATATATGTATTTTTTTAAATAATCAACAAGATATGTCTCAGTGTTTTTTAAAAAGTCACTATTACATACAAAGTTGGGAAACTGTATTTGATCTTGAGATAAAGACAAGACAAACTGTTTATTGTTTGGAATATCTGTAGATAAGACAACGCATTGGATATTTACTGTATATTTATTGTGCATTTTTTAAACCTCTGATTAAATCTAGGGCTTTATTTAAGCCTTGCCTAACAGCCTCTCTAGTAATACCGTACTTTTTACCAATTTTTTCAAATGTGTAATTCTCAAAATAGTATAGTCGTATATAATCCTTTTGTCTATCTGAAAGATAGTCTATTGATAGTATATTATCAATTAATCCAGCTAATGAATCGGATTGTTCTTTTTCTATCAGTTGTTCGTCTGGAGTTTTTGTATTGTGGTCTTTAATTAGTTCATAATTAGATAGTTCCATATCTTCGTTTTTAAAGTCTAGAGAATAAACATTTTTTATATTTTTGGGCTTTTGATAAATTTTGCTAACATAAGTTTGGATAGCCCATAAAGCACATTGATTTCTATATGAATATTTAGTTTTTTTAGTTCCTTGTTTATTTGTATAGTTTTCATCCCATCTCCAATCAGCCATCATAATAGCATTAGCCACAGAAGATACTGCATCTTCATCTTTTAGCATCTTTTGAGATAGGCCATTAAATATTGCATTAGCAAATTTAGAAATTGCTTTTTTGGCAAGTAACAAGTATACATCCAGGGTATCAAATTCTATTTCTGAATGATTCTTATAGGCGATTTTTTGATTTCCAATTCCGTTGATCTGTAGCAACATTATTTAAGGTTCCTTGGGTATTTAAATTAATAACATCTTCGATTAAATTACGCGTATATTCTCAGCATCGATCTGGGGTTATCATCGTAGCCTATGATAATATTACCAGAATCTATTTTATCTATTTGTTTAGATAATATAAAGTCTATAGTTTGAATAAGTCTAATAATCGCCATGTCACCTACACAATAATAATGTAGATGAAGTAATCTCTGGACAAGCCAGTGTAAAAAATTTATATCCTCATCCACAAAACTATTCCTATTTATCCAAATCTTATCTTTATTTAGTTAATCTTTGCCACTGTTCTGTTTGTGGTCTGTCTTTATCTCCAGGTTGTGCTGGGCGATATTTTTTTCCTTCTCGTTCTCTTTTCTTGCGAATATTTTCCCATAATCCTGGTCTAGTATTTTGTCCCATTGTTGTTGTAACGCCAGGATATTTTTTGTATTGATATTCATAATGAGGCAAGTCTGATATTTTTACTTTTTTACGTTTTTTTGTTGTGTCGTTTTCTGGATTCACAACCGATTCTGTTTCTTCATAGTCATCGTCATCTGTCTCGACGAACATGACAAAATCATGGATACTTCTCAAATGATCCTCTGCAACCGCAATCATACCTTGAAGATGTGGTGCTGTCAAATTTTCTTTTACCATAGGACTATCTAAGTAATCCAGTATATCTTTGGCATGACTCATTATTGCTCTTAATGAGCCAACACTCATATCATAATAACTTTTTTTGTATTCTGATTCTTCTTCTTTTTCTTCATCTTCTTCTGGCATATCATTAGATAGCAAGCTTAATCTATCGTCTTCATATTCATTTTCGGGATATACATCATCTTCTTGTTCATAATCACAACCACAACTATCTGCTTTAGTGGTTTTTAATTCTGTTTTTTCTTGGGTGTCGTGTGTTTTGTGAGTAGCATTTACTGCGTCTTTAATACCGTTGAGTATATCATTAAATCTGGTCATTATAGTATTTCCCTAATATGTTTGTAGTTAATTAAATTATATTACCAAGCTTTACAAGACCAATATCTTGCTTTCCATTTGGGGCCTGGATTGTCACAATTGTGTCTGGCTCTGAAACTTTTGCGACGTTCTGGAATGTTTTTTTTAATTTTCATGTTTGGATCACCAAATCTGACTATCACAATGTTGCCACTCTCATTCTTTGTATAAACTGCAAATTTTTTAGGTCCGCTAGGAGTCCTAAAAGGTTTATTTAAGGTTACTTTACGACCCTGATATTCTGCTGCTTTTGCTTCTCCATCAAATCGAAGATATCTATTATTTTTTCTATAGTTACCCTTTTTTTCAAAATAAAACAACTCGTTAGTAACCGGATCTAAATATTGATATTTTGCAATTGATGATACGTCTAAAATTTCCGTTTCTTCACCCATATCCTCATAGTCTATATCATTTGGAACAATGAGATTATTAGCAGACAGTAATTCTGCTTCGGTTTCACAGTTATCACACTCATAGGACATTGAGAAACCCAGTATATCTAATACATAGTCCAATAATCCAGCTTTGTTCTTTTTGCGTGTCTGTCCCAAACAAATAGCTACTCGTTGTTGAGTATTAGGATAGTCTTTTTTCATGGTTTCGTTGCTCATACAACGACCAATGAATTTTTGTCTATCTTCGTTTGGTTTTTTTTCTGGGATTGGCATGATAACTATTATTCCTTGTGATTGTTTGGTCTATAATTGAAGCCGTATTATTCCACGTAAAATGCTTGGCTGTTAATAGGCCATTAGGATTACTACGTACATTATTACTATACACAAATCTCATAAGATCTACCGTTTGGTCTAATTGTGGTTGTCCTAATTTAGCCCAGCTGCCTTCTCCATGAAACCATTTTTTATCATTTGCAATTTCTGTTTCGGTAATATTTACTAAATATGCATTATCTTTAGTACAATATTCTGTATGTGCTGAATAATTAGTAGCTATTATTGGCTTATTTAAAGCCATGCTTTCTAATATAGAATTATTCCACCCTTCTGCTCTGGACAGATAAATTCCACAATCCCCATGAAAGATATATTCTGCTAAATGATATTGTGTTGGTAGTCTGCCAAATATTTTTATCTTATTAGCAAGTTTAGAATTTTTTGCCATACTGATCCAAAATTGTTCTTCTTCTGGTTTTAAGAACATATTATGTGGTAACAACCATAGTTCAACGTCATCATTTTCGTCGAACGCGGCATTAAATGCTTGAATTAAAAAATCGTGACCTTTTCTGTGTTCCCATTTACCTATGTGAAAAAACCTGTAAGTATTTTCTACTTTAATTTTAATTGGTAATTTAAAAATTTCTAAGTCCACAGCTAGCGGTGCAACATACACAGGCTTAGTGATATTATTTTCTTGTAAAATTTGTTTGCCCCATTTAGAAGCAACAAAAATTCCATCGCAAGAATTTAGATGAACTTTTTCAATAGGCTTAAGTTTATCTACCTCAAAAAATGGAAATGAGTAATAGTGTCCACTGCCTATTCTAGAAGCCAAATCAAATTGATGCCAAATTTTAAGACACGGAGCTTTATAGTCAAAATTTTGAGCATTACTGACTACTTTTTGTAGAAGCCCCTTTTCTGTTTCAGAATTTATTTCTATTTGGTCCCCACCCATAGGGAATAGGCTGACATCTATATTAAGATCAACTAATTTTTTTAATATATTCAGAGACGTAATACCATAACCAGTTTTGCCTATGGCACAACTTAGATTTAATTTTTTAGATATCATTTTTCGTAAACTTTATTGTGTGTGTTATTCACTTGTATAAATGTTGTTTTTTTACCAAAATCTTTAATTTTGTTAGCTCCTATATATGTACAGGAGCTTCTTAATCCGCCATAAATATCTTGTATTACTTCTTCTGCCATGCCTTTATATGGGACAATAACGCATTTGCCTTCGGCTGTTCTATATTTTGCAACTCCGTTGTGGTGTTTATTCATAGCATCTTTGCTACTCATACCATAATATTTTAGTGATACTTTTCTTTTTTTATGGTCTAATCCGCCGGGATCAAACGGTTGCCATCCTCCACTACGCATTGCATATTCGTATTTCCATTCTCCTTCACATTCGTCGCATCCTGCAAACATACTGCCAAGCATTACAAAATCACTATTACCACCAAAAGCTTTACAAACATCTCCAACTACTTTGCATCCGCCATCGCTACAAATGTGACCACCAAGACCATGAGCGGCATCTGCACATTCCATTACAGCACTCAGTTGGGGGTATCCGACGCCAGTTTTTAAACGGGTGGTACACACACTACCTGACCCTATACCAACCTTGACTATATCAACTTTGCCATGAATAATAAGTTCCTCGACCATTTCTTGAGTTACCACATTTCCGGCCATAAGAATAATTTCTGGAAATAATTTTCTTATATGTGTGGCTGTTTTTACGAACTGTTCAGTATAACCATTTGCTACATCCAAACATACGTTGGGAATATAAAATCCACTAGCTTTAATAGTATTTAGTACTATTTCTAGTTTATCTATATCTTTTTTAGACGTACCGGTAGAATAGAATATTAAATTTTTATTACTACCATGATCGCAGTAAAAATTGATTAAATCGTCGTGATCATAATGTTTATGTAAACAAGTAATTGCGTTGTGATCGCTTAGAGATTTGGCCATATATAGAGTACCCACCGTATCCATATTTGCTACCATGATAGGAACACAAGACAATTCTCTGGGGCTATGTACGAATTTAAATGCTCTAATCAAATCCACCTCGGACCTACTATTGAGGGTGGACCTTTTTGGTCTGATTAATACATCGTCGAAATCTAACTTTGTTTCATTAATGATTTTTTGCATTTGTTTTTTTGCCTAAAGATAATCTATTAAAATCAAATAAGTTTATAAGGTAAAAAATCTCCACCTGTTATAATATTCTATTTCTGCGTCTGTGTGTATATGCTGTAGATAGTTTTTAACCTCTAGCCAAGTAGAAAATATCATTTGGTGTGGGATAGTACCAAACAACCAATCTGGAGTTTGACTTTTTCCCTGCTCCATATGAACAATAATTGGTTTTTTAGATCTATTCGCTAAAAATATTTCTTCGTATGTTCCACACGGATGAATATCAAGATCTAGATTAACTATAATAAAATCGCTTATATCTACTAGTCTAAGATCAACGGCTCTGATAGTTTTCATCATTGCCGATAATTCATCATAGCGACCCATTTGTTTGAGTTTTGTTTTTATATGATGGGTATCATTATCTTCAAGACCTATATCTGTTGGTTTGCTAATAGGATTGAAAACTACAATACTTAAATTTTCTAAGAATGGAGTTATAGAATCTCGCCACCCAGTACCACGGTCTGCAACTCTATCCATAGCGCCAGCCAAATATACTCTTTGATTTGTAAGTCTTTGGTTCATATATGGTATTCAATATCTCGTATCAAAAACATAATCAAATAAATTATTGGTTCTCGGGAAATGTTTTCTATTTGTTTTTAGTTCTTTAATTCCATTTAAAAGACCGAGAAACATAGAAATAGCAAAAATCCAATATAATGTTGTCATTTTGTCCTTTGTTCTTGTAGAATTGCTAAATATGGTAATCTGCTTCGCTGTACTTCTGCTAAACATTTTTGTAAATGTTCTGAATTGGTAGAACGCCCAGTAGGGTTTTCATAATATAAGCCAACTGGATGATTGACCAGTTCTATTGTAGCACCGCCGAACGCACAACGCAACCAGAATTCTCCATCAGCCGCTGATATGTAAGACTCATCAAAATATCCAAACCTGTCATGTAAACTTTTTCTCCATAAAGGCATACAGTGTGGCGAATTATTTCTTAATAAATTTTCTAACGAGTGAGGCAAATAGGGATAGATAACATTATATTCATTATGTTCATATTTTTCATTCGGGACATGCGACACATATGTGATGCCGTACACAACATCAATATCAGGCTTATTGGCTAGCCTATTGTATAAAATCTCTATGCTGTTAGGCGACTTTCTATCGTCTACATTCCAATTACCAATGATATCAGATGAACAATGTTGAATAGCTATATTCCAACACTGATATAATCCAGGATCACTATCTAGTTTAATATATTTTATATTTGAGTATTTATTTAATAGTGGAAGTATGTGTTGTTCCTCGTTTTCTGGTGAATCACAATTTAATAAAACAAACTCGATATCAGAGAAAATAGTTTGCCGCAACATATCTTCTATGTATCCTTGTATAAATTTTTCACCCTTGTAAAAAGAACAAAATATTGAGCATTTATAGGCGTTGTTCATGGTAGTTTTACTTTAAATAAATTTGTTTAAATATTGGGATTACTTTTTCTGGAGAAAATTCTTGATAACAATTCCATTCCGATGAGTTGATTTCTTTTTTATTAAGATTTAATATGATATTATCTATCTCTTTTTTATTGCTGTAATATATACCCTTATTTCCTAAAACCTGTATATGATTTTTTTCTGGCGAATCTCTATATGTTATTATTGGTTTATTTCTGATGGAAAATTCTCCACATGATAAACCAAATGACTCACCAATATATCTAGCATGAAGCATAGCATCGCATGTGTTAATAAACTTTACTTTTTCATTTAAATTTGGTGTTGAATTTAAATATATAATTTTTTCATGCTTATAAAATGGCTGAGTATATTGAAATATAAACCATATATCATTTCTTTGTTTTAAGCAGCCGATAATAGATTCTTTTACAAATGGTATATCAAAAGTTTCCCAGCCTCCATTTCTTCCAAAAACTAAATCACTATTTGGGATATTGAGTTCATTTCTCATATCCTCTCGATAGTCTGGAAGATAAACAATATGTGGAACATACGGTATAGAAAACCCCGTTATCTCTGACAACCATCTAGACCCCATAGCATAAATATCGCCATGAATCCAATTACGTTCCCAGTGTCCTGATACTGCGTTTATTAAATTTTTAGATACAGAAGATATAACACCGTCAGGTTTTCCTCCTTTTATCATAAAAAAATAATCACACGTGTTTTGTTTTAAAATATTATCAATTTGATTTTTATCTTCATATCCAAAAACAGCGAACTCTTTTTCAAACTTTTTAATAACACTATTATCATTAAAATTATTTTTGAGATCAAACACAATAATTGGCTCAACATCAAGATAATACCGAGTCCAATATGCCCAATCATAGATTGCTATAGTAGTCCCTCTTAAGCACAAGGAATTGTCATGGAATGCTATTTTCATATTAATAATAAATATTTTAACATTTTATCATCTAATTTATTTAAAGAATATGTCATATTTTTTTAATATCAAGTATTTAAATTTGCAAACAAAACATTTCCGCCGTCTTTCCATTCTAATTCCTCATAAACTACAGCAAAGCCGTTCTCTTCAAGAAAAATTTTAAAATCTGGATATAATATATTGCCCTCATAATTTTCAAGTATAGATACTTCTGTATATAAATATTTAGTAATATTTAAAGAATTTAGCGAGTCTCTTAAAACTATAGGTTCATATCCTTGCATATCTAACCACATTAAATTAATTTGATCTATTGTATTACTTTTTACAAAATCATCAAGTCTTATCGTTTTAACCTCAGTTTGCTTTTTAAAGGTTATATCGGGATGATTTATCAGATGATTTTTTGGTACGAGAAAAGACGATGATCCCCATGTGTCATTAAATCTATCGCTAACATTCATGTTTTTTTTCCCATTTGAATCAGACAGTGCCAAATTATAAACATTAACATTTTTTCTATTAGAAATTTTATTTTGAGTTTTTTCGAAAAGATCAAATATTGGTTCAAATCCGTATATTTTTCCTTCAGGAAAATTGTCTGCAAAGAACAAGGTGTCTATACCTTCACAAGTACCAGCCTCTATTATAGTTGCATTTTTTGGTATGTTTTTTAATATCCACTCATGTATTCTCATATTAAACTCTTAATTCTATTTGTAAATTTTAAAACTATATGATCAAATAATATTCTAGGATATTGTTCATCATTGAACAACATTTCGTTTCTAATTCTATTAAACTCTTCATCGTTTTTATCAATCTCTATTATGAAGTCAATCATTTCATTCAAATTTCTAAAATTTGAAAGATTAATTAAGCATTTGTCATTAAAATCTACAGATATGTTTTCATCCGACCAATAAATTGGCACACATCCTGCAACTTTGGCGTGTAAAAGTTTTTCGGTATAATATCCAGGAAAAATAGAATTTTCAAAACAAATATTGAATCTATATTCTGATATTATATCTAATTTTTTATCTTCGCCATCACCAATATTTTTATATCTATTTCCATATACATTTACTAATTTATATTTAGATAGTTCATTTATTATTTCAGATCTATAAGGAGATTGACCATTATATACAATAGAACAAAATTTATTTTTTTGTTTATTATAAAAATCATTATTTGTAATTTTTTTAGGATCTATTGTAAATTTTGGATTAGAATAATTTATTTTACCAAACCAGTCTATTTGTAATACCCATAAAGGTACTCTTATTTTTTTATCGTCCTCATCAAAATCAAAACTAAGACATATATCACAGTTTGACATATAGCTTAATTTATTTAAATATTCTACTCTTCTTAAGTTTTCGCCGGTATAAAATACCCTTATTTTATCTTTATATTTTTCATTTAAATTACCATAGCAGGAAAAAAATAAAATATCACAATCATTTGGATTAGATATTTTGACACCATCTATTACTGATGACATCATGTGTGTAAAAAAATTATTACTGATATCAAAATTATGCCAGAAGTCTAAAAAAGCTATTTTCATTTGTCAATTATTTGTTTTAATCCAGGTTCTATCCATGAGACCTTTAAATTGTTAAGTTGGATAATCTCGTTCATTTTATAGTCAATTGCATTATTGATATTTTCACAACCGCTTAACATTTTAATTGAAGCCTCTCTTGATATTATATACGCGTGTGTACATCTTGTTTTGTGATCTTTATGGTATTTTAATAATTTTTCAGAGATATCTGGGGATATAAAATCTAAAAACGTACCAATCATTACTAAATCATAATAACTTTTAGCTAATTCAGCTTCTATATTCTGTATAAGATTTGAAAAATCATTTGGAATTTCACAATCATCCTCAAGTATTAAAATAAATTCGTTATTAGAGCATACTTGTTTTTTCCAACAATCTATATGTTTTAAAACCAAGCTTATACTTGATTTGTTTTTTTTATTTGGATTATTAGTATAAGAGTAATTTTTTATTTGAGAAATATATAAGTCATTATGTATATTATAATCAGCATTGTCAATTAATTTTTGATCAAACGATTCTGGACCAAAGCCATCTACTATTTCGTATTCTATAGATTGTGAATCAAGTGAGTTTGTTATTCTTTTTCTTCTATTAGAAAATTTAGGATGGTTTAGAACGTATATTTTCATATTTATTATTTTTGATAAATAAACTCATATCTGTCTTCATCATATACTCTTAAGTCTATTTCCTCAATATTTGAGGATTTAAAAGTTTCCCAAGAGTTAATCCAAGGAAATTTAAAACAAGGAAAATAAACTTTACCTTGACCCAAAAACGCCGCCCACCAACTAAATGTGCTATTAGCTATAATAGTTTTTTTTGAATATTTCACATAAACAAAATCAGCTAAAAATTTATTTACACCCCAATTAGAATTATCTTTAATTTTACAGCCCATACTTTTAAGAATATCAAGTTTTGAATTATTGGGCTCGTCACAGATAATAGTAGCATTGTTAAAGGACTCTTTGTTTAAAATATTTATATAATATTCCATCTCAATATCCCAACCTAATTTGACATAGTCTCCGAGTCTAATACTTAAAACCAAATCATCGTCATTAGGTTTATCATAAGAGTCTTCGTTTTCAATGAATAACCATTCTCTTATAGAATTTTTATTCGAAATGTAATGTTCGTATCTTTGTGAGTAGCCGGAAATAATAATTTGACCATTATGATTATTTATATAATTCATGTCAAAAATTTGAGTATTCTCTGGAGTTCTGTAAGGATTATGATAATTTTCTATGCCTTCAGTATTATTATATGTTATTGGAAATCCTGGTATAATAGGAGCTACTAATTTATAGTTCTTCTTTTCTGCTATTTGTCTAGCCCAACAATATTGAAATAGTCTATTGCCCAGTCCTTGTTTGCTAACATCATAATATATTGTTTTAAGTTTTATCATTTTATTTTTTTTTAAAAAATATTTATTAAAATTATTTAAGTCTTTATGATTGGCTAATTTCAGCAATATTACTTTTATAAAAATCAATAATATATTTTACAATATTTTTGGAAGTATATTGTTTCATAACTTTATTACATCCCTCGATTGCTATTTTTTCTCTTTCTATAGGATTGTCTAGATAGTAAACAATTTTCTCAAGAGCCTCCTCTTTTGTATCATAAAATATGATTTCTTTATTTTCAATAAATATTGAATCTAATTTTTTATTTGGAGATAATCTGTTTGTAATAACTAATTTTTTACATGCCATACCTTCAAAAATTCTTCTTGATATTTCTCCAAATCTAGCAACTTGTAGAATAATTTTTCCATTTCTAAATAGATCGCCATTTTCTATATCTACAAGATTGTTCTTTAAATAAAAAGACTTATCAAGATGGCGTTGTAAGAACGGTATAATTTCACCCCTGTCCCCACACACGGATGTTACAACATCGAATGGACTATAATCTGTTAAAGATGGATAAAAAATATTGGTGTCTGCCCAATGAGCCGTAAATATAGAATTATAATCATTGTTTTTATAATAGTTATGACACTCTATGCCTGGTGTTAAAATAAGATCGGCATGTTTTATTCTTTCTTGATTATATCTTAGCGTTTGTGGTTCATCTCCACAATCGACTATTAATTTACTTTCTGGAAAATTTTCTTTTTTGAATAAGTGGTCTGGTCCTAGCCCGCAAGACATCCATAATATTATTTGTGGGACAAAAATTTGATCGTCATATAATTTTTTAAGTTCATAAAAACCAAATTCTCTATTGTTTGGTGGCAGAGGGAACGACCTTATATGTTGTACTAATTCACTATATTTGAAAGCATTATAAATACTTTTTGGTGTTGACCAATATTTTTCTTCTCCATATTGGAGATAGTCTTCTATAGAATAGTCGTATAATATTGCAATCTTCATATTTTTTTAATTATATTATCATAGGTAGATTGTAGTGTAAAATATTTATGATATAATTTTTTACCGCTAAATACTAATTCGTTATATTTTTTATTATCTATTTTATTTAGAATATTTTCTATATTATAGATTTCATTTTCATTAATTAAAACAGAAAAACTATTCCAATCAATCTCGTCACTCCAAGGCAAATAAAAATCATTACTTATGATAATCGGCACAACACCAAGTTGCAAAACCTCATAAAGTCTAAAAGAATTTAATCCATAACCTCTTGGACAAAAACCATAGTAACTCTGTTGAGTAATATGTATAAAATCATAGAGATTATTTATAGCTATATTAGGATTCCATGACTTATATTTGATGCAATATCCGGATTTGTTAATAAATTGATCGCATAGTTTTTGCCTAATAGGATGGGTAATAGATCCTACGAACGATGCTTTATATTTCTTGGACTGAGGCTTTATTAAATCTTTTGGTATAGCAGAACAAACCAGTGGAATAGGAATAGTATGCGAATTCCTGACATTACCCCCAGCACTGAATATTAAGCAGCTGTCTGGTAGTTTTTCTCTTGGTGCATCATCGTGTTGACAAACTGTAAAATATTGATATTCTGGATTAAGACTATTTAATTTTTCTTGTAGTCCATATGTTTGGCCTTGTATATAAACTGTTGTCCAAGATACAGGGATATAATATCTATTAGTCGAGGTATCATTAGATAAAAATTGATTATAAAAGTAATCTTCTAGATAATCGCCACTATGGTATGGGGGATATGTTGGATATGTTGGAACTAGTCTATATTCGCTAAATAGACTATTAAGATATTTTTGATAACAGTTCATATTTTTCGCGAACCAACTTAAGTAAAGATATCTTATTTTGAACACCAACTACCCAGTTGGCGTGGTGTATTAATATGTCTCTTGGTATATCAAAATCTTGACCATTCCATACAGTTCCTATATTTTGAGCAACTGTGTAGAATCTGTGAGATAAAAATTTAGCATTACATGTTTTTATATGATAATTTAATGAAGTTTGATCTTCATCTATGTATAGTTTACTAATTTTGTAGAATAAATCTTTGGTTCTGTTATTGACTTTACAAACAAAAAAACCAGAGCAATATGGTAAATATCCAGTATCGTATTGACAGGCTATATCATGATCTAATAATTCTTTGAGAAGATCATCAACTATAGAAGAACAAAAAAATTGAACATCGACATCTGAAAAAATAAAAATATCTTTTGGATTTTCATCACATGCTTGTAAAAAAATTTTTGTTTTTCTATAACAAGTTTGACTCCATCCTCTATCTTTGAAATTTGCCGTATCACATTCTTGAGGAATTAAATGACTATTTAACTCTAAGTCTTGTGGTAGGGTTGGTAAAAAAAATTGTTGATATAATTGATTATGAGAATCTGAATGTGCAGTATATATTTTCATCAGATAGTATGTACACAGGTTGTGTAATTTGACCAAATATCTTCTATAAGTTTTTCTATAAAATTCCATTCTCCTCCAGCTAAACCACTACCAAATTTAGGACAATGAATTTGTATCTTTTCTTTGTCTAAGTTTTGAGCATAATTCCTAACTTCTACCATACACTTGACAAGAGCTTCGTAGTTAAGAGGTCTGGGATTGTTTTGACTAATAGTTCTATTTTGAGCTATCATGTTCGCAAAAATTAATTCATGCAAATATTCTGGATCTTTCATTACTCTAACGTACTGAACATATCCCAATTTAGTTTTGTTACCAAGTAGTTCAAAATTAGTGGCTACTATAGGATAGGATTCTCTAACAGCAGCAGCAAATCCAGCACCAAACAGCCCTATATTATTACACACATGAGGTATTATAATAGTACTGCCTAGATGTTTTGATTGAATAATATTTTTAGTCACCTCAAATATATTAGATTTTACTAGTCTTAGTCTTGGCTTGTCTTTAAGCATATTTTTACCATCTATTTATAGGACACTTTTGATCCGCCCATGCTAATTTATTCATGAATATTTCTTTAGTATTTATATTGCATCCGCATTGTAGGCATTTAGATTCTTGATCATCGAAAAACTCACAAGCAGCACAGATTCCATATCTTTTTAATATTTGTTTTTTTGAACACTTGGGTGAGCCATGGTAAATATGCCAAAATAATGCTTTAATAAATTTTAGAATTTTCATTTTTATATTCTTTAATAGGTAAGATATTATTATCTTTGTCTAGTATATAAACTGGGTTAACTTCTATTATAGTATTACTGTCAAGCCATTTAGCATTTCCGTTCAAAAGACTATAACACAACTTTTTACCATTGGCCTTAAAGTCAGACGTTAATAACCAGTAGCTATTATCTAACTTAAATGTATCACCATTACTGATTTCCTCTAGATATTTCAACTATATTCCTCCCAGTCCTCCCACTTTTCTTCTTCTTGCATTTCCTGAATTCTCTTTTTTATAGTTTGTTTATTTAGTTTTTTAAATCTTTGTTCTTCATTAAAATCACTAGATAATTTTCTATCTTTTTTTTTGCTATCTATTTTTTCTTTACGAAAAGATTTCCTGTCAAAACTATCAAAGTCTTTCATTTTATTTTTTTAGTTTTATGTTCTTCAATCCAAGAGATGAATTTTTGAATTCTAGTATGGCCTGACTGTTCATTATATTTGCTGTTGGGAGATCTGTCAATAGCCACTACACAAGAATTTATTCCAGCAAAACGACTATCTATAAAAAAGACCATCATCACTATCTCCACCAGCAATTAAAAACACACATAATATAGTCTTGATCATAAAATATCGTTATTTATAGGGTTTGTTTTTTATCTTATTTAGGTACAGTTCGCAATCTTCTATGACATATTTATTCCAGCTTTTATAGTCCATTAAATGGCCAAATATAAAATGGCAAGGATCATCACACAAAGTAATCAGATTTGACGGATCTAGTTCTCTATCTGGATTGCAATGAACGGGTTCTATATGATGAACCTCTAATTTTTTATTTCTACCGCAAGCCGCACAAGTTGGCTGATTATTAAGATGTTCTTTTCTAACACTACTCCATTTTGGAGAACGGTAAGCAAATCTAAGAAATTTTTTGAATCCAAACATTATTGTTGTTCTTTAAACTCATAAAAATACAATTCTTCTTCGCTCTCGCTAATCCATCTACTACCAGTATTTTCGCAACTGAATTCTAGACTAAATACTTCCCAATCTGGTTTTTTATCAAATTTTTTAACAATAAAACTACCGCCGTCCATCCAAAGCACCCTATTGTTAGGCTGCAAAAAATATTGCCCACCAGACCCCTGAAAAAAATGTCCACACTTATGACCAGCAGACATTTCTCCATAGCCACTTTGATATTGTGGCCCCAAACACCAATCTATAGTAAATAGATATTTTGCTTTGTGTAGCGTTTTATCCTTAAGAAAGATATTTGCCGCTCTATTTTTAGAGTATTGGTCTATTTTGATAGAAGCATAATAACTAATACTATCCCACAGCTGAATCCAGTCTAATAAATAGTTTGACCCACCCGATTCTGTTGATCTTAAATAGTGAATTGGAACTCTAGCGTGCTGACTACCATATTCGGTCATCACAGAAAATAACGCACATCTTTGTGGAATACTAGTGAAGTTAAAAACCTCTACCGCTATTCTTTCTGAGTTAACATCTGGAGGTTTATTGTAGAAAAAATTTGTATCTAAGTAGCAAAAAAAAGTAGGAGTATCTATATTTAGATAATTACTCATAACACTTTAGATGCTATTAAACACCCTTTAGAAACCGCATGTAGTGGATCTGAGGCGTGAACGACCTCTTTAACTGGTAATGGAAAATTATTTTGAGTCAATTTTTGTGCAAATAATTCAATATATCCTTTTGCTTGTGATGTACCACCAGCAATAACAATTTTAAGAGGATTCTTAAATTTAGGAAGAGATTTATGATTAGTTAATGCAAATGCTAGCTGTTTTGTAGTATAATCAATTAATCTTTCATAATATGCCGACACAGCAGCAAGCACAGGATTCTCGTTCTGTTCACCGATTTTAAAATCGCCGCCCTCTTTCTCTGCTTGAACAACACTGTCTGTTTCTCCAGTGGCTACAGCACTCATGCGGTCGATCCAATCGCCAGACTTTGTTGTGCTAAAGACTACTGTAGGTTCGCCATTTAACATGACACACACATTTGTCATACCGGCACCACAACTAATTGCTATACCAGTATAGTCTTCGTTTTCTAATTCAGCATAGCACAAAGCTTCTGCTTCATTGATTGCTCTAGCATCATAGCCACACTCTGCTAATACTGTTTTAACCACATCTTCGTGATAGCCTACATCAAAATCTTCATCTTCTTGATCAACTGGTTGTGCGGGGACACAAAATACTAATTTTTCTTCTGTCTCTGAAGATTGTCCGACTACTTCTTTTAAAATAAACGATAGGATTCTTTTTGCGTCTTTTTCTTTAGCGGACACAACCCCTCTATACATGGGTCTTTTGGCAGCGTCGTTTCTTTCTACGGCTTTTTCTATGGCATCCTTGCCCAAGATAATAAAAGATCCATCATTATCTTTAATAAATGTTTTTCCCGACAAGCCTTTTTCTATCATTTTTGTAGCAACTGGCGTTGTGGGCTTTATAATATAAAAAGCATCTCGAAAATCTTTATATTCTATATTTCCATTTTTTTCTTGCGATAAAACTATAAAACTTGTACCTACATCTAAGCCCTTAGCCATAATTTTACCTCTTTAAATTTTTGAGTTTATTTACAGAATTAGAAATATTATCTTGTGTTTTTTTAACTTCTCCCAAAGAGTCGTATTTTTTTTCTAATCCTTCTGTTTTAATATCTGTTACAAACGTCTTATCGTCTATGGAAATAGAATTATTTTCTTTGGTAGTAGAATTTTGTTGTTTAAAAAATGATTTGGGCCGATCTGTAGATACACCATTTCGACTAGAAGATAAGCCAAATAAATAGCCTATAATAAAAGTATTGACTATAACAATAGTACCAACAAAAATTATAATAGTGTTTATATCAATCATTGATTCAGCCACTCATTATATTTATTTTTAGAATATCCTTTAATTCGAGATTTAGTTTTATCTTGAAAAATAATCCTAGAATCCGGAATAACAGATATGTCATATTTTTTCTTTAGATCTTCATTGTTATTGACGTCTATATAACATATAATATATTTATCAATAGCTGGACTAAGATTAAACGACAAAATATCATCCTTCAAGAGATTACAAAAACGGCAATCGTCAGTACCAAATATCAATAACATTGGCTTATTCAAAGAGTTAGAAATTCTTTGAGCATCGCCGATATCACGCATAATGAAAGTTTCATTAGCATAAGACTGTAACGAAAACATAGTTACTATAAACGCAAACAATATTATTTTGAACATATTGCACCTATGATTCTACCCTTTTGTGTACGATGAACAAAACCTTTTCTAACTAAATAGGGTTCGATACTATTTTCAATAGTTTCGATAGCAATACCAGTTAGAGAACTAATTGATTTCAAGCCCAATGGATTACCCTTATTATTTTTTAAAACATCTAAATACATTCTATCATACACATCTAAACCATATTCATCAATACCTTGTAGACTAAAAATGTCGTGGATAGTTACACTATTACCATTGCACATCTTATAGTTTTTATACCACTGCAATCTTCCATTGAGAATTCTTGGTGTGCCTTTACTTCTTTTGGCAATTTCTAAAAGATCTGAATCTGGTATGACTAATCCTAAATTACTAGAATTCAATCCTGCTAGTTTGGCTAGTTCATTATCGGTATAAAACGATAAATGTTCTTTAATCTGAAAACGATCATAAAATGGTTGGCTTAAACTACCACCGCTGGTTGTGGCCCCAACTAAGGTAAATGCTGGTATTTCTATTTCTTCAGGCTCTTTTTCGAGAATAATATTAATTTTGAAATCTTCCATTACTGGATATAAAAACTCTTCAACTAGTTTGGGTAGGCGATGAATTTCATCAATAAAGAATACAGATCTTTTAGTCATTCTCATTAAGTATGGTAGAACGCTTTTAACACTTCTTAAATTAGCCGCGTTAGCAGTGTACAAATTTACTTCCATTTCTGTGGCTATAGCACCCGCTATGGTTGTTTTACCAAGGCCAGGAGGCCCATCAATTAAAACATGGGGTAGGACGCTACCGCTTTTTTTACAGCCGGTCGTAGAGATTTTAAGGCGTTCAACCACATCGGATTGTCCAATAATTTTATCAAAGGATGTTGGTCGTTTAATTGTTGACATTTAATTCTCCCAAATTTTGTAATATATATTTAATCAATAATCCCGCATGTGTTACAGGATGTTTTTCGAAAGCTTTTGTAGTCATTGATAGTGATTCTTGACTAGTAAAACCATATCCACATAAAATCTTAACGCATTGATTTTGTAGACTACTTGGTATAGTCTGAGTGGCTACTAATGGTTTTGGCGATAAAGTAGGCGTAACTTTGTTATCTGTTATATAGCATATATTCAGCTTGACGATCTGTTTTGGTTTAAATATGTTACCGCAGTCACAAACCATTTTAAAGTTTTTTGTTTGTGCTTCTTTCAAAGATATCCAATGATCATAGTTGCACTTTTTGTCTGGACATCTATATTTCAAATGAACATCCACATCAATCGGTTTTAGGTTTTTCTTTTTCATTTTCGTCATCTTTTACCCAAAAAACAAAATCATTTGACTCATCATCAAATGCCATTTCTACCAATCCCTTTTGAACTAATCCATTTATAATATTACTTACCATTCTATCATTAAGTTTATGGACTATATCAGCAAACATATCTTCGTTTAAGACATATCTAATTTTTTTAGTAATTTTATTTCGTTCTTTTTTAATATTCTCTTTGATTATCACTAAAGACTCTTGATGTGATAGCGTCTTGTCGAATTCTTCTTTTTCGTTATCTTTAACATCATCTATCATTAGATCTAAAACAGATTTATCTTGCCAGACTCCAAAATTATTATATACTATTGCCCTAGCTTTATCTGTAAATTCTGATAAGTTCGCAACGACAAACCATTGAGATTCTGACATTTTTCCCCCTTAGTTTAAGATATCAAACAATCCTTTGTAATAGTTTGGTTGTTGTATAAAGTGTTTAGCGTTTGATTGCAGGTGTAGTTTATACTCTTGATTTATGGGATCAAAAACAAAATATTTGCTTTTCCATATGGGTATACCACTATAATTGGATCCCAAATACTGGAGTTTTGAGTTGCTCTCAGTATTGGGGTTCCAACTATTCACAGGAAACACATACATAGGAAATCCAGAGATATTAGTTATTTTATAATCATTATTCTCTGGATTTTTAAGGATATCATTGATCATTTTGGCGATCCATTCTGATAACGGGGCATTATTTATATCAAATTTGAAATAGAACTTATATGGATCGTATTGATCATTGTTATCATAATCATAATGATCGTCATCATATCCATCATCTTCGTCATCGTATGGATCATGCACAGCAAACTCCTCATTTAAAAGGGAATTAGGGAATCGAACCCTAAGACTTAGCACTAACTAGTCCAGTCACCAGACTATTCTCTTGACCTTAATCAGCCAGGATACGAGTTGTCGTAATCGTCTTCGTCCTCATAATCTTCATTATCATCAAACTGATCCCAGTAATCGTCGCGGATATCATAATCCTCGTCATCCTCATAATCAGCATACTCATCTTCTGAAAAGTTTGCCGAATAAAGAGGCTTGAGAAGTTCGCCTTGATACTCTCCAACAACTTCATATTGGCAAGTGCGAAGTTTCTCACAATTACAGTCGCTAGGAACACTAACTACATCACGAGGATTAATCTTTACGATAACAATATGATCACCAGCTTCTAGACTACCATAACCAGCAACATAATTCAATGCACCAGCATGAAGACCATCAGAACAACCTCTGGCACGATCATCATCAACCTTGGCTCTTTGCATCTTGCAAATCTTGCCAACACTATTATCAAATACTCCACGATACTTGTCCTTAAAATCACTTCTAACAGCCTTATAGGCAAGGAAATGACCATCCTCAGTAATCGGCAGATGCTCATGCTCAAGGAAATCATACAGTTCCTTTTGACTCTGCATACTAGGATTCTCCATCAGATTATTGAGAAAATTAACAAGAGGCTGAAAAGGTAGACCCTTGCTCATAAACTCAAGAATACGCTTGCTGATAGATCCATGAACAACCTCACCCTCATAGGTGACTTGACCATTCTTAATCTCAACAAGACCATCACTAAAAGTAGCCACAGCCTTTTCAACATCAACAATATCAAGAAGTTCATCTGCGGTCGCTGTTGGCAACGCCTCAATAATCATCTTGTAGTTAATATGATCTGGCAAAACCTGATAGGTTCTGTTATTAAGAACCAACGTAAGATTACCATCAACCCACATAAAAGGAACGCTCATTTTATTTCTCCTGTTTCCTGTGAAAATCAACCAATAATTTGACCAAAAGATAACTTCAATTCTTCAACACGACTATCATCCATCTTATTCAGCCAGCGGTCTGACCGATGACCATAATAATGTTCAGTATCAAGTTGATTGAGAGGATTAGTCTTTCTAAGTTCTCTCAGATTGCCCGTTACCGGATGGATACACATAATATACTTCATCATCGGGTTGTTGTCAACCTCCACTTTGATCGTTTTTCTGAGATCAGCCATTTTTGGACAATCATACTGACCATTAGATGCGGACTTGAAAATCTTCTGGTATTGTCCAACAACATCATCGTTATAGATTGTCGTTAGCATACCGTTGATTTGATTGTAGACTACATTAGCATCCTTGATTTTGGCACTATCAAGACCATTCACACCAAAATCATGCAATAACTTTGTCATATGGGCATAGTAATCATCCTTCTTGAATCTGGCGATATCAAAACTCTCACGATGAATAGTGTCTGCAAAGAACTCCACAATCATTAGACTATTAATGATGTCTACAACGTTAGGCTTATTGATAAACTTTTCATATTCCAACCCAAAAACATTTAGGATATGAAAAAGGAATTGTCTATCGACATAACCTTCACGGTAGGAACGCTCGTTCTTATCATCAAGATTATATTCATTCTTACACTTTTGTACAAGATCGTTAAACTGATAGATATCCTTAAACTTGATATCGTTCAATTTCTTGAGCCGCTTCTTGAACCAAGTATTAAAATCCACAAGGTTATAGCCGTCTTTCTTTAAACGATCAACGACGCTTTTCTTAATAGCATAAACATTTGTATTGTCAATTATCTTGTGCTGAGTAAGAAAGTCTTTGTATCCACACAACTTGTGAATTTCTGGATAAATACTATCAGCAATACCATATCTCACAATAGGAAGATAAATAATCTCGTCCTCGTTCTCAAGATCATCCAGTCTCTCCTGACTAAGACTTCTCATATAATGAGCATCGTTATAGTCATAGTTAAGACTCTTGGTATCCTTTGTGTCTCCCAAAATCAAGAAGATTTCTTGATCACTAACGTTACCCTTGCTGTCCTTGCTGGCACGATTCTTGGGAGTAGTTTTAATAAGATCACGATAATCAGAGACATTAAGAATATTATGTTCGCCAACGTCCTTGACTAAAGACTTAAAACCACTGCTAACCCTTGTGTGATCATTCGAGTCCACCATAAGATATGCAAAACAATCGTTAGCATTACAATACTTGGTGATAATCTTCTTTGCTGTTTCTGTAGCACTAATATCACACCAGAAGAATTTCATCTCTCCGTTCTTTTTGCCGCTACTGTTCCAATAGTTATAACCCTTACCGGTAAGAGTATCGTGATGAATTCTATCAGTAAGATAAACCATGCGACGAGAACGATAACCTGCTGTTCGATAATTGAATACATACAGATTTTCTTCCTTATCCAACTTATATTCAATATCTTCTCCAGAGTTAATGCTATGGTCTTTGCCAGATGAGTCTGTCCAAGAAGCACCAACTCCCCATCCTCCAGCAAGATCATTCATCTGGTAATATGTCTGGATTGCTTCCACCTTGGTTTTAGCAGTAGCGATCTTGTTACTGAAATTCTTCTTCAACTCTACGAAAATATCTTGTGTCTTTTCACGCAAAGTCTTAACAACAGATTTTGTATACTGCAAACCCTCTCGACTAACATCCATCTCAAGTTCGCCAATACCAAAATCAAGTTCAAGATAAAGACCTTGATCAATGATTTCTCCAACAAAAGCCTTCCAAGAAGCAATATCTGCCTTATTGAAAGCCCTATTCCACTTAGCGATATGGTCTGGGGTTTCAGCCTTTTCCTCACCAACAAGGTGAGAAACTTCAACGGGATATGCAATATTGCCCATCAAAGCAACAACGCCACTTTGAATACGATAATAACTGCTGGGAAACTTCATATTGTCATTATTGAGTCGGCAAACACGCCAACCTTCGCCATCAATCACAACATTACGCTGACTATATTCTTTGGTAAAGTCCCAATAAACACCGCCCTCAATAATTGGCTTCATCTTAAAGTAATGAAAAATCCTGATGGCCTTCTGACTGAACTCTTGGAAATCATATTGCTTAACAGCAAAACTAATTTCAAGACCATTAGGCTCATTAGTATCCGTACTATGAATAAGATTTAGAGTAGGAACACCAGCCTCATCAATAGCGGCAATATAAGTATACTGCATACCATTAAAATAAGAAGTAGTTGTAAAACTCTTGGTATAAGCGAATGGACTCTTAGAACCTAGACCAAGACAACCAACAAAATCATTACTGTCATTCTTATTGCTAGCACCATATGTTGTATAAAGATGCTCCATGTCCTTCTGACTAAGACCAGTGCCATAATCACGAACACTAAAATTAGGATTAGCGGCAGTAGGAAGCGTTACCTTAAAAGAATTCTTATTACCAGCACTGATATGGCTATCATAAGCATTAGTAGCAAGTTCACGAATAACAGCCATGACCTTATCGGAGTATAGAGAGTCCGAAAGGATTTTAAACATTTTGCTCGTTTGAGCAATAGTGAACTGATTTGTATTGTTGATACCCGCACTGTGAACCTCAACCGTCCGATCCGCAAGTTTCATTGTTTTTCTCCAAGTGTCCTGTGATGAGCCCAATCATACCATACTAGTATCGGTTGTCAAGCCTCGCTTATTGAATTTTTAATGGCTCTCCAGCCAAGATACGCGGTAAGTAATCCTAGCAGTCTTATTGGGGTCACTACAATAGTAGTCCACCATAATCCTAAACAAATCGTAACAATGGCTAAAATTTGTATTATTGTCTTAGGTAATAAGCCATATTTAGATATTAAAAATATAGTTGGACCAGACAAAAGTACAACTAAGAAAATCAAACCAACGATAAGTGCTAAACTAGCCATGCTTGATCAATTATCTTCCTCACTCGACCAGAAATCATCTTCTTTTGGAACCCAAGTTTCGTCTGTATCTGTATCATAGTCATTTTCTAGATCTTCATCATCTTCTTCCGTAAGCATGATAGTGAAATTATTTAATATTTCCAACATAGTATCAACTTTAAATACTATATTTTGAACCTCTTTTTTAATTTCTGATATTTCTTTAGCAATTTTTGTGTTGTATTTCTGCAGTTCTACTATTTCTTTTGAGAATAGTTTGTCATTTTCGTTTAGTTCTTTACTAGTCTTGTCGATTTGTTTGCTAATCTGATCAAGATCTTTTGACATTATACTCTCCTAAATTGCTTATATACTGATATATCGCCATTTTGGTCTATTTTTTTATCTTCATACGAAGAGGCGGCTCTTCTATAAAATTCTTGTTTGATATTTTCTAATACACCAGTTATCATTGCTATCTTATTATAATTTAACTCTCCGCTAGTCCTCATTATAATATTACTAAATAGATAATTTAAATCTCCAAGCACTTTCATAAATTGAACATCTGACGGGTCTGTTTCGAGACATATTTTTTCCATAGTACATCTAAAATAGAATCCTATGTCTTGAGCGTATTTATCAAGTGCTGGTCTATTTTGTTCATTAATATAGGGCATTTATTATTCCTCGCATTGACATTGATATTTTAAACAGTAACAGCATTTTGGGCCGGGACAAGAATTTCCCCAAGCATTAGCATTTCCATCAAAACTTTCTTTACCAGTGTCTATACAAACAACTTTTTTCTTTTTTCCTCTATTAACCAACCCAACATTATACCAATGACAATCCCAAAATTTTAAGCCGGTTTTAGAATATATTTCATCGACCAGAAATTGAATATTAGCCATACCAATTCTAGTATTCGCCTTATGGGTGATAGCCAATTCCGTAACATATCCCCAATCACTAGGTTCTGGCTGATAAAGATCATTTTCTGGAGCAAATTCTAGTTTAGAAATTGTGCTGTATATTTTTGGTGCAAGATCGAACTCTTCTAATTTTTTGTGATATCTATATGATTCTTGGGCTTTTTTTTTATTACGAATCTCCTTAAATACCATATCTTTCTTATCTTTGATGGCATAAACCTGACAATATCCACCCTCATCAAACCAATCGCTATAATCTATAAGATAATTAGGATTAATCATGTGTTTTGTCAACAATTTTTGATCCCATGATTTCTTGAGCAATATGAATAGCCTCGTTGAGATCGTTTGCTTCGGCCAATTTAATTGGGCCTTTTGGAATATCTATCCAATATGATCCATATACTCCATAAAAAACATTCCCAAGGGTACGGTCGTGCATCAAAAATTCTGTAGCGTCATAAAATATATCCAGATGCCATTCACCATTTTCGTCTTGAACCTCTTTTACTGTATCAACAAGAAGAAAAGAAAAATTAGGGTGCTTAAAATCTGGATCGCTGTAAACAACTCCTCTATAAAATTTATTAGGTAGACTTATCATTATGTTTTTTCCAATCTTCAGTTAAAAATTCTTCTCTGTTGGAGTATAGAGGAACAACTTTTGTTTGATTATCATATTGATTATAGTGGAGTCTTAGATCATAGAGATCAAGTCTTTCGTTTAACTTACCAAAAGCAACGGGGTTTTCAAATATTTGTTTAATATCTTTGTTTTCTTGACGAGTTTTAGCTAAATCTTTTTCACAACTTAGCCATCTTTCAGAATTTTTGCTGTCTTCTTTTAATTGTTGCAACTCTTGCTTGGCATTATTAACAACAAAACGATCAGCACCATTTGCCCAAGCAAAATCAATAAGGAACTCTATGGGATTTGAGTGTTCATTCATGAAGAAAATCCTATTTTAAATTTTTCTGGAGCCATAGTCTCTATAGTAGAAGGAGCAAAGTATTCTGTATAATATGACCGACCATTCCACCAGCCACATTTGTAGCTAACATTATTATCGCTAGAAATATTAATTTCGACAATGGTTCCATAAACATCGTCGGTCAACTTAACCTTACTACCAATCTTGTTTAGTTCAATTACATTTTTGCTCATTATATTTCCTTAAGGCTTGTTTCAATATCTACTAATTAAATAAGAGCGGCGGGATTCGAACCCGCACTTGCGACATTTTAAGTGTCGTGTCTCTGCCGTTGGACTACGCTCTCATAAGTAATCGACTATAATAATCATTGGTCGAGGTTGATTATGTTTGGGCCTCGCTCATTATAACTATTGTAGCCGACTACACTAATTTTAAACTATCGACTCTCAGCCGTTAGTATGGGCCTTGAGGCGACGAACAATCTCAGCCATAGCCTCGACGTTATCAACCGTCTTAGTAGGCTTTGCACGTTCCATAGAAGGCAATTCAATGCCCTTCTTAGCCAGAGCGGCTTTTGTACGAGCAAATCGTGCCATCGTACTAGCAACCTTCTGACCAGTCTTAATAGCAATCTCAGCATAAGTCTTGGACGAATAAACTGCCTCAAGAAATTGTTCATCACCGCAACGAACACGCTTCTGCTTCTCAACATTAGTAACTTCAGCCATAATCAACCTCCAAATCTTAACTAACCAACTATCTACGCGAGTCAGTCACGCGACTGATTCTCTCGCTTCGACTCTTGTATTCTATCATGCTTTATCGACTTGTCAACAGGCCGACTTGATTTTTTTCTTTGTTACTGAAAATATTTTTCCAATTTTTTTCCCAAACCTCATAACTTACTGTCTTTGGCCTCGTTTTGTCTCCTTTTCCATTACTCATTTGAGTATCTCCGATAAATTTATATCCTCAAAAGTTTTTGTATTTTTATCTATTGTAATCTGAGTAGCGGTATTATTTGTAATTGATCTCAACTTATTAGAATAATTTACTACTTCTTGTAAGTTTTTAATACAACTAGGCATTGTTTGTAATATAAAATCACCGTAAGTTTTATGTGTAGAAATTTCTGCTATAATTTTACATATGATATCATCAATGACTAAGATTATTTTTGGATCTTCTCTGTATCTATTGACTAGTCTTTGTGCTATCCATCGAATATATTCTAAATCATTTTGATTTAACATTCTAGTACGAAACTCCAGTATCTACTATCTTCTTTCTTAGTTATTTATAAAGAACGTATCGTTAACCATAAATCCTAGTATAAATCCTATTGACAATAATCCTAAAAACTGATCGTGTGACCAAAAACAAGAACCTATAAAACTAGCAGTAGCCCCATATAATATTATCAGTTTTTGTTTTTCTTGTTTAGTCATGCCGATCCCTTTAATTTATTTATCAGATTTTTTAAGATTATCTATAGCCCATAGTGGTTGCAAATTACTATAATGAAAACATTTTTTCTGTTCTTCTATTTTTGTTAGATCAAAACTAGCACAAGGCTTTATATGGTCTATATGCCATTTTCCATAGTTATCCCAATTCATACCATCGACAAAAAGATTCTCTAAATATAGTTTTAGATAGTCCCAAGAACAACCAGTTAAATCATATGATGTGCTATTTTTTGATCCTCGTATTAAAGCCATTCTAATACGATTACTAATAATTGTTCTTAATCTAAATTGAATATTCTTTTTTCTTTTAAGTCTGCGTTGTTTATTAATTTTATCTCTGTATTTTTCTCTATATTTTTTAGCATTTATTGAAATTTTATCTGGATTATTTTTTCCCCACAGTTTTCTATGTTCATTAAGACAATCTCTATTTTTCTCACGATATGCCTTTTGTTGTTGCTTTATTTTCTTTTTATTCTTTTGCCTTCTAATCTGATTGTATACTTTATGACAAAGTTTACAGTATGGGGATTTTCCATCTTTTGATGCTTTTTGACTATGGAAATGATCGATTTTTTGTTTTTTATTGCATTTTATACATTGTTTTATTTTCATTGGTATATATCTTTTCGCTTATTGTATACACCAAATCAAACTAATTTTCAAAAACGTATGACCAATACCTAGAATCTGTTTTATTTTGCTTGGCATCCCAAAATATGCACCTAGCAATATATGCAGGAACGCCTAGTTTACCACAATTAACACTCCAGTGCCTTTCCATCTTTTTATATTGATCAAGACCTTTTTTTGATTGATATGTCAGTGTTTTCATACCATACAATTCCAACATATGAGTGTCTCCACAAAAAACTCTGCACTCATTAGGGTGACACTGTTCCAAAGCAAACGAAACTTTAGCGGTTCCTAGACCAGAGATATTATTAACAATCTGATCTCTTTTCTTTACATGATACTTTTTACTGGTTAGATAAAATTGCTTAGGATCTTGCCAGAATTTATCCTTAAACTGCCAAATAAATTTTGTACGATTATTATATAGTCCGCATCCACTATTCTTGATTTTTTCTCTAAGCAGTTCTTTATTGTCGATCCAATCATTGAAATCTTTGATAGCATTGTAGCCATTAACATTACTTTTCCATGTTGTATGAACACTCATAAAACTAAACAAATATCGTCGGAAAATATCTTCCACATTTTGAGGACGAACACCCTCCCAGTATTCTTTATATGCTACCACCTTATCTCGCGGAAAAGTAGCAAAAAAAGTATCGGCCTCGCTTTTGTCAAGAATAGTATTCTGAATAGGAATTACTGTGTTTTCAACAATCATGGTAGTCTCCAATGGGTATGCTACGATTCTACACTAGTGGTATCGGCTTGTCAAGACCCGTTTCTTGAGTGTAGGGAATCTAAATTTTTTGGTGTATACTAATACTAGTATCTAAATAAGGAGTCCGTATGAAAAAACAATGTAGTGAATGTGGTAAATATAAAATTGCTAATAATAAAAATTTCCATAAAAGCAAACATCATAAATATGGACTTCATCCGTACTGTAAGGTATGTCAGAAATCTAAAGACAAAAAAAGATATAAAAAAAACGGCGATAAAATACGCAACAGAGTTAGACAAAGAACTAAAGATTATCCAGAAAAATTAAAAGCAGAACGTAGGGCATATTATCGTAAAAATAAAAGTAAATTACTCAAACAATGTAAAGAATACGCTCAAAGACCAGAGAGAAAAAAAAGAATGAGAGAAATACATCAACATAGAATGGAAAATGATATTTTGTATAAATTAAGATTTGTGTTAAGATCAAGAATAAGTAAAGCGTTTAAAAGAAAAACTGAAAAAAGTAGAGATATTTTAGGTTGTTCTATTGAAGAAGTTCGTAAACATTTAGAAAACCAATTCACCGAAAAAATGTCCTGGGATAATCATGGAACTTATTGGGAAATAGACCATATAATACCTCTCGCATCTGCCACAGATCAAAAAACTCTTAGAAAATTATGTCACTATTCCAATCTACAGCCTTTGGAGGCTAGTAAAAATAGAATAAAAGGTTCTAGATTAGATTGGACAAATATTTAATTAAGTATCTCTTTTTTCTCCATAAAGATATTTAAAGGTCGGAAAACGAAGACTTAGATTTCCGTCTTGGTTCTTCGTTTCTTCAAAATATTGTACCAAAATTTGCTTACCTAAAATCTTACAAGGATTACAATAAAACTCTTGTCGTTGATCAATAGTAAAACCACTACCAACTCTAACAGTATGACCCTTATGCTTGATCATAACGCAACTTAGCATAGTTTCTTCATGCTCCTTGCCATTTAACACATACCTAAACGGCCCCATTTCTGTGTCTACTACTTCATATTCATCATCAAAAAACTTCTTCACCTTTAGCAAATCTTTGCTTCGCTTGCCCTTATATGGTTCATCTGCTCGTAGCATAACTCCTTCCCAAAAATTATCTGCTGCTTCTTTAACCCATTCTTGAAAATGTTCATCATTATGAATCAACTCTTGCTCCAAGACAGTCAAGCATGGACACTCATTGGGTTGCATAATGGCACACAGATGAGCGTATCGAATAGAATATGGTCGATTGCTTTGTCCTTTTTTGCTGTAAAATTCATCAATAGTAATTATATCGAAAATCTTAAATGACGGATTAGGAATAGTATGATCCTTCTTGCGAAGTTCTTTCATAACTCCTTGAAAATCTTCATTACCATCTTCATCTACTAGACAAAGTTCTCCATCAAGAACTACGTTAGAAATACCAAGAGCTTTAATCCCATCCCTAACAATATTAAGAGTATCAAAAATTTTTCCTGTGCGGGAATAGAAGGTAGTATCGCCATTAGTATCAACAATACCAACACATCTACAATTGTGTTTGAGTATACCATTAGCAAAAAAATTAGCATTATCTGCAACTTCTAGTTCATATTTATATTTTGATTCAATTTTTTCTATTGACTTAATTTTAACAGTTTGCATAATCTAGTCTCAATTTTGTTAATATTTTTCTGTATGTCCGATGCCCATAATAGGTATACCTTGTAGCCAAAACTTTTCAAGTGGTTGACGCGAATTTTATCTTTTTTCCAAACATCTTTGGCACATAATTCTCCTGCCCATGTTATGATTATATCATTTGGTTTATATTTTCTAGGATTGGCATGAAATGTATCTCCATAAATTTCGATAATAATCTTTTTTTGTTCTATAATTATATCTGGTCGAGGATTATATATTTTTTTTAAGGCTTTGTTGTATCTATTAAACTGTATACCATCAATATTTTCACTTATATAGATTATATTGTATTTATCTAATATATTTTCTACTCTTTGGTGTGGTATAGATTTTTTACCATTATTTCTTCTATAGCTTGGCAAATCAACCGGATTTTCCACTCCATATTTTTTAATAAGTGTTTGTTTAGTTTTTTCTTTAACGCTTTCTAATTGAAAAACATTAGTAATTCCTTTACCATATTTTTGTTCTATGGTTTTCTGGGTTTGCTTAGATTGAAAATTATTCTTATAACCATAATTTCTTAAATTAGTTTCTATTCTTTTTTGTTTAGTATTCGGATTATTTGCTGCCTCTTTGAGGGTCTGTGTTTTAATGCCTAGCTCTTTGCATCTAGTAATTATATGCTTAGTTTTAATTTTAGCATTGTTTATCTCTAATTCTAGCTGATAGCAAGACTTGCCTAACTTAATTATATTATCTTTTAGGTATTTTTTAGTTAAAATTTTATTTCTATAATTAGTTATATATTGAACATAATTTTTACATTTCGCTTGATGCCCATATAATTGTTGCTTAGTCTTTAATCCGGCCTTATTGCAATATTGACATTTCATTTAAAAATTTCCCTTCTGGTATTTAATACACAGATATCGAGAAAGTTGGATGGAAATTTCAATCAAAAAGAATTTCTTCACTTCCGTCCAGTTCATCTACGCGACGATAACACTTGAGTTTAGGAATATATACTGTGTCATTACCAGTAATATTAAGAGTAATGCCATTTTCTAAAGTAATTTTATACCATTGTGTAGGCTTGGTTTCAGAAATATCATGAGCATTACTCATATGATTAATAATTGGTTTATACTCAATTTGATTAGTTTTATGATTAAAAGACTTAATATTCCCATTAATCTTATGCTCCACAACATAGCCAATAGGCAATACAACACCGGTATCAAACTCTACCAGAGTGTCATAATCTACACAGCCATCAATCTTTCTGCTAACATACCAACCGTCCTCCCAGTCTACAAGTTTAGGTTCATATTTATCAGCAAGAGCAACACTGAATTCTGGAATATGATCTTTGATTGCTTTGTTAATAATCTTATCGCCAGCACGGGTTTTCAAATCCTTGTCGATAATACAATGGATCAAATCCTCATGGTGCGGATAAGTGTCAACAAAAGAATTAACCGCACCAATAGCGTCGTGACCAGTAATCTTGCGACTCTTTAGATCATCAAGAAGATCAAAAATATTATCATATCTTATTCCACGAAGATGACTTTTCTTTTTCAAATTATCGCTTGTGACATTATATTGCCACATTGGATGATAAGTATACAGAAAAATATTCTTAGCAAAAGTTGCTGATGCTGTTTGGTGACAGCAATAGTCTACAATAATACCTTCTTTATCCTTAGTGCTGCTAGTAGCCCTAAGATCACGAACCATTCCCCAAACATAATCAAAATCGTGAGTCATCCAAATAGTCTCCTGTGTTTGGTGCAGTATAACACACTCCAAAGCGTCTGTCAAATATCTATTTTGAGCTGTGCTTTTTTAGCTTTTCTTTTAATTTTTTGAGATATTTATCTTGTTCTAATTTTTTAGGATCTTGTTCTTCTTTTTTAAGAATTTTTTTATACAACTTTTTCCAGAAACTCATCTTTATTATCCTTAAGTAAAATAGAGAAAGGTCGTGGGCTACGCTTAGAATATCATAACTATCTGAATCCTATTGTCAATTATCGACAGTCTGGCTCTGATTCTTTAAGACTTCCTGTTTTAGTCTTATGTCTAAGATGATAAAGATTATATATTATTTAACTGATTTATCTAACTTAGTTTTAGATTCATTTATCCATTCCAAAAAATTATATATTCTAGTATGACCAGATTCTTCTCCATACTTAGACATCGGTGATCTTCCAATCGTCATAATACAAGAATTTATTCCAGCTAGTTTTCCATCTATAAATAAACCACCACCACTATCTCCACTACATATCATATACTCTAAAGAAGTATGACTTTTACTTTCGGGCCAAGAGGGAGAACAAATTAATAAATCTTTATGTATATCATCTACAGTGTTTGAGCCTGCTCTTAATTTATTATCTGATTTACTAATACCAGTATTGAAATTTCCTGTTAATCCCCAACCCGCTATTGATGCTAATTTTCCACTTTCTTTGCCTTCTCTATATAAAGGAGGGTAGTTTTTTAAATTAAAATCTTTTTTAGAATATCCTATGGCGATATCTGCAGTTCCAACTTTTGTTTTAAAATCTTCATGAATAATTATATTATCTAGTAAAAATTTTTCTTCATTAATTTTTATATAGCAAATTTTGTAACCTTTTACAACATGTGCTGCGGTAAGCACAAAATGTTTTTCTATAACAACACCAGACGCACAAAATACAGTACCATCTTCATATGTACCATATACTTGTACTACGCAATAGAATTTAGAGCCAAAATCTAAATACTCTTTATCTGGTATGTTAGGATCTATCGTTCCTGAATAAGATAGTGAAGTCAATCCGAATAAAAATAACAAAAGTAATCTTTTAAAGATAAGCATAATTAAGCCTCCTTATATGGGTAGCTTAATTATAATACACTATTTTATTAGTTTTCTGTTTCTAACCAAGATTAGATAATTCAATGCTTTAACTACACCTTCCAAATTATCTCCTAATTTTCCTAACCCCTCATTACATTTACTACACAACCAACCCCTAAAACTATCGTCACTATGATTATGATCTAAACACCATTTGAAAGGAACTTTTCCACAACATTCGCATACTTCTGGTTTTGATGGAGCCTTTTTATGAAGTTTACTTCTTATCTTAGAATGTTTTTTGACGCATTTTCTACATCTACTATCTAGATTATCTTTATACATACTGTGCTTAGGAAAACTTTTGAAGTTTTTTCGTTCGTGACAGTATGCACAAATTTTTCTAGGCATCGTTACACTTTATTCTCCTAAAAATTTATTATTTTTATATTTTAATGGAGGCGAGGGAAATCGAATCCCTGTCCTATCATATTTCAAATTATATATTCTACAAGTTTATTTTATTCATAAATTAAATAGGATTACAGAACAAACAAGATTAATTCCTATCTTATCGACTTCTCTTAACCTGCAACCCGTCGAACATTGTAGGTGCAGAGGGATTTAACGACAGACTTTTGATCCCTACCCTCATTCGGTATCGCAGTCTGTTACTGCCCTTTTTTGTCAGGCAGCAAGTGCTAACTGAGTTTCGCCAGTTAAAGCGTTTAATCGACTTTTAAAGTGGCCTGTCGATCAACCACTACTTGCTAATATAATCTTCTTTATGTAGTCGAAACCTTTACGCCCCCTAATTTTTAGGAAATGTTTTTTCTGATTCCAATTTTTTAATTTCTTTTGTCAATAAATTATATTCATATAAACTCACCCAAGGATTAACTGCGGAGATAAATTCATTTGACTTGTTAAGTCTATAATTAAGAATTATATTATATCCAAAAGAGACTGATAGTAAACCAATAAGTATTGTGTATATTGGTAAATGTTTTGATCTGTATTGCATAATATGAAAACCTCTGCGTTAATAGGGTGTGTAGGAGTCGAACCTACCTTTTGAATACCTTATAAGAGTATTTGCAACAACCGGCTGCAACACCCCATTTTTATATTATAGCATATTGACTAAACCATGTCAACTCTTGAATCTAAAGTCGTGAACCTTTAGACCATATTCTGTGGCTAGATCAAACATCATCTGGGTACCAATTCCCCCATTGAATAAAACACATGCGTCTGCATATTCTGCCATTTGTTTGTTTCGTAGATAGCCTGCTCTTTTGCCATATTTGTTCCAATTTGCTGGAAATATTTTAATAGGAACATCATTCCTCCTGCCCCACAATTCACCACAAGCATCCACCCCTCTTGCTGCTCCAGATACAACTTGACTAATTTCTGATCTAAGATTGTCTAATTTAAGGAAATCTTCATCTGTTAGGATATATTCTCTACCGCCAGCAATAATCGTTTTCATTTTTGAGACTCAACAAAATTTCTGTATGTACCCATTACTATTCCACTAGTTGTACCAACATTGAGAGAACGAACACTTCCATAATTAGATATAGTTAGAATAACATTAGCTCTATCTAAAATTAGATTAGATAGTCCTTTACTCTCTTCCCCAAAAATAAATATAGGTTCAAGAGCGTTATCGAATTTATAATGAAAAAGGTTAATGGTTTTATCGTCATATTCTGGAATATTATTTTCTATAGCAATAAGAGTTCGTCCAGAACACTGTGCAAGAAAAGACTCTTCATCTTTATGATGATAAATTGGCGTGTAGTGATGAGTTCCTACACTACCCCTTTTATCCCACTTTCTTTTGCCTACATAATGCACACTACGAAAGCCAAAAAAATTTGCATTTCGAATCATTGTGCTAAGATTGAAGTCTCCTCCAATATTGATCATACCAACGCTAGCGGGAATACTATTCTGAGAACAATATTTAGCAATATCCGGCACTGTCAAATCTTTAAGATCATCAAGTACGTTCATCTTTGTTCAATTTTCTTTCCAAGCCTTTTAATTCTTGTTCCAACCTAAATATTTTATCATACATTTCAGAACAACGACGACAAAAATCAGAACTAATGTAAGTTCTGGTTTCCCATATTTCTTCTTTAATATTAGATATTCTATTGACTATCTTTTCTCTTTCGTTTTCGTTTGGGTTTATCATTTTTTGGAGTCTCCTTTTGCCAAAAAACCATCTCGTTTAATGTATCGTCCCAAGCACATTCAACCAAATCTTTTGCTGCGAGTTTAGCCAGGCCGACATTATGAATCCAAGCAGATACTTGTTCAAAAATATTTTGATTAGTTTCTTCATTAAGAAGAGGATATTCATGATCATCGAAACCAAGACAGTTATTCTTGACCAGACCAATCATTTGATCTAAACTAATATAAGAATCTAAATCATCGTTTGAACTATTTTCACTAATACTGTCTGCTGCTGCTGCTCTCATTTGAGAAACGTAACCATTCAAATCAATGATCGCATATACTTCTTTTTTCATTGTAGTCTCCAATTATTTGATAAATTTAGATACACCACCGGACGAATCGCAAGTATCTTTAATACGGTCAATAGTATCTTGAAAAGTCAACTGTCCTCTTGGTAGCCATTTTACATCATTATACAAGGCTGTCAATATCTGAGGCATCCAGTGTTGGTACGCATCTGAATATTGTTCAGGAAAATATATTTGTAATATCGCATCTACTTTAGTAAGAGATTGCTTTATTTCATCTCTAATATTCAATAAATCGTTTATCTTAGATTGCTGATTAGACATGATAAGGTTGTTGCTATGTATTTGTTACAGCGTCTTTCTTTTTAAGTTTGAAAATCTTGTGTTTGACTTTCCAAACGCCGGTTTCTGGATTTTGGTAGTCTGGTCCCATATAAATATGGGCAAATCCAGTGTTTTTGTCCAAACCCCAAGCATGAATTCCTTTAGGGTCAACTCGTTCAACAACAAACTTACCCCTATAACCCATAGGAATAAGTTCGCCATCATGCAGAAAATATGGGCCTCCACCAACCTTGATTTTATCACCCTTTTCAAGTTGCTTCCAATCAAAATCTTTCACAAACTTGAGAGTACGCTTTTCTTTATTGGTAATCTTAAAAGAAAAAACATGGTTGCAATTCTTACAAACATAGGCTCGTGGCCCACAAAGATCATTACAATCTGGACAAGTCTTTTTACCTTTTGGCATCGTTGTTCTCCTGTGTCAGTAGTGATAACCTAAGTATACAGCACTTATCGGCGTTGTCAAGCGGTGTTCTTTAAGAATTCCTGTGAGTCTCACAAAGAGTGGTGATCCACCCGCCTTTATTTGGTTGTCCTTTATTTCCGCAAACCTCACAAATATTATACGAAATTGCTTCTGCCATACTCACTAAACCCTCCACATAATCGTCACCACCACTAAAATAGATTCTTAATCCACCATACTTTTCTTTTATCTGATCAAACTTTACAGGAAAATATTCTGGTTCTTCACCATCTATTCTTATTCCCATAGAGTCTTGTATCTCTTGTTTTTGTTTTTCTTTCCATTCTTTTTGCCATCTCTTATTATCCTCATACTGTCGAATCATCCAGCAAAGAGATGCTAATATTTCATACCAGCCATTTCCGTGCTCGCACCCCCATGCCATGCAACTAGATTGTATCCCCTTATCTTTATTGCTAAAAAACTGTGGATATTTTTCGTATAATTTATTTTGTAATTCTAGATCCATTTTCTTTGTCTCTATCTGAAATGATAGTCAAATTACCCGGAGAGTAATGACAAAAATAACTACTATCAATTTTTCGCTTGATTAGATTATCTTCTTCAATTTCAGTATAAATATTAATTCTATATCTATTTTCCCATACATTGATTATCTTAGTCATAAAATGATGCTTGGGTTTTTCTACTTGCTTAAACAGCAAACTCTCAATTTCAAGATCGTTCATGAATTATCTCCGCTATCAATTTGAATATAAATTTCTTTTTTGATATCTTGATCATACATTTCTATCAGATCGGCATGGTATAGCACTCCGTCTTGATTATCATATACTTGAACTGCTGCTTGCCAGTCAAATTTTCCAAAATATTTTAGATTGTTGGCTCGTTGATGAAGAAAGTTATATAGATCAAGCCAGTTCATTTTGAATCTCTCCTTCTTTAATTGGAAGTATCGAATTTTGCGGTTTCATAAAATCATCTAGCACGACGATTTGCTCTGTCAAGAATACGAATAGTTTCTGTAGCATTACTTGGAACCATAACCAGACTAGGAGCGGTTTTGTGTCCCCAGTCCATGAATCCTATAGCACGATTCTCTATACTACAGTCTTTGCAAATAATTTTACGACCAGTTTCAACAAGAAACTCATACCTCTCAAAATCCATACAGTTCTGACAGTAAATACAATTCATTGGTATCCTCCGGTAATCGGATTATACCATAACCATCGGCACGGTCAAGTCTGTTTCTGCAATCAAATTTTCAAAACTATCACAAAAATATCCAGTGTCGGTGCTATAATAAATATCAGTCAAACCAACAGTATGAAGAAGTTTATCACAGTTTTCACATGGTTTACTGCCTAGAATAAGTCCTTTTCGATTGATACGCATAACAACAATTGACCAATTAGGATCAATGGTATTATACCTATCCAAAAGTTTAGAAATAAGATGAGATTCGCTGTGGTAATATGGAAATTCTTTATATTTTGGAAGATTAAAGTCTTCTCCTATACGATAAGCACCGGTATGAGTTTTAATAGGATTGTTTTGAGTGAAACAAATCATCTTAGTGCCATCAAACGCAGCACTATAATGATAGCATCTTACTTCCTTACATGGACTCCAGTTCTGATATGCCTTGCGAATTGTTTTGTTTATTATCTTCATTTGAATTTATTGATTTTGTATACACATCGTCATACATTCCCTCTGGATAATTATCTTTTGATGGTAATGGAGTTAAATTTACCCTTTTGCTTTCTGGGGAATCTGTTAATTTAATACGTTTTGGTTCTTTCATAATTTATAATCCTTTATTTTGCTGCTAGCATATATAGACCAACATTAGCAAAAGCATATCCTAAGTATGTAATCAGCATACCATAGTTGCCTTTGTATCCTTGTTCACCGGCAACATAAAGATAGCAACACCCTGTAAATCCAATTAACCAAGCACTCATACAGTTACTCCTTTCATTAGCAGTTCATGATTAGCAATTGCCAAATCTTTTGATTTCAATTCCATATCAATATCAAAATCCAGACCATAAGTATCGAAGATATTATCTGAATAATCTGCGTGTTTACGAGGATTATTTCCGGGTGCGGATTCGCTATAATGAAAAAGCGGTCTATATCCATGCCATGTATCGTAGCACATTTTAAGTGCGGTTTCTTCGTCTAGTCCATTAGGATTGCACTTGTGATGAAGATAATCAAAAGTGATGGGAATGTTGGTAGCAGGATGAAATATATTAACGAGTTCATCTACACTCCAGCAGTTAACTTTGTCATCATTTTCAATAACCAGTCTAGCCCTACAATTAGGATCAAGACGATTAAAATTTTGCATAAATCTATCAATGATTTCAACATGTGTTCCGTTTTTATTGTGTACATGAAGGTTCATGGGCGAATTATAATTTGCCGGACAGCCGATTCTGTCGAAGAAACTGCTGTAGAAATTGAGTTCTGTGATTGTTTTTTCGACTGCTTTAGGATTGGTTGAAGCAAGGACGTTAAATTCACTAGGATGACAAGTAACACGAACATTAGTAGTGGCAATACTTTGTGAGATATTATCAAACTCGCTTTGAATATTGTTATAATTAGGCAAATCCTCTAAATCTACATTGGCTTCGTCATAAGTAATAAGAGGAAAAATGTCGCTACTAACACGATAAGTATAATTATTTTCAGCACAAAATTGAATAGTCTTGTCGGTTACAACTAGATTGTTATAAATTCTATCTCCAAGAATTTCTAGTGCTTCTTCTCGTGGCAAACTAGAAAAACGTTTATAGGTCATCGTCTGATGACTAAAACCTTGCTCTTTGAGTTTGAGCGAAATACAACACAAGCCTAGACGCATAGTTTCCTCGTTTCTGGTCAGTATATCACATTATCGACCACGGTCAAGAGGCTACTTGAGAAATTTCTTCAGCACTGTAAATTTTTACAAGAGTGAACTCGATAGAAGGAAAATGTAATTTAAAATTATCTATGGCATTTTCTGGAGAAAATCCATCGAATTCTTGATTGAAAAGTATAGTTTGTTTACTGAGATCATTATTTTTGTAAACTTGTGCTGTAATATTAAAAAGTTTCATTTGTGTAAATTCTTGAAAATTGGTGTATTTTTTTTAAAAAGGAGTAAGTAATAAATGTCTAAAAAAATATGCAGTTTATGTAAAAAAGGGAAAACATTTTCAAAATTTTATCATAAAAAAGGTGGTGCTTTTGGATTGGATTCAAAATGTAAAGATTGTGTAGCATTATATCATAAAAAATATTTTCAAAAAAACAAGTCAGAAATTTTGTTAAACCGCCAAAATTATATGGTGGAGTATAGAGAATCAAATAAAGAAAAAATTTCAGAATATAATAAAAAATACTATGACCAAAATAGAAAACAAATACTTAAACATAAAAAATCTAAAGAATATCGAAAACATTCTAGAAGATATGAAAAAAATAAAAGAAAAAACGATATATCATTTAGAATTATGGGCAGTCTAAGAAGCAGGTTAAATTTGGCTATAAAAAATAATACAAAGCATGGAAAAACAAAAGACTTAATAGGTTGTAGTATTGATTTTTTAAAAGAATATTTATCGAATATGTTTCAAGAAGGAATGAGTTGGAATAATTATGGTAAAAATGGCTGGCATATAGACCATATCATGCCTTGTTCAAGTTTTGATTTAACCATATTAGAACAACAAAAATTATGTTTTCATTATACTAATTTACAACCTTTATGGGCAAAAGAAAATATCAGCAAATCAAATAAAATTTTATAGATTAAATGCTTCTATGGTATATTTAAACGGATTATTTTCAATATTTTTGACTAAATCTAACATCGTTTGTGCTATTTCTCTAATCTCTAATTGAGCATTAGGTTTATTTCTAAGAGATTGAAAATGATAAAAACTTCTCCAGTTGAAACTAACATCTGCTGTTATCTGAGTATTATATGCTCTAAAAAATCTTGCAGATTCTTTGGCTCTTTTTCTATCCATGCCGTAAGTCTCTGTCAAACTATTTATGCAGTTATGGTATAGTTCTAGTCCTTGCTGGGTATGATGTTTTAGTTGTTCTTTCCAAATTTCAGGCCAATCATTTGGAATTAAAAATTGATCTTCTTGAATTTCTTTATATCTTGCACTTTCTCCATTCACACTTACTCCTATTCGGTGTTTAATTATATGAATATGAGAAGCAATATCTGTAGTAACTAAAAAGTGTAGATAAGATTTTTCAAAAGGAGTATGATGACCTTCATCGGCCAACATTTTTAATAGTTTAGGTATTCTTTCAATTTTATCATATGATAGATTGCGTGATGTACTAGTCCATGCTGAACAAGCGTGAGTTCTATCGTCACCATAATATCCTAATAGTTCTATAGTGTTTTGCATAATATTAATAATCCGATGTTGTGATTTTTTTGGTTTCTTGATTTTCTTTATATTCTTTTTGATGTTCAAGCCACTTATTATCTGTAATATGATTATATATTGCGGTTGCAACCTTGCTTACTCTTAACGCTACGCCAGTTACGGATGGGTCTTCATTTTTAGACCAGTAATAACTTGCTCCATTCAAACTGTCATCTTTTTCTTTGACTATGGAATAACCCCAATCTTTAGCCCAACTTTTGATTTCTGTAATTTTAAACATAGTTAACAACCCATTGTATCAGTTCGTTGCGGCTTGTCAAGATTCTTGGCGGCAGTACCGTCGTTTTTGTCATATCTTTTCCACGCTTCTTTGTGTTTAAAAGATACAATTTGTTCGGTTTGTTGTGATATGATTTTTCTTTGATAATCAATTAAATTCCATAACTGTTTAATATAATCTAATATTTCATCTCTTTTATATTGTGTAATAATTTTATTAATTGTCGAACTATTCATTGGGTCATACTTTAATTTTAAACCAAACTCTTTTTCCCAATCTTGTGGATTATACATTGGTGTCATTTTTGTAGTTGTTCCTCTGCGGAATATTTGCGTTTAGCCTCAAATCCAGCCGCATATCCTTTTATGTATACTTGTTTTAATAAGCTTATAATTCTGTCATCAATCTCTCTATAAAGATCTCCGTTATTTTGTATAAACCAGCCATCAAAAGATTTTTCTTCATCGCATAACTCATCCAAGTTTTTTGTCATGTTTTCTATGCTTTCTATAAATAGACATAATACCATTTATAAGATTAGGGTCTAAATTAGTTCGTATGAACTCATCATCATTATCAGTAATATATGCCTGTAGTTCATCGTTTAGTACGCTTTTATCATAACCTTTTTTAAGAATATACTTAGATGCTTTAGAAAATTGTTTATAATATTTTTTTATAAAGATATCTATTTCATGTTTATACTTTTTATCATATCCATACATAGCATGAGACAGTTCGTGTCGTAATGTGCTATTATTTTGAGCACCTATAATATAGTAGTTATCGTTTCGGTACTTTAAAAGTCCTAATAGTTCTTTTTCTTGAGTTGTTAATGGATCAAATAGTCCTTGTTTGAATGACACCAATACCGAACTAGGAAAATTAAACCCTACCCATAGTTCACTGTATAAATCGCCTCCATATTGGAGACTATAGTAGCGTTTAATATCACCAAGAGTAAAAATTTTATTCCGATATTTTTTACTTGGACTTTCATAGTATTCTTGAAAACGAATAAATGTTTCTCCAAGCTCTTTTTGTGAGTCAGCACTTATCCAAACGCTGTTGTAGGGTTGTTTTTTTAGTTTTAGCATTATTTTACTTATAAACTATGACTGGTTGATAAACCCATTGAGTTACTGGTTGCGTTATAATTGTTTGCTTTTTACAGAACAGATATTTTTGCTCCACAATTATATTTTGTTGAACAACGACTGGGGTCAATTGATAAACAAGAAATGGTTGAGGTTGATAAACTTGAACATATTGTTGAACAACTTGTGTTTGAGGATAACCTTGAAATGATATCCATTCTTGAGCATAAGATGGTGATTCTAATCCCATGAATATAAAAACTAAATATTTTATTATTTTCATAATATCTCCTTAATTATTACTCTTCCCTTTCCATTCTGGGAAATTATTTATTTCTACATTACCCAAAATTAACATAGATGGATTTTTGGCAAGATTTCGTATAACAAAACATTTATTACCATTAATATCATAATCACAGCTAGTTATATCATATTCGGTTACGCTGTGAAGCATTTTGATAAGTATTTCAATTTCAGACATTTGAATCGGGCTCTTTTTTATCTGATTGGTTCGGTATCATATATTTATTAATCGTTGATAATTTACCATCTGCTTCATCTAGCAAGGACACATATTTTTTGAGTTCTGCTAAAATATCTGAATGTTCACCAACCCCAACTGGAGAATTAAGATATACAGAAAGTGTGGCTAGTGCTTCACTAATTTGAGCGTTATAATGATCAATTAATGCTTTTGTAAATGGATTCATATTTTTTATTCCTTAATCATTTTGATAAATTCGATTACATATCGTGCTGTGTCTGGAACGCTACTTCCATCCATATAGTAACTGCCAACGAAATCAAAAAAACGAGATTGATTTTTATCTTTTCTATATTCCTCATAATCCTTTGATTCGTATTCCATAAGCAGATACTCTCCAACACAATTCATAAACTCTGTAATTTGAGCATTAAGTTTATTCTTCATTTTTATGTAGACTCTAAGTCCAAAGATAACTTCTAATTTTAATTAATTCAATCAACATCTGGGTATCTTCGTTATCATACGCATCTTCCATCTTGGTAATCTTACGATAATAGTATTTTCCATCTTTTTCTTTGGTATAAATAGTATAAGGATCAGCCCTATTATCTCTGTTAGTCCACCAATTATACAAATCATAAACTTTTTTGGCTACTACGGCTTGATTAGTTGGTTTTCCATAATCCTTATCTTTAGGATTTACTCCATAATCTTCATTCATAATTAATTGACCAGCCCAGATTAGGTGATCCAAACCCGCTTGTTTGCATCTTCCTTTAATAAACCTATAATTTCTATCCTCATAGGCTTTCATGGTGTGAGCCAACTCACTCTCTACATAAATCACCAACTCATTAAATAGTCCATTAAGAATTCTCCAATCCAAATCGTAATAAGTCCCCGGTTTGAGTCCGGTGCGAATATAATGAATCTTATCAATATAACGATTACGAAAATAGATATATATGGTATGATAGATATCCATAGGCAAATTAACGATATCCTGCAAAAAATCCAATCCTTCTTCTGCCAACCAATATCTAAAAGAATTATCTTTTTTACTATTGTTTCGCCAAGTATCCCACTCGTCTAATTCTAGTGCGAATGGTTTATTTGTTCCTCTTATCCAATCAGCAAATCTGGAACAACTCCAGTAATCGAATCGGGCTCTTTTATTTAGTTTCATAGATCTATGTTTATAAAATAATGTTCTAGTGCTGCAAATAAATGGGTACGTATTGCTCCAAGCATTTCGTCGGCAGTTTTAAAGTTGTGTCCATACTTTTCATATTTTCTTAGTTGTTCGTTTAAATCCCATAATGCGAGATGATAGTTTCCAGCTTTAGATGCCTTCTCAAACTCTATCATATCATCTGGAAGATCAAAAGTCAATGTAGCCTTCATGATGGAAAATAACTCCTTCCATTCAACGGGTCGGTATCGTGAGGATATTTGCAAGGCCCAAGAATTCTTTTACGAATTTTCTTCATACATTCTAATATTTCATTAAAACAGTGTTCGCAGATTTCAATATTATACTGAGTTCCATCTTGATTGGAAAAATACCCCCATGTTGCTTCAATAGTGGCATATTCATGATCAAAGGATGGTTTAATTGTTGGAACTTCTTTGGTGCAAGATTGTCCACAACAATCGCATAAAATCTGGTCAACAACCTTAGTTAGTTTTTTCTTGTATGTTTTCATTAAATCCAGCCTCCCAAGACGCTATTATACTCCACGATTTGTTTGAGTCAAGCCTGTAGTGAGAATATTTGATATTAACAACTCTACCACTTTTTATTTGTATATGAGCCATTCTAAAATCTTCATAAGTTTCTGCTTCTTTTTCGGGGCCAGTAGCATAACTACCATATTCAACCCATGTTTCTGTCATGTATTTAACATTAAGATCAAGATGCCCCTTCATTACCGGCATGAAATAATTTTTGCGACCAACTGGCTGAACAACATCACCTCTCATAACCCATTGGTCACAATATTCAAAGTATTCTAATTCTATTTCCTTTATAGGAACAACTTCTGTTCGCCCCCAAGGATGAATACTTTCTACGTTTCCAACAACGCTGGTTGATACTATCTTAGTTTTATCAACTGGTTTGGGTTTTTGAAGTTTTTCAATATTGTTTTTATGAACAGGATTTAAAAAATGCGCTACTAATCCAACAAGAATAATAAGAAATGCTATTCCATAGCATATAAAGTCATAAGTTTTATTCATACTTCCACACACTCCACTACTTTAATAGTTCTACAGTTTTTAAAATATTGTGATGCTTTTTTAGATTCATTGACCCAATTTTCTGCTTGATCAAAAGTAAAAAAATCTACCGGCTCATAATGACCCAATGGGCCAGTAGCAACAGTAATCCAACTCCAAAATAGCCAACCTTTTTTCTTAATCTGATATGTAACAGCACCATTACCGTTTACTAGTTTGCAGATTTTATATTTCATTCTAGCCCCTTGAATAACCACTGTTTAATTTCCATAGGATGCTTATCAGTATGAGGCTGAGTCGCACTAATATAGCCTACGGCAAAATCAATCATTCTATTTAGATTATCTCTAACTATTTCTAGATCTTTAATTCTATTCTTTTGTCCTTGATTAACATCATAAGAAGTAGTTAATTGTTGTTTTAGATCTGTAATTTGCTGGTTTAATGGTATAACTTTAGTTTTTAATAAATCATCAATAACAGCTTGTTTACTATTTTCTGCTAGTGATAATTGTTCTTCTAGTTGTTTATAGGTTAATTTTTTAGGATCATAAACGGTTGCTGCAAACTTATCAAGTGACTGATAGTATTTTCTTAATTCAATAACAGAATTCTCTAATTCTTTATTTTTATGTTCTAATTCAGTTATATCATCTGAAAGAGATAATATATAATTATCAAGATTTGCATATTCTTTTCGTAATTGTTCAATGGTTTTATAATCGTTCATTTAACATCCTTTTCAATTGTTTAATAGCCATAGTTTTGCTGTCTTTCATTAGATCAGTAATAAGACCATCAACCTTCTCGTCTAGCGTCAATTCTGCTGGTTTAGGTTGAACAGGCGGGTCTATCAAGTCTTTAAATATGGATCGCAGATCAACCATTTGAAGTCCTGTGATGGGATGAACCATGCCAAGCAAGTAATAGTCTGAGGTATAAAAATTTTGATTATTAGAATAGTAGTCGTTAGTTCTAAATAAACCACTATCAACATCTGTATTATTGTTGGTTTTATGTACAATAATAAACTTATCAAGTATTGTTATTTCATTATCTAGGTTAAGAGATATTCTATCAATAAAGTTATTATCTTTAATATTCCAGTGATTATATTCAGTTAAATGAATTATACTGGTAAGACCTGTGTTGCTACTATAGTCCCCGTATGTTTCTACTTCTCTTATAGCATAAGTTCCGCCATTAATACACCAATAATATCTTTGTTTTTGTGCTAGATTTCCTTCGCACAGATATGAGGTATAGTGTAAGCAATATACTGCTATATCTTTAAGTTTCATTTTTCGTCCTCTTTCAAAAATCCTTCATTAACTTTAACTCTTATTCCATCAGTATGAAATATACTAAAATCTGTTTGATATAATGGTAGATTAACTCCGATAACTTTGTTAGTTTTACCGCATCTAATCAGACTAATATCAGCACCCTCACCTTTTATCCACTCATTATAGGTAGAAGCACTACTATCTAAAAGTAGTTCTACTCTATCACTTTCTTTATCTATCCATAAAGACGCACACGGGTTATATTTTTTACTATCTTCTACCCAAGCGTCCCAATCAAAATTATTCATATTTCCTCTTTGTATTGAAAGCACCCCCATTATTGAGCGTCACTTAAATGATATAAGGAGAGGCTACAGGATGCTACTATCTGCGATCAACTAGATAGTGTCGGTTAATTCCGATCTCTGTTAACTTTGTTTATAACATATAGTATTGATCGGGCCAGTAATATACCACAAGTAATCTCTAATACTTTAGGCAGACTTATCCACAGCATATTCTGCTTCCACTTCTAGTATTCTAGGTTTTGACCTTGCATACCCCATAAAAACTGTGCTAGTAATAACTCCCATCCCAGCGACGAGAGTTACTATTATTCCTACTACGAAAATAATAAAATCGTTCATTTGGTTAGATTACCCAGTGCCAGTATTGATGGAACCCAAAGACCCACAAAAATTGCTTGCTGCTTGTTAATATCAGCATCACCAGCAAACCATAGAACAACACTAAAAACAAAACTTGCAAATGCGGCCACTAGAAAATAATTCGTACTCTTCATAATAATCTTTCTATTAAAGTTGAAAACCTTTCAATATCTCCAATATTCGTCGTGCCAACGAGGCACTACCAACAATTCTTCCATCAGTATAGTCCTCACCATATCCAGCATCCTTTTCATGCTGTTTTTGGTCTTTGATTTTTTGGTTACAGTTTTATAACCTCAAGTATAGTATCTTTTTGTTTTTGATTCATTCGTCAATAAGACCTTGATGAAATCCTTCGTCATATCCTGTTTCGTATGCTGCTTTTAACCAATCTTTTATTTGGTTCCAGTTATCAACAGGGTCTTTTGGATCTCTCACAAGATCATCATAAGCCCTTTCCATGCGTAAGGAAAATCCTTCAACTTCATTGAGCCATTGGTCAAAAGTCATTGTGATATTCCATAGTCTTGAACAGGTTTCTCTTGTAGAATTTTTCTCATAGAATCTGATATATTTTTGTCTTGTTCAATTTTATTGTTATGAAGTCGCACAATATATTCGGTGGTTGTTTGGTCTAATGCTCCAGCGTCCACAATATTGTATTCATATGTCTTATCATAGGTATCTGGATGAGTATAAAGTATCGGCTCAACCGGCACAATAATTCTGCACCAGCACTCTGGTCCGCTAAAACATTCCATAGTTTTCCACGGCACTAGAAAAGACTGTTCTCTTGCTTGTTCAAAGTTCATTGTTGTCCTCACAAAGTTTAGGTTGCATTACTTCACTCCACCATTGTGAACGATGATTATTGC